AGATACTGTCTCTTGTACTGATACAGGTTGATTAACTATCCCTCGTTGTGGTATAGGTTCATGTTGTCTTAATGCGGCTAATAATATTGCCAATTTATATTCTATTTGTTTTTGTGGTTTTCTTAATTGTCTTATTGCCTTCTCTTCTTCTTTTTGTACATTCTCTTTTAAAGCTTGTAATAGAATCGATAGTTTGCCAGATACTATCTCTTGTTTTGATACAGGTTCATTAGATGATATTTCTTGTTTGCCAGGTAATATTGATATAAATTCTTTATATTCTCGTAGTTCTTTTAATCGTCTTATTGCGATGAAATGATTATCACATTCATTCTGTTCATCTTTCTGTACACTCTCTTTTAAAGCTTGTAATAGAATTGCCAATTTACTAAATATTATTTCTTGTTGCTCAGGTTCATGTTTTTTTAATTGGGTCGATAAAAAGGATTGCGAGTTAAATACTGATTTTGGCGAATATTCATAATTTCTTAATGCAGACAATAATATCGCTAGTTTATATTCTATTCGTTTTTGTGGTTTTCTTAATCGTGTTATTGCGATTAAATGATTATCGCATTCATTTCCGGAATTAGACGAATCTATTTCTACTTTTTTTTTTGCTTTTTTTTTTAATTTATTATATAAATAATTTAAATTAGTATATACTTCTTCTAGTTTTGTTATATCAGCAAATTTTTGTTTCAAGAAATCTTCTAAAGTATCTGTATAATTAGTATTTTCAAAAGCCGCATGTATAAAGTCATCATTTATATAAAATAATTCGTCGTAATTATCTGAGTTAATATTTCTTCCATAATAGCTTCGAACATAATCTATGTTTGGCTTTAAATTTAATAATTTCTTATTCGATATTAATTCTTGTATTAATTTGCTCTTTATATCGTCAACTGATAAGTCAGGTGAACTATCAACTGAATCTGTATCTGAAATATCATCATCATCCTCATGCTCAGTTTCTTCACCCACATCCTCCAAGAATACTTCTTCTGTCGATAAACCGTCTTGTGATGGAGGACCTCCACCTAATACATTTTTATTCTTTTTTTTTCTCATTACTTAAACAAAATACAGAAAAACTATTTCAATATTGAAAGGCGATAATCGAAGAAAATACCCATATAAAAAAAGTATATGTAGAAATAATATTCATTAATTTTTGTCCTGAATTAAAATCGCCTACTTTTAAATTATCTGTATTTGTTTTTAATAACCATATAACAGGTATTAATCCTAATTGTATAACTATATGTAAAACAATTCTTCCATAGCCATTATTCTTAATATCTAAGTAATATATCAAAAGTCTAAAGAATAAATTATCAGTATTTATTAAAAATACAATTAATAAAAATATAGCCACATAACAAGAGAAATATAATATAAATGCTTGTTCGAAATTTGTAACACTATTTGTATTTATTCCCCAATTTAAAATAAATAAAACAACTGCACGAATTACATATGTAACTCCTATAAATACTGCTCTATCTGTTCCTGTTATTTTTTCTGTATCTAAACCAAATATTGGATCATCTTCGTAATCTTGAAATATTTCATTAACATCTTTTTTATTTATTTCAGCATTATTAATATCTTTTTCTAGATTTGAATAAAATGTTATTGCTTCTGCGCCGGCAACTTGAAGTAAATTTGCATATCCACCGCCTCGTGTAGCATAGAATGTAAAAATTCTATCATCATCTCCAAGAGACTCTACTTTATATTTTACAGCAAAAATACTATCTTTATTATTTTTTATATCAATATCAGCATCATCATGGGTTGTATATTTATTTAGAATATAAGCAAAAAATTTTTTTAAATTCATATAAATACTTTGACCAGGGAGGTCATCTTTTAATATATGCCTACCAATTTCAATATTAAAAACATTTTCAATTTGATTTAACAAATTTAAATTTGTTTTATTTAAGTCATTATAACTTTTTTCATATTCTATATATTCATTATTTCTATTTACAATAACAGCTTCAAAGCCATTATTGGACTGATTATTCTTATTAGTATATATATATCTTGCAGAACGACTATGTGTTGAATGCGAATTATATCTATTCGATCTTCCATCGGATTCAGATGATCTTACAAATGATTCAGGGAGTCCAGGGGATCCAGGGAATCCAAGGAATCCAGTGGGTTCACGGAATCCAGAGAATTCATGTAATCTAGGTAATACTAGCGATTCCGGTTGCTGCAATAATTGGCCTTGCTGTTGCTGTTGATGTTGGCCTTGAATATTAATACTTATAGTAGGTGGTTGCGACGGAGATGGCGCGGAGGATGGCTGTGGCTGTGGCTGCGGGGGCGGCGGGGGCACTGGCGGCGGGGGCAGCGGCGGGCTGGGCGGCCCGGGCGATGGAGTGGGCGGGGGCGGGGGCCTGGGAGGCGGGCCAGGCGGTGGCGAGGGCGGTGGCAAGGACGGGGGCGGGGGCGGGGGCGGAGGCAAAGTTGGCACCGCCATTGGTATACCACTATTGCTCTCACTATCATAAGGATTTCTTCTATTTTCCCGAGGTGTCGCTTCTACTATAAATTCTTCAGTTAATTCTTTTTCATCATTTGAATTTGAATTTGATTCTTCAATATAGAATTTTGATGGACCAGATCTCAATAAAGTATTTAAGCGTGCAATATATTCGCTTTTATTTTCATCAGTACCCTGCTTTTTCAATGCATATTTTAATGATTTACGCAATTCTGTTATTTTATCAGTATACCTTTCTAAAGTTAATTTTGAACTAGAAATTATTTTAAATATTGTAGGTATTAGCATTTTATTCGGATCTACTAATGCATTCATAAATTGTTGATAGAAATGATAAGCATCTGGATTTGTTTTATAAACATTTTCATCAGATATAAATGCAAATTTTCCAGGTGTTTTTGATTCTTCTTTCATAAAATTAAAATTAAAATTTTGATTAAACATCAACTCTGTCATAATATGATATTATATTATATTCGAAATCCATCCGAATATACAAGTTATTAATAATAGTATAATAATTGCAAATATAGATACTGTAGTAAATTGAGTAGGATTATCTCTATAATATTTATTAAATAAAATATAAAATCCAATAAATGTAGCCATCATAAATATTCCAACTGTAATACGTGTAAATCTCCCAAATCCATTTTTTATTTCATTAAAACTTCTTAAACCAGCCATTGATGTTCTGATTTTTGCTAATATTTTAGAATCTATGTTATTAGATAACTGTGATAATTCTTTGCCATTATTATGTTTTATATATTGATATAAAATTGCTTTTCTGTTATTTATTGTATTTTCTAGCGTATCTGTAACATTTGGCTCTAAATCAAGAATTGAATTATATAATAAATTTTGTAGCGCAATTCCAGATTGTACAGTTCTTGGATTTAAAGCAGTTGTTAAAGATATTAAAGTATTATTAGTATAAATATTATCAGTTATATATTTATTCAATTCAGAACATTTTTGAATATAATCTTGCCAATTACTATACAATCCTTGCCAATATCCATTATAATAAAATCCAACTAATGATAATAAAATAAGAAGACTTAAATAACCAATAATTAAGATTATTGTTTTAGTATTTAAAAATTCTCCACTATCAAATACTACAGTACCTATAATGAAAAAAGTAATTGGTAATAACTTGGATACAAAATATGTTTTTGCATTTTTATTATTAAAAAACTCATTTTTAGCTTTTGTTACATAATTATTAAGATGTGTTATAGCCATAAATTCAAAACCTGAAAAGACTAAATAAATGACAGTATATGCGGCTATAAAAAGACCACAAAAGCCTCGCCACAATTTTATACTGATATGAGATTCATATTTATATTTATTATAATTATAACCAATTAATGTAATATATCCAGATAATATACAAAATAAAAATACAATATTAATTAACACATTTACATTTTTAAAATGAGAAATAGGATTCTCATCTAGTAGATAACTTGAAACAAGTTCATCTCCACTTTCTTTTTGATAATATGATGTACCTCCGCAAGATGCAATTAGTCTTGATCCAATTTGGTATTGCATATCACATTTTAATGCAATCTGTAAATTAATACATATTATTGTAATAAATGTAATTAATACTGCAGTAAGTAGAAATTGTATTATTAATTTAATATTAAAAAAATTTTTTAAACCTATATCATAATATTGACCAGTACTTACGAGATATTGTTTATAACTATTAAATTTTTCATATATCGCTGTAAATATTGGTATAATTAAAAATAATCCAATAAATGTAATGGGAATAGCATATCCTGGTCTATTTTGACTTAATCCGGTATAATTCATATTCATTATAATAGAATAATAGAAAAATAATTATATTTTAATTAATAAAGATACTATAATTAATGTAATAAAGAATAATATTAAAAAACTTATTATTATTACCTTTAAATCTATAATTTTAATAGCATATGAATATAATAAATATAATATTATAAATATTGCAAAAAGCGAAAAGATCTTCATATTCAATACATCTATTTCAAATTGTGAATTTAGTAAATTATAATTGCGACCAATATAATACGTGGTTACACTATTATTATATAATATATTAGCATTATTATAATCTGATAAATAATTTATATTCTTTAAATCTGATAAATAAGATAATGCAGGAATATCAGTACTATTAAAATCAATATATTTAAGAATAGTTTCTATATCATTTGTTGCAATTAGATTATTATAATAACCAATTGAAGATACTAAAGGATCCCCTGGCGTAGTCGCAGGGGAACTCGGGTTATTATTCGGAGAAACGGTCCTTGTCGCGGCTGCGGCTGCGGCTGCGGCTGCGGCGGCTATTTCTGCTGCATCTCTTGCTGCTGCAGCCACATTTGCATCAGCCGCGGCAGCACCTGCTGGATTAGCTGCACCAATTGGAGGCACAACAGTGGTGGCCGAACCAGCCGAACCAGCTGAGCCGCCTGAGCCACCTGAGCCACCTGAGCCACCTGAGCCGCCCGAGCCACCTGAGCCACCTGAACCACCCGAACCACCATCGACTGGCTCGGCAAACTTAAGCGCTGATAAAATAGCGTCTGCTTTATCTTGATTTGATAAATGTTTATTATTTGAATCAAATGCAACATTATTTGCAATAACATTTAATCTATCATAATTTACTACACCAATAATATGGGTATTTACAAATGGAAAAGAATAATTGCCAGTCCAATTATTATATGCTTGACTATAATATGTATCCATAATACTATTTAAATTTATACCAACATTATGATCACCGAGATAAAAATTTATTATTTGTTGATTTATTATTGCATTATTAACAGAATTGGAATTAATTAAACTATTTAGACTATTACTATCAGTTTGAATATTACTTATATCTCTATTAATATTATCAAGAATACTTTTAGATGTGTCACGATTATAGGTAAATCTTATATCTTGAGAATGATCTAATATAAATTTAATACCATAATTATAATGCAATTCATAAATACTTATATTAATTAATATATTCGAAATAGATGACGCAATATTATCATAAGCATTTTGACTATCAGGAATATTTACTATACTAGTATATATTAATTCATTTAATACTTCGCTAATAAGTATTAAATGAATCATAATAATTAATAAATTTTTAATTTTATTAGATAAAGTAATAGTAGAAGTATAAATGCGATTTGCATAACTATCGTAACTATTATGAATAGTATTTTTTGAATTGTTGATCAGAGGTTCATTATCCTTTATATTGTTATATGAAGAATTTATAATATTCATCATCCAATCATTATTATCTTGACTTGTTGTAAAACCTTCTATATTTATAGTATTTATATATCCACTAGACATATTTCTTAATATATATTGCATAGCAGATATATAGTGATCTGTATTAGATGATCCATCAACATTATTGTATTCTTGGAAAATATTATCCGATGCCGATGTTGCTACTGCTTTCATAAGATAAATTTTATCATTTTTAAAATCAATATAATTTATTATATTATCACTCTTAAAAGGTTGATATTTGGATATTGTATCATCGATACTGTTGGAATTTTCTATTTTTGTTATTCTATTTAATAAAACTTTCATATATATTAAAGGATCTGTAGAATCATCTAGATCATGGGCAGACTGAATATTAACTCTTAATAATATTGAATTTAACGTTGATTTAATATTTATAAGTGCTGTATTATATTCCGTAAAATCAATATGAGTCGCTAATTTATTTGCAAAATTTAGTATTATAGCAGAATATGCAATAATTAATAAATATGGCACAATTTCTATTCTATTTCCCAATACTAGAATTATTAATCCTAATACTCCAGCAGCCACAATTAATACAATTGCAAATAATTTAAGAGCCGCAATATATGAACCGGAGTTGATATTAGAATACATAATATATCTCATTGTATCTTTTTCACAAATATTGTTATCATATGCATTTTGCATATATGTAGCATATTTCATATAATAATCCAATTTTCCAACATAAATTAATAAAATTATAGTTAAAATACTGACTAGTATAAACATTATATTTTTTACATATGCATTAATAAATATACTACGAAGACCTTTCAGTCTCGATAATAAAGATGCTAACTTATTAGAACCGGTGGCGGCGGCCGGCGCCGGTGGGGGGCTGGTTGGCGCCGGTGGGGATCTGGGTGGCGACGTCGAGGGTGGCGAGGGGCTTGGGGGTGGGGGGCTTGACGATGCGGCGGTGGCAGCGGCGCTCGCAGAGGGCCTGGGAGACGGTGTCAGGCTTAGGGAACTATCATCGTCGTCCGACGACGTAACGACGGGGATTCTACGCCCATCAATTAATTCTACATTGCCAACACTAGCTGTAGAATCACTTCTTCTTAATGAGCCAGAAGATAATCTTTCAGCAAATCTACTTGATCCGGCATCGCTCATTTATAATCATAAAAGAAAATGATCTAGGTTTATTTTTGTTTTTGATATAAAGATTTTACATAATTTATAAACATTTCAGCTATTATTTTTAATTTTTCGGAAAGTGGTTTAGCAATAATATTCCAAGATACTATAAATACAATCAGTAAAACAAGTATATTAAATCCAAAATATTGATATATAAAAGTAAATAAAGCTTTTCTACTATCTTTTAAATTATTTAGATTACTTATTTTCTTATTTAATTGATCCATTACATTTTGCAAATTAGTTTCAAATAATTTTTCTCTCATATCATCATATACCTCATTTGTTAAAAATGCTTTCGGATTACTTTGTAATCCTATAATATCATCTTTCATTAAAGGGTATAGATTATTAACACGCAAAGATTGTTTATAGTAGAAAAATTCGCTAGGATCTACTTGAAATGTATTAGTAATATTATTTATATTAAATAGCGTCATTATATCATTATACCCATCACTGTTTTCTGGTATAATATATTTAAAATAGCTATAAAGTGAATATGTAAATATCATTTTAATTACTTTTTCATCATTTAAGCAAACTGTTTCGTGACAATTATTTCCGTCATCTTTATGTAAAGTATCTCTAATAGTAGAAATAATTTTACTAATATTATCATTTTTCATAGCATTTAAAAAATCTTCATCTGTTGTTAAATAAGAATATATAAAATGTTTAATTGATCGTACATTATCTCTCATATTCTTTACTTTATTCTGTGCACCTTTCATAAAATATTTTTTATAAATAGCACTTAATACTAGTAAACAAACACCAACTGTAATAATTATAGTAAAATATTCTGCATTAATATCTAATACTGTATCCTTTTCGGGTATATCTTTCTTTTTATTGAAAATATTATATATTTTTAAAGATAAAAAAGCACCGCATTGAATTGCAATTGCGATAACTGCTAATGCAACAAGTCCCAATGTATATTTAATTATCGTTTGCTGCAGATAAATATCATATGGTTCTTCATTAGGATCTTTGCCGATATAGTCAAGAGATTCATAATCTACTGTATCTTTAATAAATTGCCCAGGATCATTTGTTTTTATTTTTATTAAATCATATAATGCAATTATAAAATCAAATGAACTTATGCAAAATAATAAAACTACGGCAGTAAAACATGCAAAAGCTATATATTTATAAATAACCTCATTAAATGTGAAACTTAATGGATTTTTTTCTGCTTTTATAGCATTTGATTCCGCCGATGCCTGCACTGTTACTGGTTCGGGTGCAGGCGCAGACACAGGCGCAGGCACAGGCGCAGACGCAGATTGATCTATTATTTCACCAATACCACCTTTATATTTTGGCATTGCCCCTTACTTTACACTCAGAATAGAATATTCTAAATTAAATTCGTAAATGTTATTTTTAATATTTTGAAGCATATTTGAATAAACAATGTACGAAGTTTCTTACTCTTCAATAATATAAAAGTAGGTAATAATGTCATTATTGCAATAAATATTAATATCTTTATAAAATTACTAAAACCTTGTTCTGGATCAAAATCATATAATAGTGTATTTAAATTATCTATCCATCCTTCTAGTGGCCCCTGTGCTATGGTAAATACATCATCAGATATACCATTACTATTTTGTATTTCGGGTGTATCAAAACCTTCTGCAAATGCAAAGAAAGTAGATTTAATTTTTTGATAAACTTCATTAATTACATCTGGCTCTTTCATTCTAAGAGGTCGATGTATAAATCCGGATAATTTATCTGATAAATTATTTGTTTTCTTAACAACACTTGATGTCTCTTCATTTGTAGCAGCGGCACCAGCAGTAGGTGCAGCAGATGCAGCAGATGCAGCAGATGCAGCAGATGCAGCAGATGCAGCAGATGCCGATGATGTTACTGTAAATACTGATGGCGGTAATAAATTTGGTATTCGTGATTTATAAATATCTATTATTTTTGTTGTATTATTATCTATTACAATTGGAGATCTATTGAAAAAATCTGATAAAGAAAATACACCAGGGTTTAAATTTGCCGGATCAAATAAATCGAATGCATCAAGTATATTGGGATTTTGATATCCCATTCTTTGCAAATGTATATAAATATTCAAAGTTAATATGGCTTTTGATACTTGTACCGGATCTTTTTTATCATTTGAATCCATATTGTCCAATGCTATTTCAATTGCTTTAATCAATGAAAACGAATTAGTAGGCACATTTTGCAATACAGCTAGAAAATCTGGTTTTGTATAAAAATTCATTAATGCATAATTATTAAAATTACTAATTTTTGTTTGTATTGCTTCGATTTCTTTATTAATACTATAAAACGCTATAAAATTTACAATAATTGATATTACAGATTGTATAATTAATAAACCTACTATTAATTTAACAACTGTATTAACAGGTGCTTCCTCTGCATATATTAAATATATAATTATTAAACATAAAATAAATATTATGACTGGCAGTATTAAAAATAATACAAATTTATATTTTACATTTTTATCAAATACAGATTTGGGATTAAATGATAGACCTCGTGATATATTATAATCAAGTGATTCGCGATTTAATGGATTTTTTATTAATGTATTATTTTTATAATCATTAAATAATATAATAGTATATACTATAACTAATATGAATATAACAAATGATAACAATAATGCAAATAGTGTAAGATATTTAATTAGAGTAGGTGTTGTATTAAATTCTTTTATAATTGCCATTAATGCATCCATATAAGACTCGTCTTCATCTGTTTTTGATTTATCTACTATTTCATTTTCTAATTTTTCGATATTTATGGCTGGTGCGGGCATAGGCACTATCGGTGGCTTTAAGCCTGCTTCAGGTTCGGTTTCGGTTTCGGACATTGCCTCTTACTATGACAATAGAAAAATCAATTTACATAATAGCTTTAATAATCCACAAAATTAATATTATAGTTACCGGATAACCTATACGAATAAAGAATTCCTGTGTATCTGTCAAGAATGATTTACTAATATATACAGTTAAGTAATGATTTGCAACTTTATCCAAAGATATACCTAATAATATTACAAATGATAATATTATTAATTTTACAACTTCCCATTTTTTTCGCCCCATTTTATCCATAAAACCATCTTGATATACTGAAGTTACAGGCTTACCACCTTGTTGAGCATACATAGCATTTGGGGTGCTATATGATATATCAGGAGGAGCTTGATGTGATGTTGTAGATTTTGGCAATGGAATATCTATAGACGGCATGGGAGGCGGCGGTGGAGGTGCCATCTGCTGTACAGGAGTGGCTTGTTCATAAACACTACCAAACGCCATATCTAAAGAAGTTCCTTCAAACATTATAAGTTAATCCTATACCAAAATGACATTTTTATAATTTTATATTGCAGAAGTATGGCATCTGATAAAATTATAAAAATGCAAATACATAAAATTGATAAAATCGCAGAAAAAAAACAGGATGAATTAGAGAATGAGCAATTTAATAAATATTCACATATCTTTAATTTAGCATATAAAATATTAAAAACACAACCGGTATTATTATATGGTGGTATGGCTATTAATGAAATGTTACCAGATAAGTTAAAAATTTATAAAAAAAATAGTCTTCCAGATATCGATATTTTTTCAAAAAATGCAGAAAATATAGCTACAAAAGTTGTTGAATTTTTTAAGAAAAATGGATATCCTATGGCAAGTTTCGGAGATGCATTGCATGAAGGCACATATAAGATATATGTTGAAGGCATACAGGTAATTGATATAACTAATATTTCTACTCAAGCATTTAAGAGACTTTCTTATAAATCCAATATGAGTTCATTTGGAATTAAGATAGTTAATTCCCAATTTATTAGAATGTCTTTGCATATGATGTTATCTCAGCCAAACGATGCACATCGCTGGAATAAAGTATTCCAAAGACTTATTGCCTTTTACAAAGTTAATCCTCCTATGAAATGCAAATTTAAAATAAAGACTTCATCAAATAATAGTTTGTCTAATTATTCTGAAATATATGATTATATAAAAACAACAGATTTTGTTATATTCGGACATAATGAATTAAAAGATTTTTTCAATAATAAAAATATTCCGAATATACAACAACCATATATACAATTATTAGTAAAAGAAGATGTATATGAAATAGCCACAGATATTATTGAAAAACTAGGCAAGTCTGAATTAAAACTCAGTAAAGTATATGACGCAGATGATTTTATTCCGAGACATATTTTTATATATAATGGGAAAACGAAAATAGCCGCATTATATACTGCGACTTCTTGTGTTTCATATATTAATTATAATGGGTTTAGATATGCATCCATACATACTATAATTAGAATATATATGTTAATGTTATTTTCATCATATTCTCACTTTAAAACCGATTATAATAATATTGAATGTCTTGTTAACATGTTATCAATTATTCAATATAAGAATATAGGAAGTAAGAAAAAAATATTTAAAGAATTTATAATGGATTGCTATGGTATTCATAAAGGATTAATAACTTTAAAACGAGAAAAATTAATAAGATATGCTAAATAATTATGAAAATAGATAATAAGAGGATCAATGAGAATTATAATATTTTTATCATTGTTATTATTTATATTAATTATTACATTGATTCTATACGAATGCAAATGCAGTAATAAAGAAGGCTTTGCAATTGCGAAGAAGGTTGATTCTGATATTCCATATCTTTCCGGAATTTCGACAGGACCAATGGATCCACAACCTAATACAAATATAGCTGCAAAAAAAGCTAGTATATCGGGATATGCTGGATCAAAAAAAGACAATACAACTGATCAACCGGGAAATGATTTTGAAAAACTAAGTAAATTAGGATTAGCTGATAATGAAGCAGTAATATTCAATAAGCTTAGATTAAATAATTTAACAGATGACAATATAAATACTATGATAAATTCAGGTGAAATAACCGAACAATTAATTGAGAAATTTCTTGCATACGTAGATTCAATGCCACCTCAAGAAAAAATGACTTTTGGAGATTTCATAAAAGAAAAAAACTAATATGGATATACCGGAACTATATTTCAAAATTATTTTCAAAATAGTAAAAAAACAAAATGAAATGTTATTAAAAGAAATAAGCATACGCGAAAATATAAGTTTTCTAGAATTAAAACAAAAATATTTGCCTAGTATGAAATCCCTCAAAAACTTTTATTATTCATCAGAATCATAATTCTGTAATTTTGCCATAATATCTTTTCTCTCTATTTCATCTTGACTATATCTGTTTTCCATTTTTTTATAATTATTAATATTGTCTATATCATAATCAAATTCTTGATCATCTGATTCTTCTTCTTGAGCCTCTTGATCACGCATATATTCTACAAAATTCGGTTTATAATTTGGATTAAGAATTGAATTAACAAATTCTTCTTTCCTAAAAGGTTCATAATAATATATGGCAAATGTTAAACTATGATTCACACCTTTAAAATCATATATATTCCCATCAGATGTTTCAAATGTTAATGATAGTTTTGTTAATTTACCAATAGGATGAAAATCTTTTTTATTTGTATCATTATAATCAATAATAGTATTATTATATCCAATTGTATCTAAATTAAATTTAGCTAAACCCATAAAATGTTTAGTATATGCCAAATATCTATATTTATTTTGTTCAATTTCCGGGCATCGCAATATAATATATCGTTCTCCCATTAAATTATATATACCAGGGGCAGTCACTATATTATAATCTTCTTGCATTGTAACAATTATTGAAGCTTGAAAATATATTTGATTAATACTGTCATCGAGATTATACCAAGATGCGCCATTATCTTGTGATACTAACAATGTTGTATTAGCTACATTCGCAACGTCATTATAATAAAGTTGGAGTGTTGGATCATTGCTATTAAAAATTATCCAATATGTTCCTTCTTTCATAAAAACATTTGTAGCTATATATGATGATTCTGAATATCCCCCATCTATATAATTAGTATCAATTATATTACTTGTTCCAGTAAAATTTGCAGGTTTATTATTAATTGGATCATTTGTCCATAATTCCCATTTAACTATATTTGTACTTGCGATAATCCCGGTAGTATTTGAAATAGCTGCTTGAATATTTCTTAAATACCCATGAGTTGTTACTTGAAATGATTGTGCTAACTTGTATGGTATAGCAATTGATTGTTTGCGTACAACCCCACTTGGTCCTGTAAATGTATTATATGTATAATATGTGACATTCGGATTTCCAGGAGATATATTAACACTACCATATAATTGATAATTAGCTGGATAGTTTAACCCAATATAACGTTGATTATATATCGGTTTTGCAGATTCTGATAATGGGCTTGTATATAAATCAAAACCAAGGGTTTGACTCATTGTTGACTTAGACATATCTAAGATAAATGGATATGGGCAATGAAATTTAATTGTATTTTTGATTTCAGGTGGATTTGATAAAGAAACTGCCTTTATAAATACAGTATTACCATTTAGTTGCATATTTAAAACATTGTTTATTGCAATTAATAGGGTTTCAATAGTATAATCTCCAGGTTCTACATTTACTGTAATAAACATTGACATAATATTTGCTGCTTCTATAGCAGTAAACTTTATAGGATCATAAATCAAAAATACTATTGAGTTATTATATATATCAACATTATACATAGTTCTTGGTATAGAACTATCGACTATTTCAAGTCCTACTACATTTTTAAAAGGCATAGTAAAATCTACTACATATTTTGATGGCGTTGGATTTATTGAACGATCTCTTTCGCTACTATTGACTAAAAATAAATATCTTTGTCGAGTACTATTTTTTTTTAAATAATCAATATCTTCAATTGACATCTATTACTATATAAAAAAATGAAATTCTTATATATATAAAATTAAATAAAAATGGTTACTAATGAAGGCCAGCGTTGGCGTAAATGTGATCGAGATCAGGTTATTAGACTACTAATAAACGGTGAAAAACTCGAAAAAGTAGCAAATCTCTATAAGAGAAGTGAAAACAGTATATTATGGCAAATAATTAAATATATTGAAAATAATGATAATGTGATACCACATTCTTTTTCTAAAGAAGTTTATGAATTCCTTAATAATATTCCTTATTATTGCAATAAAATTAAGCATAAATGCCTTTCAATACCAGATGATGCCGATGAGGAGGCCGATGAGGAGGCCGATGTGGAGGCCGATGTGGAGGCCGATGAGGAGGCCGATGAGGAGGCCGATGAGGAGGCCGATGAGGAGGCCGATGTGGAGGCCGATGTGGAGGCCGATGAGGAGGCCGATGAGGAGGCCGATGTGGGGGCCGATGTGGAGGCCGATGAGGAGGCCGATGAGGAGGCCGATGAGGAGGCCGATGAGGAGGCCGATGAGACCGATGAGGCCGTTGCAAAAGCTACTGAAATTGATCTCGATAAAAGTAAGGATAATATAATCATAAATATTAGAATTAATACTATACAGAAAGTAATTATATATAAACGGTAATCTAAATTTTCTAATGTGTAATTAAGATAGACTGAATGAAATATACAAATGCATTGATAGTAATAGTTTTAATTTTGGTAATTTCATTATCAGTATTTGCAATTAATAGATGTAATATTGAAAAATATGATAATTTACAACCAGGTACTTTAAAGAGTACTAATTATCCAGATCGCGATTTAAGAAGTACTGTTAATACGTCTAGGCAGTGTGTTATATATTATGTACCTGAAAAATATAATTTTAATGGACAAATTTTGGATATGACAATTGCATGCGATATGCCATATTTCAATAAATTTAATAAACCTGTTGATATGATACAATACGATTTAAATAAAATAAATAATAAAAACAACAATTCTCTTACAAATGAAGAAGAATTAATAAAAAAATATGGCCCAGCTGTTATATCTATTAAAAATAATAAAACTGCAGAGTTAAATATAGATGGCAAAGGATATTGTAAGATGGATACATTAGGAAATAATGGATGGATCGAAATCGTTAAAGATGAATATGGTAATTTATATCCTAAGAAAAATTTAGCTAATCCATTATTATCTACAAAAGGTCCAGCGGAATCTTGGAGTCATTGTTATAAAAAAATACCAGGCAGTGATACTAATCCTAATGCAAATTATGATCAAACTGCTGTTTCAATGGTAAAAAGTGTATCTGATTGTACAGATATAATGACGCCAAATTGTGCGGTATTAGGCAATCCAACTGCAATTCAAAATCCAAGTCCATTAAATGATAATAACGCGTACGCTAAAGTAACATTTAAAACATTAAAATTATCATCTGCTTTGAATAATAAAAATATTGAAGGTTTTGTTGGTAGTACACAGGAAATTGATAATATTTATAATAATCCTGGTTTAAATATGCAATCCGCGTCTATTCTAAATCAATGCAATTTAGGTTTAAAACCACCATCTGGCATTCCCGGATATTATATTGAATTTGGGTTTTCAGGAAATGTCAATAGTTCAATAATATCATCATTTCGTTTAGTTAATCTAGATAGTTATAAAATGCGAGCATATCCATCGAGTATGTCATATACTTTGCCTATTGACACAACTTCGCGTGAAGCAATTAATGTCTATAATAATTTATTTACAAATATTTTATTTGAAAATAGATTATATTTAATTCCAGATAATTTTACAGTAGACATATATAAATTTTTTTATGAACCATGTGTAATTGATAATAATACAAATACTCAGCAAATTAACTATGACCAAAGCAATGGTAAAATATCAGGATTAACATTTTCATTAAAAAATAGTATTCTTAAAGGTGGAAAACCAGCAATACCTGCAATATCATTATATACCTTTGATCCAAAATTATTAGATAGTAAATATTGGGGAAATTTAGATTTTTTAAAAACTCAATCTGATTCAATTGATAGAGATATTAAAAGTAAACAGCCTAATTTACCTCAATATACTGCCCCTAGTAATTTAAGAACTGGTCAAAAAATAGTAACTATTGATAGCACAGCAATATATCAAGGTGTTGAATATAGTTTATATTCAATTGATAAAAATGGAAATATAGGAAATAATGGAAATAGCAATGCTAGTGCAATCGCATTAGATAAATTAATTTCAGATGGTAGCCTAAAAAGATCTGGTACAATTTCTTCAGTTAATATATATCAATCAAGTAATACACAGGCTAATGGTATAGCAATAGTATTATCTGGATATATAAAAATAAATATTTCAGGAACATATAATTTTATTATAAATTGTGAAAAATCAGGTGATTTAAAAATAACGCATATAATAACAAAAAATGGTATAAAAAATACTCAAAATGATATCAATAATTACTGGGATATACCTGTAGATGAGAATAGTATACTCGCATCATATAATTATGGATCAAATTCGATGAATGATACTATTAATGGTATAAGTAACACCAAATATCAATTATTAACTGGTGATATTCTTAAATTTACAGCACGTTTTGTAAATACAACAGGTAATTCGGGTATTCAATTATTTTGGTTAACTCCTGATAAACAGCAAACATCTTATAAAAATTGCGCGCCTGCTTCGAAAAATAATATTGATTCAAATAATTTAGGCACATTGCCCGATATAAATGCTTGTTATGTTCAAATTCCCGATTCACAAATTTTTTATAGCACAGATAATTATGAAAAAGATAATGAAGCCATAGCAGAAAATAATCATTTAACTAAACAATTAAATAATATAAAAGGCATAATTCTCGCAATAGAAGCGAATTATAATGCATATGTGTTAAAAGGAATTAACAATATATTAAATTCGGAATTAATTATATCGAATTTAGATATAGTCGACGGTAAATCAACTAATTATAAATTATATATGTATATTGGTGACTTTGAAAATCCAAATGGTTTAGTGCCAAATCCAAATATAATATCGGGTAATAAAGATCCAAATGTTGATGTGCCTATTCAGCAAAATGAGTTAGATATATCAAATCTAAATGATTGGGTATTATCAACTGGATCTCCTGTTGGTAATATAGTTGGACCCGATGGCTATAATAAACCGGTAAGTTATTCAATTGTATTTGGATTAAATATTGAGAGATATTGCGATGATTGGCGTAATATATTATTCCACGGCAAAGATGATGATTGGTCAAACCCTAGTGTAATTGGTGGTAATGTATCTACAGTAGATCGCACACCTGGTATATGGATATACCCAAATACTTCCAGATTACATATTAAACAATGTAGTTCAGTTGATCAGAATAGTGGAATTGATCAAACAAAATATTCATTTCCATTGGGTAATTATGCACATATCGGCATTGTTGTAAATGAAATAAGTATGACAATATATATAAATGGTGTAATTAATGAAACGTATAATTTACCATCAAATACTAATTTTATATGGAATTCTTCGCTTGGAAAATCATTATATTTACACTGGAAATCAAAAAATAATAATAGCTGGAGGTGCATTAATGGATATATTAAAATCAATAATATGTATTGGTTTAATCGCGAATTATCTGCAAATGAGATTACAAATGAATTCAAAAAAACTGGTATATCTTCTATAATTGCGGCGACTTCGTCAAATTCATCAAATACCCCAAATACTGTAGATCTTGGTCCAATTAATTCACAACCTTGGATAAATAGAAACAATATGAATACAGACTGGTTTTGTAAATATGATAATACTGCGCGCTGGATATGGAATTTATCTATAAGTGATATTCCAATAGTTACAAATAAAGATATTATATTTACAAATTATTATAATACAAATGTTCCTTTTACAGCAACATTATATATTGTAGCAGATGCGTATGCGATTGTTTATTTAAATAATAACAAAATAGACACAGTTTCAGGAGGTTGGCCTACTTCTGGTAGTGCACCAAAAACAATTAAAATATCATTTGATAAAGGCGAAAATAATATCACAATAATTGCGCAGAATAGAAATGGTAATTCAGCGGGGTTATTATTTACATTTATAAGAACTAGTGATAATAAAATGGTATTAAATAGTGACACTCGCTGGTCAGCAAGTTCATCTCGCGATGATGTAAATGCTTATTATGAAGCAATAAGAGCCAAGGCGGCGGCAGAAGCAGCGGCAGCAGCGGCCGCGGAAAAAGCAGCACAAGATGAAGCGGCCGCGCAGCAGGCAAGAATACTTAGAAATAAACAATTAAAAGAACAACAAGATGCTGAACAAAAAGCGCGAGATGCCGCTGCTGCTGCTGCAAAATTAGCATCATTTAATCCTCAAAATCAATATATTAGAACAGAGCTAGAGGGCAATAGATGTTTAAGTATAAATAAAAGAAGTCAAATGAATGGTGCAAGAGCCATTCTCGCTAATTGTGCAGGTGATCAAAGTCAGCAATGGACATATAATTCTGTAGATAAAACATTAAAAGTAAAACATAGCAATAAATGTTTAGATATAGATCGCAATGGTCTTTTTATACAACAATGGGATTGTTGGGGTGGAGAGAATCAAAAATGGGATTGGAATCCAGATACTAAACAATTAATATCCGTATCTAACCCAGATTTAGCAATTAATACTTGGGCAAATAATAATCAAGAAGGCGCATTACATTATGGCTATCGTGCAAGTGAGAATCATGCCAACGAACATTGGTTTGTTAATGGAAACAATCAGTCATATGATTTACGGGATTATGTTCAATATACTGGACCTGATACAGATTTACCTGGTCAACCAATGACAGGTACTGTATCACAATGTCAAGAAGCTTGCACAACAAATAGATCTTGCCTAGGATTTTCTGTTGCTAAAGGAGTTCCAGTGGATCAAAATCAACAATGTTGGTTAAAAAAGAATATGAACAATACAATACCAGGACAACCATATCAATCGTATGTAAAATTATAAATTTCCAAATAAACTTATTCTCATATGTAAATTTTTAGATTCAAAAGTATTTAATGGTATATCATTTTTATGCATTATTATAAAATCATATAATTCTTCACTTTTATAAGGTAAAGAAATTTGCAAAAATTTATCTAAATTTAATAAGAATATTGTTTTTAGTATTATATATGTAAAAGAATTTGTTTTTTCAATCCATATTGCTTTCTTATTTAAATGTTTTTGATGATTTAATAAATTATTGGATAACTTAATAGCCCATTCACATTCCTTTTTATATAATAATTGAAAAGGTATATTATATTCTTTTGAAATAAATTGCAATTGATAATATGTTGCCCATGTTTCAACAAGTGCTTCATTTGGTAATAATTTTGTAGCAGCGGATATATTAAAATTATATTTTAAATTATCTAGTTGTTCATTAGTCCAAACAGTTCCAGTTTCAATTACAGTATGATGTAATAATTCATGTAACATTACTTTAGCGAAATCTTCTAATCGATAAATAAAAATTTTATTATCAGAAATAATTGTATATCCGCCATTGATTGATTCGGGTGTAACTTGATTTCCTTTTTGCGGAAAATTACGTATTTGTTCAATTGGTAAGAACCAATAAATAATATTTTTAGGTATATTGTATTTTTCAATAATATAATTTAGTCTTTTTATAACACGCTGTAATAATAATATTGGTAATACTTGTTTATTTTTCATAACAATATTAATTGTAATTTTACCATATTGAATTGTCTTAAATATATTGCAGGAATGCAAATATTCAGGAAATATGCGAAGTGAATATTGAGAATTACCTAATTCATTATGTAAATATTTTATATGAGCTTCCGTTAATTTTTGATTTATTACTTCCATACTAACTAATAATAATATATTTCCATTTATTAATGACATCTGAATATTTAGGCGAAGGATCTTATGGTTGCGTAGTAAAGCCACCTATTAAATGTAAAAATCTCGCAAAATTAAGAAAAGGAAATAAAGATGAAAAACTTGTTGGTAAAATATTTACAAGCGCATCCACTTTTAATAAAGAAATAATTGCAAATAAGAATATTATAAAAATTGATCCTACTGCGAAAAAATTATTAACGGCGGTTAGTCACTGTGATGTTTCTATGAAAGATATCAAAGCCACAAATCGCGCAAAACACTGCGAATTTATACATGGCAAGAAACAACCTTATTTATATCAGTTAAATATGCCATATGGCGGAGTAACATTTAAACAATATTTTAAATATTCAAAGTTCAATATATATATAATTTTACATTCATTAATTAATGTATTCGAAACACTAATTTTATTAGAAAACAAAAAAATGTGTCATCAAGATATTAAACCAGACAATATTTTAGTTAAACCTACTGGTGAATCTATACTAATTGATTATAGTCTAATAATCCCATTTGATAAAATATATAATGTTCAAAATAGACATCGATTAAAATATTCATATTTTCCATATCCTCCTGAATATAAAATCTTTGAATTCGTATATTTTGAAAAATGTTATAAATATGATTACTGTAGTTATTTATACAATAATTATCGTTTAACTTCTTCTACACATAGTAATATAAATTTAATCAATAAATTATTTAATTCAGAAGATATTGTAAAAATATTAGAAGCTAAATGTAATCTAATGATACAAAAAGATAAAGCTGGTAAATTAGATAAATATATGTATAAATTTGTAAATCGTATTGATATTTATAGCGTCGGAATGTCACTTATTAAAACAATTAAATATGTATATGATTATAAAAACATTCATATTAATTCATTTATATCACATCTAATACATCCTGATTTTGAGAAAAGATATAATCCGAAACAAGCATTAAAACATCTTAAAATTTTATTAAATATTATATAAATAGATGACTAAGCCCGGGCCGGTTATTTGGTTTGACAAAGAAGAAGATTATTTAAAATATTTACAACAATTATCTCAACATTTATCTGAAAGATATATGGATTTATATAAAAAAACATATAGTAAGCAAACCAAATTGCGATTACCTGCAATTATACTTTCTTCTTTTTCTGGTGTAGCCTCATTTGGTAATACAAGTTTTCCACAGGATTACCAAAAATATGTCAGCATAATTGTTGGATTAATAAATATTACTATTGCAATGATTCAAACATATGAGTCTTATTTAAAAATAGCTGATACAGTTTCGAAATCGTTAACAGTTTCTACTAATCTCAAGAAACTTGCCGATGATATCTATTGTGAAATGTTCATTCCTATAGAAGATCGTGAAACACATGGTATTATTTTTTTGCGAGATGCATTTAGTCGTTATGGTGCTATTATATATCAAGCACCACCTTTGGATGACGAAAATATAGATAAAGATCGAAATTCTGAAATTATAAATAAAATTAGTAATGAAATTAAGAAATATAATAAAGCCAGCAGGATAGAACATAATAATACAATTATCGAGCCAATTACACCAAGTCCTTTACGTAATAAAAATTTATTGACATTAGCTGCTAATAAGAATTTTTTTGACAAAGGATTTGACAAAGGGTCTGTGACAATACCTATACCAAAAGATTATGAATCGCCTTAGCTTAGAAAGAATTCTTTTGCTTCTTTTATAATGGCGTTAAAATGTGTTGAAATAAAATTTGCAATATTGAGTAATCTTTCATAATCCATTATCTCATCAGTATTCATTTCTTCTGATCTCATATCATTTATATAATTTAATATTCTTATACGAGATTCATATACAAAATATTGTTTTATTATATAATATTTTGAATCATTATGCCATTCGTGCGCCAAGTTGTCATAATATTGCCATTTAGAAAGTTGTTCATTATATCGTATCCGATCTTTGTATATAAAATGCAAGGTTTTTGTAATACTATGAGAATTTACTGAAGTTTTTAGCCATTTATCCATTATAAATAATAATGGTATTATTTTTATATCAAATACCCGAAGATGATGAACGAGAACGAGAATGATTATAAGCATTATCTAATAAATATTTAACATTCGCGCGTTCTTTTTTCAGTTCTTTTTCTAGATCTTTTATATCTTTATATGCATCAAGTTTTTTTGTTTTATCTAAAAGTAATTTAGATAAATTTCTGGCTCCATTATTTCTTGGATTCAGTGATTCATTTATGAATGCTATTGTTGATAATGCAATTTTTATATGGTTTTTTATAATTCTATCTTTAAATTCTACTAAATATGGTTGTAAATCATTACTAATAAGTCTATCTAATTTGTCTACATTATTTAATATAGAATCTTTATTACTATTACTGTCTGAATTTGAACCTGGACCTAAAGAAGATAAAATATATTTTGCTTTTGATAATTTTAACTGCAATTCAAATACTTTAACTCTTGCATTAACCATTTTTTGATTTAGATTCAATTTATTATTTAATAATGGATATGAAATATTTCTATCTATACTCTTATTTTTATTAAGAGATAATTCTGTATATGCCAATGATCTATAAGCATGTTTAATTTTCTTAGTTATATAAAATTTATATGCATCGCGGTACTTATTATATTCTATTAGATTGCCTATTATTGCTACAGTTTTATAAGTATCGCCATTAAATGACATTAAATTTGCTTCAGCGAATAACTTTAAATATATTTCGTTTGATTCTCGTCTTATTACATGAATAGTAACTGTTTTTATAGTATCTTTTGTAATTAACTTTAGTAAACCATATTTTACTATGCTTTCAACTATTGGAGTAATAAAATAATTATAATTATCATTATGAGATATATATATACACATATCTTTTACTATCGCATTAATATCTGCTTTTCTAGCTAATAATTTTTGTATTATGGATCTTATTATATTTTCATTAATGCCGCTCGAACCGCTACGTAATTCAAGAGCCTTTGCCAATGCTGAGCTCACATTAGTAGAATCTTCTGGTAATTTATTGGGATCAGCTCCCGCATCTAATAATTTTGATATAATATAGAGATCTTTTTCATTTTTAGCGTATTCTACCGCATAACTTAATATTGTCCAATTTTCATCGCCATTATCAAATTCAGTATTTACATTATTTGTTTTTATTAATTCTTGTGCAAAATAATCTAATCCATTTTCTAATGCTTTTTGTATTATATCTTTTTTAACTTCTTTCCAAGGCAGGTTACGTGATTTTGGCATTATAAATGTAAGAGGTTTTACTTTTTTATTGTTACTGATACATGAAGACATAATAGTTCTATAACTTATAATATATTATATATCTATATCAAGTTATTAATTAACATATTAATATTTTCGATTTTTGCATAAGGCATATTATCTCTGCAAAATAATTTTAAGCCATATATATGTATATAGTATTCATAATTAATATTTATGTTATTAAATATAAATATAGCAATAGTATACATTTCTGCTTCATCTCCGGTAGGAGGTTTGGGCAAATCAAACACAGGAGGATACATATTTTCATATTTTTTGAGAGCTTCAAATATTCTATTACATAATTGTCTATTTGTAGTCATTTTTGTCTCTAATTTCACATACAAAAATAATTCATTTTTTACAAAATTTGATTTTTATTTATTATTTTTACATAATAAAAATGTCGAAGGTAACTATCAAAATTCCGATGCAATCGGTTATTTCATTTCAAGAATTTGGAAATCTGAAAGTAGGAGCCACTCAAAAAGATGTTAGAATTGAATATATAACATTATTTTCGAGTTATATAAGCCATGGTCGTGCCTCATTACAAGTGACTGGGGTAAACTCCGAGAATTGTACAATCAAGAAGATGTTTGATTTGACATATACAATTGATTCAATTGATTTGTCAACAAATATAACGACTCTGATATTTAACAAATATTTCGAGCCCAAACAAGAATGGTATGTACTTGACTCAAAATTGGAAAAAACTATATTAAAGACAAAATAGGTTATACAGATAGGTATAATGAATATATATGTATGCAGATTGCCAGAAGATCTGCAGATTAAAATATGGCGTGAAGTCTTCTCCGATGTAATAGCTACAATTTCTGAAAAAAAAACACAGATTTCTTGGGAAAAAGATAAAGCGCAGAATCTCAAGAAATTAGTAAAATGTGATATGGGTGCTTATCAACCAGGATATTCTGATTTTGACTATAATAATAACTTAAATCCATTCTATTGTGAAATATGTGCGCATATAAATTTTCCCTGTCATATTTGTTCAAAGAATTTTTATAATAATAAAATTGAAGTAGGAATTTTTTGGTATGATTTTGAACCAATTTATAATGATTTTAATTGGGAAGATCCTCTAAACAACGAGTATATTTGGGACGACAATTAGAAATTTACAAAAATACATTTTTAGAATCGCCAAAGTTGAAATGAATTTTTGCAGATTACTATATTATAAAAATCGTCCATTTTAAAATTTCAAAGGTCTAAAATTATTAGTCTATGATCTTACAAAATTTGAATAAAAAATAAAATTTGTGAAAAAAATGAGTTGAACTTTCAAAAATTTGATTTTAATTAAAATTAATTAGTTATAACAATTGCACAGATGGCCACCGCTGCTGCTGTCTCCGCGCCCAAGCCCTCAAAGGCAGAGAACAAGTCCAAAGAGATAGATGGTACCAAGCCCGCTCGGAAGCCACGCGCGCCCACGGCCTACAACTTCTTCGTGAAGAAGTTCTACGCTGACTACAAGGCTGACGCAGACAACGAGAAGATGGCGCCGAAGCAGATGATTGCTGCCGCGGCTGTTGCCTGGAAAGCACTTTCTGAAGAGGAGAAGATCAGCTTCAAAGCTGCCCATGTTCCTATCCCTGTCTCTACATCAGATGTTGAGAAGCCCGTGGCCCCCCGCGGCCGCAAGAACAAGACGGCAACTGTTGCGGAGGCGGAGGCGGATGCAGACGATCCTGTGGCCGATCCTGTGGCCGAGCCGGAGGCGGACGATCCTGTGGCCGAGCCGGAGGCGGACGATCCTGTGGCCGAGCCGGAGGCGGACGATCCTGTGGCCGAGCCGGAGGCGGACGATGAGGAGGCCGCCGCAGCCAAGGCCGCCGAAGAGGAGGCCGCCGCCAAGGCCGCTAAGAAGGCGGCCAGGAAAGCCGCGCGCAACAAGGCGTAGATACTCTACACGCAATCATAATATCTCTAAAAACAAAAAAAAACTAGAACTGGGTTTACCCGGTTTTGGTCATTTCCAGATACGAACATCACTTATAAATTTTGGATCTTGGAATACTAATCCGTTATTTCTTTTAGCCCAATCGGGATCGGCCGATGCAAATGGATCATAAAACATAGTTGCATTCCAGGTATACCATATAAAAGGCACAGGATCAACATTTTCAAAAACTACTGATTTCATTAATCCTAATAACATACAGTCAATTGTTTTAACACCCAATTGCGCTTCCAATAATAATTTATATAATTTTTTTGCACCTTCAAGTGTTATTACATATGCATGTGTACAAAATGTCGGAGTCATTAATACATTTCCAGGCATCATATAATCAATTTGACCACCCAAATATATTAAATCAAAATTTTTTGGCGTAATTTCGAAATATGATTTAGCTAATATAGACCAATCTTTGTGAAAACATACATCATCTTCGAAAACTGTGGCAATTGCCACATTGTTATCTATTATCATTTTCCATAAATCTAAATGACTTAACATACATCCTTGCTTACCACTATAAGTAATAAAATCGGGGTCATCTGGATCGAATTTTGGATCACCATGTTTACGCCAAGCCGCCTTTAAATCATCAATTTTAGCATCAATTCCTTTAAATCTATGTATTGTTTCACTTTTAAATCCAGCATTTATAATATTATTTCTAGAAAATGTATATCGTTCAGGACATCTATCTAAATTTATAATAAAAGTGTCTGAATTATATAAATCATCTATAGTAATATCCATTGCTATTTTAAAATTTTATTTTCTTAAATCAACTTTCTTCTTCTTCATCTACTGCAGTTGCAGCGGCAGCAGCAGGAGGCACACTAAATCCAGTAGGTATTTTAATATTTAATTTATCACATTCTACTCCACATATATTAGAATCATTAACAAACTTAGAAGCTAAACATACAAGTCCTTTTATACCTCCTGAAAATAAAGTAATTAAGAAAACAACAATACTTCCAGTTGTTCTAAGTATACTGGTAAAATCTTTAACGGTACTATGGATAATGTCTACAAATTCAAACATATACATACCCTGTTTTTCACGTAATTTTTTACAATATTCTAACTGATGTTTATTGAATATCATAGTATTTAATTTATGTATATGATCAAAAAACGTATCTATTTTATTTGATCGCGGTTCTAATAAATCTGCAATATCTGCACAATGCATTTTATAATGTGAATGTTCTGATTTAATTTGCATCAAGAATAGAGCAACCGATATAAATATAATCATAAATCCAGCTAAAATACAGGCTTTAAGCGAACTACCTGCTATTTGCATATGATGTTTTTTTTCGTATTTTATTTGATGAATTACACTTGAATGAAAATCATCATATAATAGTTGTATATTAATATTTCTATGTGAATTATTTAGATATTTTCCCAATATTTCTCTGATCTCACCGCATCTATTGTCTTGTAACGCAGAATATACTAAATCCGAAACAGTCTCAATATAAATATTATGTTTCTTTCGTGAATGTGGAAAAGTTCCTTTCACAAGTATGCCATTTTTAAATAATGATTTTGACATAATATTCTATTATTATAATCTATAAAAATTAACAAATACAAGAACATTTATTTGGATATTCCAGAAGAACTAAATGACCGGTAATTGAACCAAATAGATGAAAGAAGCCGTGATATAATCGCCAATTATTTAAATATCTCTCAAAGAAAACTGTTAATATTCCAAGAATTGTAGCGATGGATAATGTTGCGCGTGTTAAATACATCGCATCTAAAATATAAATTTGATAAAGTGTATATGTGTACACAGTACATACAAGTGTTACATCTGTACAGTATACTATTTTCTTACCAATATAGTTATCATAATATTTAGAATGATGAAGAATAGACGAACAAGTTAATAAAATTGTCATATATTCACCTACATAACAACAAACTAGCGAAGAATGAATTATATTTGTTATAAATAGCAATGATGTATAATATAACATAAATAAATAAAAATACTAAGCTTTATATCTTAATTCTTAATCCAAGATAATTTATGTTCTTTAGGATTACCATTACCTGTCATTTTATTTTTTATATAACAAGATTTTTTAACTGTATCATATGATACACCAACACATTTAATATTATCTTCACATTTTTGAACACAATTAACTAAATTATCAGTTGTAATATAACCCGGATTTGGTAATAAATCATTACTTGGATAATCATTTGTGGAACACTTACCTCCAAATATTTGTAAAATAGGATCACAGTTTATAGTTTGTTTTATACCTACAGTTGGATTAAATACCGCAGGATTTGTGGCTTTTATGAATTTAGGTATAGACGCTAAAGGCATTTTCAAATTCCAACAATTTTGTCCACTCATTAAAAATCCAGTGCAATTAGAGTCTTTATCACACGTATTAATACATCCAGATAATTCTGAAACATCATTAATTTTATCGGTAACTATACCTTGAGGAAAATATCCTGTTATCATATTAAATTGAGAACCTGTGAATTTTTCATAAGCATTACTATAAAATAATATAAGTAATACTGTTATTATAACTGTAATAGAGAATATCATAATATACTATTTATATCGAAGAAATACATTCTTCAATTAAATCAATATCAATTGAAGGCAACAAAGGAATACACTCCCATAGATATGTTTTAAGATAAGTCTCTATATGATATTTTATCGGATACATATGCAAAATACCATATTTTGGATTAGACATATATTTTTTTAACTTTTCTGGTAATATTGATATACTTTGCGGCGGCATTATTACCAATAATTGTACATCCGGAGAAATAGATGGATATATAATTGTTTCAGTTATATTATTTATTGTATTCATATTACCTTGTATATAATTAGTTAAATCTAAAATAGTCGGTGAATACCCATAGGGATAATACCATCTATCATTTTTGGTCAATTGTTTATAATATGAATATGTCCATTGTATACCATCTATAAATAACTTACATGAATCTAAAATAATTGATCCATCTGACTTAAATAATTCTTTATAATATAACGATCTCCATTTAGTTGGTGAAGAATAAATAGAACTCGCTAATGAAGATTTATTATGTAAAGCATATTGATTCTCATTATAAGGATGCTTCTTTAAATATTCTTCATTTAGTTTTAAAATAATATCAGTTTCTTCAACAGTTAGTAGCTTTAATAAGTTAATTAAATAATCATAATTAATTATACTATCTGTAATAATATTACATTTCAAATTATCATTCACAGTTTTTGCAGAATATAATAAACGCGAATGCCCATTTTTTTTTAGACTCAAACTAGGTATATGCGGCAAAAAATCATTTCCTAATAAAAAGCAAAGAACTACATAACTTTCTATAATTTCACAAGCTTTTGGAGAATAAATATCTTTAATATCTTCATTATCAATATCCCAGTTAAATTTATGAATAAGTTGTTCTAATATTCTATAACGTAATTTATCAATGTTTAGATAAATAAATTTATTGCTTGTTTCAATAAGATTAATATGAACTGTTTCTCTCATCAAGTAAATATTCGGATGATGAGAAATTAAAGATAACATAATTAAATCTGCATCTAGTCCATATACAAAGATAGAGTCTGCATTAGAAATTGAACGAATACGAGAAAATATTTTGTGTTCTCCTTCGCCTACTTCATTTGTACCGGAATAAATACAAATATATTCAGATGGACTATCGCGTATTTTTGAATTCATAAAAATATTAAATTGTTTCATAAAACAAGTACCTGGGCTAATTGCGTTTCTATCCCATCCGGATGGTGGTTTTTCGTTGTTATTAATAACACTGAGGAAACGCCGTTTTCGCTGTTGATTCATCTTAGCTAATGGAGCCACGCCATCTGCGCATATACAAACAGTTTTGATAGGTTTAATATATTCAATACAAGATTGTAAATAATTCCATGTAGTTTCAGGAATTAAATCTGGAGAAATATCTAAAGCCGCTGATTGATGAATCATACCATTGAAATCAATAAAGAAATGTGAACATTTATTTGGTACAATAGAAGTGCATATATCATTATGTTCTTGAGTTAAAATATAAAAATAATGTGGAATCCCCATAACTTTTATAATAAAATATAAGAACTTTCATTTTTTAGTGCTTAAAGTCTTAAATATATTTTTGTGTTATCTCTAATATAGAACGAAATAATATGCACTTCCTAAATGCTTTCATTGGTGTTCCTCAATCTCGCTATGCGGCAATTGCTGTACTTACTGCAATGCTTGTAGTATCATTAACTATATTATTTGGCAATGAAGCAGTACCTTTATCCCAGAAATTCGCATTTGTATTTATGCTATTCTTAGTATCTCTTCCTGGTCTATTATTATCATTATTCCAATTAACATGCATTGTTGTGGGTGCTGGTAAAAATAATCAAAGACCATGGTGCTCTATTTATGCATGGATTGTAAGCATACTTCTCATTATATATTGTGCACTTTTAATTATATTAGCAGTTACAACATTAACTAATCGCTCTAAGACAATTGGTGAAGTAGCCATTGCAGATGCCGAGAAGTTTGTAGGTAAATTTACACAGAAGAATACTTTTACAGACGCTAATAAATATGCCGCTCAGATGTTTAAAGAAAACTTTACAACTGCTACGACCACCTCTTCGCCTACTTCTGTTTCTTCTCCAAAAAATGTAACAGGTGGATCTAATTCTATGCCAACAAATGTTGGCGGTAAGTCAACTGATATTGCAACAAATATGAATAATGATATTCCGGCTTCAGTAAAACCGGGTGTTCCGACTACATCGGCCCCCGTGCCTCCACTTATACCGACACAGCCTTTTAGTAACAAAGTTACGACTTCCGCCAATCGAGCTAAGCCATCTCAAGAACATCAAAAGATGGATGAACATTCTACTAACTCAACTCAAAAGTTCAATAACCTACCAAATTCTCAAAGAGGACCTAATCACATTCTTGGCAATCAAGACCAAGTAGCGCATGCAAATGGTATTGAACCATTTGTAGATGAAAAGAAAGAAAAATTTGCTTCACTTTACTGAAGTTAATATATTTTAGCCATTAATACGCCTAATAATAATCCTAATATAATTATAAAAAACATATTTATAATATTCATAGTTGGTTTTTCTTTATAAATTATTTTTGTTTCTGTTTTTTTTAAATTAGCATATGGTGCATTTTTCCAAAACATATAAGCATCTTCATATGAAACTTCTGGCTTCGATAACATTTGATTTACCATATTATGTAGATCAACAGACCAATTAAATAAATCACCGGATGATAAAGCTTCTTCTATCGATTTAATTTTCATCATATTATTTTTTAAATGTTCTCCACATGACGCACATGGTATAACGTAGTGTAAATTATTAAAGAAATATATAAAGCCACGTCTCTGTTCTTCTGTTAGATTATTTGGAGCCGGAGCACCTAAACAAATAAAATGAATTGTTGCCCAAAAATAAGGACCATAATGATTAGGATCTATACCCATATTACTACTATTTAAACATTATAATTTTTAAAGAAAAAGAGAGGTAATATTAATTATCCAATATGTTACATACTTGTAGAAATTGTGGAAATGCTGGACATCTTTATAAAGATTGCCCTCATCCTATAACTAGTTTTGGCATTATATGCTATAAAATATCTCCTGAAAATTCTATAGAATATCTTATGATTCAGCGTAAGGATAGTTTATGTTTTATGGAATTTATCAGAGGTAAATACGAATTGAAAAATTATCCTTATATCAGAAATCTATTAAGTGGTATGACAATATATGAAAGAGAATTATTATTAACATTACATTTTGACGATTTATGGAATCACATATGGTACCAAACAAGTATATTAAAACAGACAAATGAGTATATACATGCAAAAAATAAATTTGAAACTTTATTTAATGGATATTCTGTGAATAATGATAATAAAAGAATTACATTAAAATTTCTAATAGATACATCAATGTCATTATATGAACATCCCGAATGGGGATTTCCAAAAGGCCGCAGAAAAATATATGAAGACGATGTAAAATGCGCTGTTAGAGAATACGTTGAAGAAACAGGAATAAATAGTAATTTGATTAAATTAGAACCTGATTTTCCCCCTTATGAAGAGATATTTTATGGTACAAATAATATACTTTATAGACATGTCTATTATGTAGCGCGATTAATTACATATGATAATAATAATATTATTACAGTTGATCCGAATAATATTAATCAAGCGCGCGAAGTTCGCGCAATTAAATGGTTACAATATGATGATCTATTAAAACATGTTCGAGAACATAATATAGAACGTAAAAATTTGATTCAGCTTGTAGATACTTTACTTAAAAACAAATTGGGTTTATAATATAAAAATAAAATGGTTACATTTATATTTGATACTGAAACTACAGGTTTATTGCCTAAAAATGCAAGTAATGTATCGGATAATAAAATATGGGAATCTTGCCGTCTGGTACAAATTGCCTGGCAGAAATATGATAATGCGCGAAATTTAATTGATAAACAATGTTTCATTATTAAACCGGATAATTATATAATTCCAGATATCGCGGCTAATATCCATGGAATTACTACTGATTATGCATTAAATCATGGTATAACAATAAATGAATTAATAAAAATATTATCAGAAGTCATAGAAGATGTTGATGTAATTGTTGCACATAATATTAATTTCGATGATCTTATAATACAGTCTGAATTATATAGATATAGAGCATTTGATGTATATTGCCAATGGTCTAAAATAGAGAAAAAATGTACAATGATTATGGGCAAAGCGGCCATGAAATTGAAAAAATGGCCAAAATTGATTGACTTATATCAGCTATGTTTTCCAGATATACCATTACCTAATGTAAAATTGCATAGCGCAGACGCAGATACTATGTTATGCACTGAAATATATTTCAATTTAGTTGGTGAGTTTTAATTTAGATATTGGAATATCTTTATTTTCGAATTTAATATATTTTGTATTTTTTAATGTATATACACGACGAGTGTGTTTCTTATTGTTTTTTATAAATGAAACAGAATGTGGCAAACTACCACCATGGTTATGCGGTAATTCACCAAGTTTAAGCAAAGCTTCTGCAGCCGCTTCTTCGGCCGCTTCTTCGGCCGCTTTTGCAGCCGCAGCCGCAGCCGCAGCCGCTTCTTCGGCCGCTTTTGCAGCTGCAGCTGCAGCCTTCGTTTGATATCGCTCTTCCGCCTTTCGTTTAAAAAATTCTGGAACGGTTTCACCATTTAGCAAGACGAATTTTTCAGTATGAACGTTCATAGATGTAGATTTAGATTTAGATTTATTTTTTTCCATTTATAATTACATAATAAAATTTATTTTTACCTTTTTCAAATCTAATGAATAATCTGGACGCACAATATTTCTTGCTCCTGTTTTTTCATAATTTATAGGCATAACAGACGCAGTTGGGTGTAATATGCTATTTTTATCGAATATAAATTTCGGTTCGGATAAAACTGCTTTAATTTCTTTTGCGGCGTTTTTTGCTTTTACTAAATTACTGAATCTATGTTCACTTTCTGTAAAAGTTTCAGTTACACATTTAGATTTACTACCTTCATATTTTTTTACAATTGGTAGTAATATATCTGCATATATTTTTTTATTGTATTTTCCTGGAAGGGTTATTACAACCCACCGAGACATTACTAAATTCTACATAGAATATAATGGAAGGTGAATTAATATTTCCCGATCACGGAGATCCGAATTTTGCTTCTAAATTGTCAAAATTACGCGAATATCAAATGTATAAAAGTTCTCCTATGTCGAATATTAAAACAAAAGAGGCATTTGAAGAACAAGTGTTTAATTCGTGTTTTACTTTTGAAAAAACGCTATATCAGAATCTAATGGCACATTATTTATCTAGACGTAGTCCATATAGAAGCTTAATGTTATTTCATTCTCTTGGTACCGGTAAAACGTGTAGTGCAATTACTATAGCAGAATCACTATTATTAAATCATACTCAAAAAGATACTCCCAAAATATTAGTTGTAGCATCTTCTGTATTGCAAAAATCATTTGAAGAACAAATATTTTCATATACACAATTGATGACAATGGGAGATATTTCCAAGCAATGTAACGGAGACTTATATATGCGATTAACACACGGTAATAAAGATGATATTGAAATAATGCGAAAAAGAATACATAGTCTCATAATATCAAGATATAAATTTTTAACATATGGAGATTTAGTGGGATACAATAAGAAAAATCCGAAAACAACTGATAAAGTCATTATTGTAGATGAAGCTCATAATTTACGTATAAGTGAAACAGAGAAAAAAGCCGCAGATGCGCTCGAGAAAATGATAGAAAATGGTAGTAGAAATCGCGTTGTTTTATTAACAGCTACACCAATGTATAATGAACCCGAAGAGATTTTTTGGCTTTTATCTTTATTATTACGAAATGATAAGATATCTCCAATGCCGTTTAATATAAAAAGTCCTCCTGTATTTTTTAAAGACAATAAAGTAAATGTGGAAGTACTTAAAATGATAAAACAATTGGCATCAGAATATATTAGCTATATTAAATCTGCGAATCCATTTACATTTGCTGTAAAATTAAGTCCTGCTGATAGCGGTATAGATATTATAAATGAATCTGATATTATTATCGTTCCAACGCAACTTGGTAAAGATCAAATTATCGAAAAAGAAAAAAATCCAGGTTTATTGCAATTAGAATTATCTAATATAAAATTTGCGAATGATTTAGGTGGGGGGAAAGGTTTTAGGAGTATATTTAATATAGAAGAAACTAAAAACGCAACAGACCCATTTAAAGTTTTTTACAGAAACGGGCATGAAAATTACTTAGCCCCTGAAAATCTCGGAAATGTCGCCGCAAAGATGAAAAAGATTTGTGAATTTGTAGCTACATCCGAAGGTATAGTTGTTGTATATTCGCAATTTGCCTGGAGTGGTGTAGTTCCTTTTGCAATTGCGCTAGAACACATGGGATTTCAACGATATGGCGGTCATAATATATTACTAAAAAGACAAACTACAATAATACAAAATACTGTTTATGATGATATACCATATCCTGGATATTGCATTCTATCTACTGATCCTCTTATTATGGGTGCAGGATCTTCATCTGCTGCCATAGATAAAATGGTTAAAGTAATAAATGCAAAGAATAATATACATGGACAAAAAATTAAAGTAATATTAATGACAAAAGTTGCAAGTGAAGGATTATCATTTAGAAATGTGCGCGAAGTTCATATAATGGATCCGTGGTATCATATGAATAGATTAGATCAAGTGTCTGGACGGGCTATACGTACTTGTTCACATACAGATTTACCTCTTGAAGAAAGAAATGTTACCGTATTTATGCATGCAAGTGGTGAAGCAGATATACACGCATATAAAATATCTGCTAGAAAATTAAAACAAACCCAAGAAGTAGAAAACGCCATACGTGATTCGGCAATAGATTGCAATTTACTAGAAAATGTAAATTATTATCCTAAAAATATGTTTGAATTTGATATAGTATTGCGCACATCACAAAAAAAACTATTTCTATATAATTTTGGCGATGATAAAAGTAAAAAACCAAATTGTCCAAAAATAGCTACAAATATTTATGAGAAAACACCAATTAGTAGAACAGAAATTATAGAATTAATAAAACCAACATTGTTGAGGCGCATGCAAAAATACATAAATGCACACAAAGATAAGAACATTTATATAAATATTGATAATTTGATAAAATATATAGGATCTCATGAAGAAGTAGCAATTGAAACAATATACCAAGGAATATACCCAAACAAGTTAATACAAAATTATATGATATATCCGCATTTAGGTAATTTAGTAATAGTGCCAGATATGAAAAAAGAAGAACCTGTTTTATTAAACTTACCTGTTTCGGCTGCACCGGTAATTGCAGATGCAAGTTCAAATGGTAGCAATAGTCGTGAAAATAATGATGCTATATTAGATATAATAGAAATTAGCGAAGATGAAAATATAAATACTATATCGGCATATACTGTAATTGACTCTGATATATGGTTTGATATAGCTAAGAAACTGATTACAAGAGAAGAAAATCGCTACAAACAAATTGCAGATATTTTTGGTGCAACAGGCGCTTTAGTAGAGAAAAAAGAAATTGCGCGATTAAGTAAATCTAAGACAAAATATATAGGTTTTGTAAATATATTTAATGTAAAAGATTTTGAGGTTATATTATACGATGGCGATAAATATATTAAAGCCACTGAAAATGAATTAGAACAAATTAAAAATAAACGCAATGAAGTTACTCGAGCTGCATATAATGTCAATAAAATTTACGGTATATTAGAACCTTATAAATTCAGCAAAAATAAAGATGCGCCTTTCAGATTTACCTTTAAAATAATAATTCCTGATATTGGAAAAAACGGCGAAATATGTGGATCTAAGCGATATACTCAATTAAATGATATTATGGAAAAATTAAATATTCCTAAAACTGATCAAATAAAAACAAAAGATCAGTTTTGTTATACTATAATGTATAATTTAGCTAAAACGAATAAGCTATATTATTATCCTTCTTGGAGACCAAGTTAAGCCTAATTCAAGTATGCAGATGCGAATGATCTATGTGATGTTGTAATAATAATTTTTCCGCTTTGCAATAATTTTTCAGTTAAAAATATATATATTTGTCTTCTTAACTCATGTTCTTCATCTGGTATAATTAATATATTTGTAAAGAATGTAAGTAAAGGATCAAATACATCTGTTTCAAACATTTTCTCGAGTGTTAATAAACTCCATTCTTGTGTACGTGAGCTAAAATATTTACGAATTATTGTATTAAGTATTTTTTCATAATCTTCGTGAATTGCAACAAGACCACCGAGTGCTATTACATAACGCACGAATGAATCTACTGTACCAGTGCGGGGTTTTTGCGATTGATGTATTATAATTGCTGCTCTTGTATGATTAAAAACAATCGAGAATAAATTATAATAAAGACTTACAATTGCTGTAAATTTATCATCATGTGACATACTAAAAACATCTGTTGCATATTGCGACGAACCCGTAAGTCTTAATGCTTTTTGTATTATTGGTAAATATGGATCCAAGAAATTTATGACATCAAATGTACTTTCACTTCCAAGAAACTGCGCAATATATCCAGAATATCCAAATACACATTTAACACCATTTACTATAGCATTTGCCGCGCATAATCTATCGCCCGTATATAGAAAATATAGATCTTTATTTTGACTATTTAACTTTACTGTTTCCGAAGCCTTCTTATTATATAAAATAATGTCGCCAGTGTAGCTACTTATTTTGCGGAGAAATTCAACTTGTCCCGCGTCGCCTGACATTTTGCAAACTAATAAAAAACTTACAATATTTCTTGTAAAAATACCTGCTTGCTGTAAGAATTCAACAATTGGTGTTATTTCTTTAGTTTTATCTAAAGTTTCCCCATTTAATACCGCATTAATTGCATAACGTATTGCCGGTATAGGAAAACCTTTATTATTTAGAGCAAAGCTTTTCTCTGCAGAAATTGCAGGAATATATACTGTCATCATTATTTTTCTATTTACTTCTCTAATAGCCAATTGAATGCCAGTAATATTATATAATTCACTATGTATTTTATGATATATACTATCATAAAATTCATCTGAGTTATTTTTTATTGTAAAATCAATGGTGTGCTTGCTTGCAATAGAGTCCCATAATACAGGCAATGCAGTTATTCTTCTGTAACTCATTGGGGAAAATTGATCTTTCAAACTAATACCTGTAATAGATGAATTAAATACGAAAAATTTATTACGGTTAGGATTAGGGTTAGTGTTAGTGCCATCTATTCGCGCATCAAATGCACTTTCAACACTATTCCATATTTGATTCAGATCAGTCATTTCATCATCAGAATATAATACTTTTACTTTTTTGTAAAAACGTATATATTTTACACTTATACCATGAGGAGTGCGCAAATCTTGAATAAGTGCCAATAGAACTTGATCTTCTAAATTTGTTCTATTATATTTAATAATATTATCATATGTGCGCAATAATATTTCATTCTGTAATCTAAATGTTGGATGTGTTTCTCCAAAATCGTGCATAGGTTCTGCTCGCATTTTGATCCATGATGTAAAATCATCTTTAAAAGTTTCACTTCCACCTATTATTTTACTCGTATTCTCTTTTATATTTATTCCTTCAATTAATATTCCTATTGCAAAATCAATATATGTAGTATATAAAGTTTTTTTGTTTTTTCCTAATCCTCCTTTCATTATAATAGAGAAACAATATCTATTTGGTATCTGTTGTATAATTATATACTGCTGTCTTACAATCATATTCAACTTTTCTATATTCAGTTGAAAGTTCTTTCTGTTCTTCAGAATCAGACGAGTTTTCATTATATCCTCCATCTGATATATATTGTGCATGAGTTTTCACATTATTATAAATATATTTCTTGAATTTGTTTTTATCAATATATCCAATCATACTATTTGAAAGAGAACTCACAACATGTGGATAAACTTCTTTGTCTAAATCATGTTTCCAATTATTATTACCAACGTGCACCATAGAATGAGATGATCGCAAGTTTGTTTTTCTCACTAATTGATTTTCTGGTTTTGATAATATTAATCTGTTAAATTGTTTTGTTATTTCATTACAATCGGGATAATATTTATTTACAATTTCTATAAATTTTTCTTTCATACCATCATCTATTATAAATCCCTGGTCTTTTTGATAACCAGGCCCTTTGGAATCAGAATTATAGACAATGATATTAATATTATTTTGAGTTTGTATATTTTGCACGTTTTGAGTTTGTATATTCTGAATTAATTGCGTCTGAACAGGAACAGGAGACGCCTCAATTTTAAGATTACTCTTGCATTTCTTTTGATGTCTGTATCTAGCAGTTGCTATTGTAAAAATTTCTTTACAATATATACATTCTAATGGATTTATCTTACCTTTACATTTTTCTTTATGTTTAATTAAAATACTATGTCTAGATAAATTTTTTTCGCATTTATTACATCTATATATATGGGGGTTCTCTTTTGGTGCATTTGGGTTCTCTTTTGGTGCATTTGGGTTCTCTTTTGGTGCATTTGGGTTCTCTTTTGGTGCATTTGGGTTCTCTTTTGGTGCATTTGGGTTCTCTTTTGTGGAACATTTAATACCATCCATTTCTTCGTGTTTTATTATCATATGTCGTGATAAATTATAAAATCTGAGTGTTTTATAGTCACAATACTCACAAATATAAATTTTGTCGTATGTATACATCTTATTATAATAGTTTAACATAAAAAAACTTTAAACCTTTTTACTTACCATATTTTTACTCACGTCCCTAAAACGCGAAAATATTTATCCATTGTATATGTGTCGAAATTTTTACTTATTCTATTTTTTATCCACCGTAATTTTACTCACGGATTTGCATATTTTTTAGAGAGAGAGAGATTTTATATTTTTGCGAAAAACCCATTTTAAAATCATTTTCTGTCTTTGAAAATAGTTTTTGAAAAGTTTTGTGTGTGAGTAGAAACTCATAAATCTGCTTAAAAAAATGAATTTTAATATATCAATAGATTAAATGTTTATTCCAGTACGTTTTAAGACTACTATACAAGTTCCTATAGCAGAATTACATGGAGATTTTGATGAAATAATTTTATCAAAATTGCAGGATGAACTTGAAGGAAAATGTAGTAGATTTGGATTTATTAAACCAGATAGTTTGAAAATAGAAAGTAGATCTTGTGGAAGGTTTATTAAACAACACTTTAATGGTTATGTACAATATGAAGTAATTTGTCGTTCAGAAGTCTGCAATCCAGCAAAAGATTCACACATTGAAGCAATTGTTAAAAATAAAAATGTAATGGGGATACTTGCGGAGAGTAATATCGAAATAAATGGCAAGGAAGTAACTATTTTAGATATTCTAGTTCCGCGTAGGGCAGCAGGTATTGTATCAGAGATTGATTTAGATGCTTTAAATATTGGAGATAAATTTAATATAATGGTAATGGGTAAATCATATCAATTAAATGATTCAAAGATTTCTATAATTGCACGTGGAATAAAGAAGAAAGAAGGACAAGAAAATATAAATTATATAGATGGCGAAGAGCCTCCTGAAAGTGAAAGTGAAGGTGATGGTGACGCAGATGAAGACATTATAAATGGTGATGACGATTCCGAATCAAATGAAGATAAAAATTCTATAGAATCAGAAATAAAAAAATTCGGAGGCCTTGATTTATATGATGATGTCTTAGGTGGTGATGAAGAAACCGAATATAATGAGGGCGGCAGTAGTACATCCGAAGTTAATGGAGAAGAAAGTGATGTTGGCGGTGATGAGGATGAAGAAGAATATTATTAAATAAAACTGATTTAGAGATATAAATAGTATATAATTATATGGATGAGCGATGCAAAAAACTAGCACTTGCTGTAGAATTTTTAAGTCAGACAGAATTAGAAGAAATGTTTAGAATGATTCATGAACATAAATGTGAATATTCAAAAAATAATAATGGGATTTTTGTTAATTTAGCGTGGATACCAAATAAACTATTAGAAGAACTTGAACAATATGTATTATTTTGCAATAAATCTGGAAATGAATTGAAGAAATATGAATCATTATGTGATATATTAAATAAACAACTTAAACTAGATAAAATTGAAAATGAGCCTTCTAATAGAAAGAGACAACAACAAGTTAAAGAAAAAGAAAAAGAAAAAGAAAAAGACGAAACTGAAGATATATATGATAAAAGTACAAACAAAGTTTCATCAAGTATGAGATTTACATTATTAAAAAAAAAACTTGCAAAAGTTAATTTACAAAATACAATAAATGAAAATGAATTAAAATCTGATTTGTATATACTTGTATAATAAAAAATGATATAAAGTTTATTTTTATTTATTTAATATGGATCCCGATCTGTATAAATTATTGCCATCAGGTGGAGAATTTTGGACATATAAAAATACAAATGCTGAAAAATTTCTTCAAAAAAATTATATTTCAGATATTCTTGAACAAAAATCGGAGCCGGAAATTAGTATTCTGGAACCTGAAATAATAAAGCAAGAAAAAATAATAGAAATTGAAATATTTGAATATATACTTACTAAAATCGATAATATATATTCTATGTATCCGGATAGTTTAAAAGACACTGCACAAAAGGCATTAAAGAAAAAATTAGAAGAAATTCTTACATCGGCTGATGGTCAGTTATTCTTTGGATCACGTAAAACAAGAAGTATAATGGCGTGGCTCGGTGGCAATGTAATAACTGAAAGTTCCGAACCTATAATTGCAGGATTTTTATCATTTATATTAGATGAAATAATTATAAGTGATAAAAAAAAACTAGAAGGCGAGTATAATTGGATATTGCATAAAGTCGCTGGTAAAAAGCGACGGGAAAATGTATGGCTTCTAAAAAATGATAAGACTTAAAGAAATAAGTCTTATTATTCAGTAGAGAAGATGGAATTATCTAAAGAAAAAATGGAATCATTCCTTAAGAATCATGGCGAAATCGTCAAAACTAGACCAGATGAATTAGAGTGGTCTTTTAAATACAAAACAGACTATATTTGGACATCTGATATTTTTGATAATGTAATATTATACTTAAAGTCTGATGAAGACTTTGAAGAAACTATTAATTCAGATGAATTAATTATTACACCTATGGATGGTGGTCCAGAACTTCATATAGTAGAAGTTGCAAATATATCTAAATATTGTTTATCGGATAGCCCTGTTACAGTACCTCACATATGGTATAATAATATATTAGTAGAATCACAAACGTTACCAGATGAGTTGCCATTAGATATAGTATCGCATATAATAGAAAAGAAAGAATTAGTAGAATATGACGATATTGGCTCTTTTGAAACGATTGCAAAGAATTTCAGATTAATTAAACAGTTTATTTATTCACATAAGAAAAAACCTGTAATATATCGAATAACATTATTGAGAGAAAGTGTAGATCCGTTTGTGACAATGAATGAATCTGCTGTATCTTTTGCAACTATTCAATATGAGTTTGAGACGATTATAACAGGTGATTATGATAATACTATAGATATTATACATAATTGTGTTCGCATGATACAATTAATTACTGGACAGATGAATCCATTAGCTAAAACACAACAAAGCGATATATTAACAGAATATAATAATTTAGTTAAAACAATAATTAAGATACCGAAATGGAGACGAGATAATGAAAATGGCCCATTTTTCTTTGCACCCAAACCAATAACACTCGAAACTCATAACTTGATAGAACCCAGTGCAGAGACATATGGTATTCAGAGTATTTATTCAGGTTACGCCGTAACTGATAAAGCAGATGGCGAACGAATGCTATTATATATAGCCAAGAATGGAATTGCATATTTGATAAATAATACATTAGATGTATATGACACAGGATTATATGTACCTGTTGAAACTGCGCGTGAATCTCTTATTGATGGAGAATTTATAAGTATACAAAATCGTCGCGATAATAGTAGTTATAATTTATTTGCAGGTTTTGATATATATTTTATGGGTGGCAAAAATACATTACATTTGCCACTAATATCTGATTCAAATACAAAACAATCTAGAAATTCAGCACTAATTCAAATGTGTGATAAAAAACTATGGGATACACGAGGTAATGCGCGTCATATAAATATTGAAATAAAAGCAAAAGAACATTTTGCAGTAGAAGGTGATTTAATGAAAGATACGTGTAGAGCGATTCTTAATAATGTTAAGAAACTCCCGTATAATATTGATGGATTGATATTTACGCCAAGTCGATTATCTGTATTTGGTTTTTATCCTGGTAAAGAGGCAATTATAACAGATAATATGAGATGGAATAAAGAAATGAAATGGAAACCACCTGAACAAAACTCTATAGATTTTCTTGTAGAAAAAGGTAATATAATAAAAGATCATGTTACAAAGAAAGAATATGTTGAATATAAGTTATATATGGGATACAATGCGGTTCAATGGGAACCTATATCAGTATTTGAAGGTATTCGTTTAAGATATGAAAAAGGATATATGGATGCACATAAATTAACTGTAGATTCATATAGAGAAAAATTATTTAGACCAATAGATACTAGCACTGATATATCTATAGCACATATTCCTCTTGGTGAAAATGGAATGGGTATATGTGATGACGGAAGTTTAATTGAAAACAGATCAATTGTAGAATTTACATATATTAAACCAGATGAAAAAGCGCCAACACATTCTCAGTCGCGAAATTGGAGAGCATTACGCGTTCGTGATGATAAAACTCGTATTTTACATAAAACTGGGAAATTATCGAAGACGTTAAATGATATATCGGTTGCCATGAATGTATGGAGAACTATTAATGCACCAGTTACTCGCAATATGATAATGGGCATTACACCTGTTTTAGAATCATCTTTGCCAATAAGTCTAGAGGAAAGATTACTTGGTGCAGATGATATATATTATGCACGGACGATACCTAGAGAACATAGGTTATCAGTGCATATGTTAAATTTTCATAATCATGGAATAAAGAAGAGACTTTATTCTATGGGTAAAAAAGACGCCTTGCTAGAACTTGCTTGTGGTATGGCGGGAGATTTGCCGAGATGGCGTGAATGCGGATATCATTTTATATTAGGTGTTGATCTTGTAAAAGACAATATCACGAATTCACGCGAAGGGGCATATTCAATTATGTTAAAGCAAAGCAAAGCGGTAAGTATAATTATACAAGGTGTAGAACAAAAAATATATCCTGATACAATATTTGTTGTGGGTGATTGTAGCTTACCACTACATAATGGTAAAGCAGCGGAAGGAATCGATGAAGAATCTCGTGCAGTACTCCGTGCTTTATTTAAAAATGTACCAAAAACGCATTATAATCCTATGTGGACACAAAAGAAAAATGATGTATTACCTCCACAATTAATGGGGCGTGTAAGTAATTTATTTACAGTAGTATCTGCAATGTTTTCAATTCATTATTTCTTTAAGACTGAAGAAACATTAAATGGTTTCTTGAAGAATGTTTCATCTAATCTGCGTAAAGGAGGGATATTTATATGTACATTTATGGATGGCAAATTAGTTCATAATTTAGTATCTAAATCAGCAAGCGGTATAGTTGATGGTCGCAAGCTTGAAGCCAAAGTGCCTGTATGGGCAATAATAAAAAGATATAATGAATTTGGAGAAGGTAATTATTATGGTAAAACGGTTGATGTATTTATTGAAAATACAAGTCGACTTATACCAGAATATTTGGTAGATCTTGATACATTAATTGCAAAGGCGGAAACATTTGATTTAACATTAGATAAAACTGCATTATTCTCCGAAGATTTTGCAATATTAAAAGATGCAATTCCGAGTGATCCGAATAAACGCACGCGTCTTGATTTAGATATTCTTGAATTAGATAATGACCCTGTACAAACGCAATTTAGTTTCTTAAATAGATGGTGTTGTTTTAAGAAGATTTAGATTTGTGCTTTCTTTTCCCCCTTTTCTTTATTTTGATAGTTCCGCCATTTAATAGTGGGTTACTAGGTGCTGGTGGGTTACTAGGTGGTGGTGTATAACCATAAGTTTTAAGTTGCGTTATAATCTTATTATAATTATTTATTATTTCATGGAATTTAACATCACTCAACATCATATCATTAATATAACTACCTAAATTAACAGATTTAATATATAACGCAATATTCGTAATCTCATAAATCTGTTCATGTATTAAATCTAGTTTGTTTCTTATTTTTAGAATTTTTGGATCATTAACATTAAGATCAAGAATAACGCCGCGTTGTGCTGGTATGTAAAATGATATCTGAGATATATACATATGAATTAATTTGCGCACATTTCTAAACCTATTCAATAATACTATACACGTTCTTTCTTCGGAAAATTCATATTCATGAGTAGTATATAAATCTTTAAGGTCATTTTCTTCTTTATTTAGTAAACTATTTAAATAATCAATGTTTGTTTGATTTTTTTGTATATTTTTCAAACCATTTACTCCTATAGAACGTTTTAGAATTTCAATTCTTCTTTTGAGATGAATGATGTTATTCTGAATATTAATCTTTTTTAAAGATAAAGAAGTTTTTAATTTCTGTATATTACCAAATACCGATCTACAATTAGCCTCTAGTTTTGATATTATATTTTCTATATATCTTTCAATTTTAGTTACTATAGATAAATATCTGGCAAATATATTTCTCTGTTGCTCCGCTTCTTGCAAGCCTTGCGCTTGCGCCTGATTGGCAGTTTGCCGTAATTGTGTTTCTCGTGGATTTAAATTTAAAACTGAACTTCTCGCTCTCGCCACCGGGTCATTTTCAAACAATATATGCTGATTTTGTAACTCAGTTTTTAACTTTTCGGATTCTTTAGATACCACGCGTTCCATTTTCTCCACATTTTCTTTTAATCTTTTTAGTTCACTATGGTTTTTTAATCTCGGATACTTAGTTGTGGTTGTCTTATAATTGCGAAAATTTTTTCTCGCTGTATTGAGTCCGTTCGTTGCGTTTTCTAAGAATCTTCTTTGAGTAATTACCTCGGTTTCATCATATGTAGCCTTTTCTAACTTATTTCGTTTTTCTATAAAAGTCAAAGTTCGCGGATTTTTAGAATAAGGTGAAGTGCCAGTATTCATAATAAATAGATTAGAATTTAATATATCCTTCGCGATTAGTAAAATAATAAGCAATGCATAAAGCCGCAAATATATTTAATCCGGCGTGTAAGCGTACTTGTTTAGTCGTCATAGACGGACTAATAAGCATATAGATATGAGTAAAGAATACAATAAAAATACCAATATAATAGGAAATTAAATGAACTGTATTAGACATTCTATACATAATAAATAAAATATTATTATATAGATAGCAGAATATCATATCTCTGAGTGCACAATTTTAATAAAATTTCCGCAGTTTTTTTGCAATTGCTCCATTTTCAGTAATACATCTGCGTGTTTTAGGATTTATTATTTTTGCAGAAGGACATTCGCGGCATATTAGAATATTATAATGTACTTCATTTTCATTTAATAAATTCATTGTTTTGCAGTCCAATTCATCAGTGTTTTTTGGCAATGAATTATATATTTTAATTTTTAACCGGTTTTTTTCGATAATTGTGAGAACTAATCTAGCTTCTAATTCGGATATCCAAGTGTTTTTCTTTTGAATATGTCTTGCAAATTTTTCTCGAAATTTATCTACCGTACTTGGTAATTTTTTAAGAGATCTTTGACACCAGCTGGGAAATGCATCAAGAACTGCCAAATATGTTTCACGATCGAGTGTGTTAAGATAATGATATATATTTTCAGTTATATTAAAATCAGTTCTTGTTAAGATGCGGTGTGCAACAGAATTACGCAATGCATCTATAAATGTTTCTTCATTACTAACGTTTTCTAATTTAAATATTTTAATTATCTTTCTTATATTCCCGGTTTCTAATGCTGAATTAAAAATAGCACGGTAAAAACAATTTCCGTCAGCCATAATATGCTTGCGTAACCATTTAAGAGGCATATTTCTTTGTTTTACATATATATTATTTTTTTACTTTCTTTATTAATAAGAGAATGTCGTCAACTTATCAATCAGCTGATTTATGCAGTTATGGCGAAAAATTAAAAAGATCAGTTGGACCCGGTGTCTATTATTTAGGTACTCCTTCATCTGATTCCGGTCCTGCTTGCAATAGAGACATACCAGCTGATCCCTCATTGCGGTTTCAAGCATATGGACCAAATGCTTGTCCACCGGGTAAAGCCGTGGATGATGGTAGCGAATTATTAGGTTTAAGATATAAAAATACAAAATGTAGTACAGATGAATATTTACCCGGAAAGTATAATTCCAGAGGAGCTTGTGGGCCTGCTGCAAATTCAGAACCAAGAGCCTGTATGGCTCCTCAAGAATCTACACGTTTATCAAATCCCCCATGTACTCTACATTCAACTGGGTGGAATAGATGGGAACCATTATGTTGGAATCCACAAGATAGAGCATTAATTCCATTTGAATGGAATACATCATATAGAATAATTGCAAAAGATAATCATACACCTTGTATCGAAACACCAATGGATCAGAATGGATTTATGCCTCATGCAGGTTATAATCCATCATCCGATTATGGTCATTGGACAGAATGTGGATCTGCTACTCCTACATCTTATATTGGAGATAGTTTTGATGCATCATTAAATACTTGTGCTGGTATAAATTAAATGTTATTATATATTTAGATAATGGTTGTCAATGGAAAGCGAACTTTTACAATTGATCATTCAGAAGTTTATGTTAAAGGCGGACGTTTTGTTTCTAATAGCCCTTGGAGTGCCGCAAAGAAAGCAATAAAACAAATATATAAAGAAGGTGCAATTAAAAAAGAAATTCGTTTCACAATGCGTGAAACAACGCAGGGTAGCGCAGATAAAGAATTTTCTTATATTGGTGCTAAATTTGATCTTAAAACACCTAAGATTGTACGACTAGGTAATACAGAAGTAACATACACTACAGATTATGAAGTACGTCGTTGTGGACCATATAAGAAAAATTAAATTTCCGTAAACATTTATCTATTTTTTATCCGGTTATCATTAGAAGATGGAGCTATATGCAGGAGCAGTTTTAAATGGAGTGGGTTATGCTCTAAATAAAGAACGTGATGTTTTAAAAAGAACAGAAACTCGTGTAAACCCACGAGAATTACCTTCTATGCAGAATATATATAAATCTAAGTATTATGATACTACGCGAGCAGATGAGTTTGATAGAGCCACTATAAAATGGCAAGATTCTCAGAATCCACTTGAAACTGGTATAGTACCTAAACCAGCATATGCAGATATGTTTGCATCGCCATTAGGTGATAATATTAATAATCAAAAGATACATACTATGGCTGGTAAATATATTTCTCCAGAACAATTTTCCCATAATAATATGCAACCATTTATTCGCGGTTCTGTAAAACAAAATACTGATGAATTAGCAAACCAAAATATATTAAATAATTATACAGGTCGCAGTGATACTATTCAACATAAGAAAGAAGTAGAGTGTTTTTTTGAGCCCGTAAGTCAATATGGTAATGCGTGTGGATTTATGCCAAATCCAAATGATTTCGAGAGAGAACATATGCAAATTCCTAAAGCGCGAAATAATGATTTTCCGATTGATAAAGTTTATGTAGGTAAAGGTCTAGGTTTAGGATATACTGCAGATCCAGGAGGAGGATACCAACAAGCGAATACAATTGATTATGTTATGCCAAAGAATGTAGATCAATTGCGTGTAGCTACAAATCCTAGAGCAGAATATCAACTTCCGAAACCAGCAACGAAACAAGGTGTTGCACGTAGAGGGATTATGGGAGATTTTGCTAAAAATAAACCAGATAAATACTTTGAACAATCTGCAAATATGTTATTAAAAACAACCGGTGCTGTCATTAAGCCTTCTTTACAACCCGCACAAGAAGTTAAACCAACTTCTCGTGTAGATACCCATATTGCATATGATGGTCATACACAATCTAGTGGAAGTATGCCTGGTATAGGTTCAGATGATGATTATGGTTTAAACTCGATTATGATATATAATAATAATAGACAAGATACAGGTAAAGATACTATTTTAAATAATTTAACAACAACAGTAAAGGCGGTTATTGCACCTTTATTAGATTTTTTTAGACATAATACAAAAGAATATACTCTTGATGCATCAAGGACATATGGTAATTTTCAAGCTCAAATACCGGAAAAAGCAACATTATATGATCCGGTTTCTCATATTATGAAAACAACTATAAAAGAAACTTTAATACATGACACTAATATATCAAATTTAAAAGGTTCTGAGAAAATTACTACTCCAAATCAAGATAACGCTAAAGTTACTGTTCGCGAAACAACTCCTATTGTTGATACAACACGCCAAATGGCATCACATATATATAGAGTGCAAATATATAATGTAGATGAAGTAACTAGAACAACTATTCGCGAAACCACAGATCAGGCACCTGATTTATATGGTTTTATCAGTGGTAATATAACCGATGGAACAGGTGCATATAGTGTTATTGATATTGATATGTTAAATACAAATAGACAATTTACAAATGATTATGAATATGAGGGTATTGCCGGTAGCAAGACAGATTTTAGACAGACATCAGAAGAATATATACGAAACGCGGAAATTGATGCTACACGTGATAACTTAAATCGTGCAGCAGCAAATACGCCAAATGGTGCTGGTAAATTTACAAGTATTGCGCCAGAAAATATTGATATAGATACAAAGAAATTAATGATTGATAGTTTGACACAACGCGAGGTTGGAAATATTACGCGAATATATCAGGCAAGTGATATGGATAACGGTAAATGTGCAATAACAAAGATTGGAAATAATTATTTAAATGCAAATAAAGATAGGCTAGATGCAAGTACATTAAATGCATTAAAATCAAATCCATATAGTTTATCTATTAATCCAATAGGTAGTGCGTAATCATTTAAAGGGATATTGTATTTTCTTTTTATCAGGAGTATTATGTCAAAGAATATTGAATTATTATTAGAAAATAAAAAAGAATACATTGCTCATATATATGATATATTGGTTCCAAATTATACAAAAGAATTATTGAAATTATATGATACAGTTGTCAAGAATGACACTGTTTTAAAGGATTTTCAAAATATTTTGTCAAAAATAGTTGAATATAATCATATACAAATCAATGAATTATATAATAATATTATAGAGGCAAATAAATATAATTATTTCCCGGAATTATTAAAAGCAACTGTAACAACGATTGTTAATATTAATATTATAATGCAGGAAATAAAAGATGTTAAAATAAAAGTACGCATCCCTGCGCCACAGAATTTTATTCATAATTTATTTGTAGTTATTGCACGCAGTTTATGGAAAAAACCATATTTATTATATCATAAAGTAAGAACTATTGAAAGACAATATAATATAAATCAATTAGAAAAAATTATTCAAAATTCTATTTTATATGCTATTCGTAATATTGTACCTATTGATAAAATTGTACAATCATTTGCTATAGAAAACGACACTAGCAAACACAAAGAAGCACACAACAAAAAAGAAGGCAAAGAAGACGACGAAGACGACGAAGAAGACGGTGAAGAAGAAGACGATGAAGACGAAGAAGAAGACGATGAAGAAGACGATGAAGAAGACGACGAAGAAGAAGACGATGAAGACGGCGAAGACGAAGAAGATGACGAAGAAGATGACGAAGAAGATGACGAAGAAGGCGATGAAGAAGACGGTGAAGAAGACGGCGAAGAAGACGGTGAAGACAGCGAAGACGGCGAAGACGGCGAAGAGGGCGAAAACGGCGAAAACGGCGAAGACGGTGAAGACGGCGAAGAGGGTGAAGACGGCGAAGACGGCGAAGACGGCGAAGACGGCGAAGACGACGAAGACGACGAAGACGACGAAGACGGTGAAGACGGGCTGGGAAGCGGCGGCGTCGGCGTCGGCGTCGGCGGCGCTGGTGGTGGTGAAGAAGATAAAAAAAAAATAAATAAACCCGAGAAGATAAAAGAAGATGTAAAAATTGTAAACATAAATAAACAAGATTTTTATGAAGAAATTGAAATAACTGCAGAAGATGATGAAATTGAAAAAGAGAGACTAGCAGACGAGTTAGCTTTAAAATTATTTAGTAAAAATAAAAAAAAAGATCGCGTTAGTGGAGCCTTTTTCTAAACCTAGAAATATTTTAGTAATATGCAGTGGTTAATTGCTTTTATATGTGCCTGTATATGTTTTGCAATATTTTCTAATTTACAAAAGAAATCTAAAGACGAAGAAAACGAAAACGAAAACGAAAATAAAAATAAAATGATATTATTCTTCTTTATAGTATTAATATTTCAAATTGTATTTTATTATTTTGACATTGTATCTTTTTTTAAATCGTCACAATCAATATCGATGACAAAGCCGCCAATTGAGAATGATCCATTACCGCATTTTTCAAGAACTCAACAAGAATATTTTGAGAAAGAAATACTTAGAAATATACACCAAGATATAAATGTAGGATATCCAGATTTTTAATTTTGAGTAAATACTATTAAATTTAATTTATTTTTATTACAGTAATGACAATGAAATTAGAATTGCGGAAATTTGATATGTCTAAATTAAAAGGCGATAGTGTTGTAGTAATTATTGGGGCGAGAAATACGGGAAAAACTGTTGCATTAATGGATATGTTGCGCTATCATGTATCTATGCCAATAGGTGTAGTAATATCCGGTACAGAATGCGCCAATCATAATTTTGAAAGAGTTATACCAAAATTTTTAATATATGACGAATATACACCTGAAGTTATTGCAAAATTTATGGATAGACAAGTTAAAATTACTGCACAATATCGCGAAGAAACAAAAAAATATGGTAGAACCGACTTAGATCCCCGTGCTTTTTTAATTCTTGATGATTGTTTATATGATAAAACGTGGGTTAATGATAAAAATATACGAGCTACTTTTTTAAATGGCCGCCATTTTCACATTTTTACTTGCATTTGTATGCAATATTGTATGGGCATTCCACCTCCTTTACGTGCAAATGTAGATTACGTTTTTATACTCAGAAATAATATGATTAAAGAGCGCGAAAAATTATATCAACAATATGCTGGTATGTTTCCATCATTTCACGTATTTAATCAAGTTATGAATGCGGCTACAGAAAATTATGAATTTTTAGTGATAGATAAGAAATCGCAATCAAATAAATTACAGGATCAAGTATTTTGGTACAAAGCTTCTCTTGATGTAAATTATAAAATGTGTTCTAAAGAATTATGGCAAATGCAAGAACGTAATGATGAAATGGAAGCATTAGGGTATAAGAAAGATGAAGAAGATGCTGATGAAGAATACGATAATGATCTTGTTATTAAGAAAACGAAAGGTAACCGTGGTCTTGATATTAAAGTTAAGAAATCTCAACAATTTTAGATTTGTAAAAAATGAAATAAAAGTATTAAATTAAATTAAATTAAAATGGGGCAAGGTATATTAAATGTAGATGTTAAGTTCTGGATATTTCTGCAAAATGTCATTAATTTGCCATCTGATTTTTTGAAACAATCAGAAGAATATGATTTATTTAAAACAGCAAATGAATATGGTGCTACATTTTCAATATCAGAATATGATATTCTAGATGACTATAGTTTTTATTTCAAAACAAATGAATATTATAAATTTGCAACATTTGGTCAATTAATAGTAACTGTTAAAGAAATACTTGAATTATATGAATTGCAAGAATCAAAGAAATATAAATTACTTATTGAAGCAATACCTAAATTAGAAGTAATTGCACTAGAAAATACTTTAGAAAATCTTACTATTAATTTATCTAGATCTGAGTAAAATTGTGTAATAAAATACTATAATATATTATATAAAATGCATGATATATTAATAGTATTTGTAGGTGAATCGTTTAGATCAGGAACACATGGATCCCGAATTGTAGGTAATGATGATAGTTATAATGATCAAATAGAAGCAATACAATCACATTGTAAATTTATCAAAGAATTAAAAGATAAAAAAAAAGTATCTATAGATATTTATATTCGAACATATGAAACAAAATTTTCAAATAATATGATTTCTTTATATAATGACTCTGTTGCAGATTATAGAACATATAGTATTATACCATTAGAAAAGCAAACTAATTATAGAAGTATAAATGATCATATTCAAGAATTATCTAAAAATATTAATTTTACAAATTATTCATACTTATATATTATAAGAATAGATTTGATATTAAAGCAATTATTTACCGATTTGATATTATTTAAAAATATATATAAAATAACATTTCCATCAATATGTTTTATTCCTTATAATTTAGTTGGAGGCTATCCAAGAATAAATGATGTATTTTTTATTATACCTAAGAAATATTTTAAATTAGTAGAATATAATATATTTGATTTTGAACATAACGCCTGGTGTAATATTTATAATAAAAATTATGATGAAAATAATAAAATTAAAAATGAAGATTTAGATTTATTAGTAAAAACTTTACATGATTCCGACCCTTTTAAGGATTGGAACCCTTTATATAAATTAGCAAATAGAAGAGAAACAGAAATATGGCATACAATAAATACATATTATGATATTAAAAAACATAAATTTATTGATATTGAAGAAATGAATAAAGAGCAAGTAGAACAATTTAATATTTATAAGAATAATGATACATAAAAACTGTTATAATTTAAGGTGTGTTTTTAGATTATCGTGACCACCTAGATATGAATTACCTTTAAATATTAGAGGCGATGTACTATGTGTTTTTAATTTTTTCAAATTGTCATTTGTTAATTTATGATTCTTATGGACATTCTCTAATGTTTTTTTCCAGTTTTCGCGAGATACTTGCAATTTATAAATTTTTACGCGATTGCTTTTACTTGCTAATGTTTTTAGGATTTCTAATGCAGCGTTAAAATACCCACATCCATCAAAACCATATATGGTATAAACGGTTGTTGTCATTCTACAATATATTTTTATATTAATCCAATATCTCGAAAATGTGTGGAAACTTCTATATCCGAAGTTTCGCCTTTAATAATGTTTTTATAAACTTGAATTACATTTGTCTTTTGTAGCGAAAGACTAATTAAATATATTAATATAATTATAAGATTATATAATACGTCTTTCATAGTAAAATCTTTAGGTAAAAGAAATAGCGGAGAAATATGTATTATAAGTAATACAAATGCTAATTTTATATTAGCATTGATATTATATTTATATAATAAAATTAATATCATACCAATTGATACAAGAATAACTGATGGTATAGGTGAAAAATGTATAATTTTCGTAAAATACAGCAAACATATAAACAATACCCAATAGCTATAAAGTTGATAAAAAGGATATTTCATTATTATTGAAACCCGGGATTTTTATTTATGGAATGTCTAAATAATTAAGATTTTCTAATTCTGATCGATTAATTGGAATTTTATCATGCGATGATTTTGAATTTTCAGTCTCAAAGATGGGGGTTTCTATTAAAATACTATTACGTTTTTTTATATCTAATTTTTCATAATTTGTAAAATGAATAAGACCATTGCATATTTCTGGTTTATGTTTTGCAGAACTAAATTTATATTTAAATTCTTTAATAACAGGATCTGGGATTATTATGGAATCTGTGACATATTTATCATATTCATCTTTACATAATTTGCAAAATTCTATAGCATCACGTCTGTCAGATGGATTTAATGATAATTCTAATACTATTTTTCTAGAAAAACTAGAAAATACTTTATTCATATGTAAATGAATTTCTGATTTTTCATTAGAACGTAAATATTTATTTATAGATGTTAATGTTGAACATAGTATATGACTTCCTGCCACCATATATTCAATATATCTAGCTTTATTGCTTTTACATGCGTCTCCTGCAAGAACTAAACCAATACCACCAGCAACTGTAGATATTATTAAAGTTGGATAAATTAATAAATTAGAACTAAAAGTATAATATCGTGCCGCTTTCTCATGCAACCAAGCCCATCCTGATGATTTTTCAGCCCACATTTGTAATATTGCTTCTTGTTGAGAACACCAAGATTCAGTAATACGTTTTTTTATATAATCATCATATTTGGCTATAGTAAACACATCATCCATTAAGACTCACTATAACTATAATATAAAAATAAGTGCCAATTTTATTTCAAGCAATTAATAATTTAATTTGCTCAATGTCATTATTAGATTCTTCATATACACTTAATGCAATCTCTTTATTAAATACATCTTTATTAATATATCTCTTGAACTTTTCTCTATTTTTACTATCTAATTCTGATTTAATTTCTTTAAATACTTCGCTATTTTTCAATTCAATTCTGGATTCTGTATATTTTTTATTGCTTTCTATCAAATATTTGATATATTTTACAGAAGGGGGTTTTTTAACTATACGAAACATTTTATGACAATCGGGATCTGTATAAAATCCTATTTTTTCATAAAAAGCAACTGCAGTTTGTAGCGCAGTTAATTTAATAAAATCTATATTTTCTTCGGATATTTTATTAATTATACCTGTGCCAATTCCTTTATATTTGCCACTTTTTGCACTAGATATTTCAATAATATAAGCTAATTTTTGACCACCTGCGTTTTTTGGTGCTTTTGAAAAATTTACTCTAGCCCAACCGCATATATTTATACCATCAATTGCGATATATAATTTGTCGCCTTTATAACAGGGTTTTTCCCAAGGAAAAATATCTACGAAACTATTCTTCTGAGTATTAGCAATATTTACTAAATGTGCGATTTTCTCTTTATCTTTTATACAATCAAGAACTAATAAATTACATTTAATTGGACTTCTGCCTATAAAACTACTACTCGTCGCCATTACTAATAATTTGATAAAATAAATAAAATGTACCAGATTTTAATGCATTTGATAATAATCTGAGTTGCACTCCATCATATAAATTATGTAAATATAAAGGTTTATTATATATCATTCTTGAACGAATTGTATCAAATGGTGTTGTAATTCCAGATGCACATATACCAGCCATGCTGCCTATTATGGTATGTAACGATATATTTGATTCTTTATTAATTTTTCGCGTTAAGAAATCATATATTCGAATACGCATATCCATTTCAATTATATCTTCAATTACAGATATTTTATATCCCTTATATAACCCTTTTTCTCTATATAATATCTTAGCTGCATTGAAAAAATTAACGGCTTTACTTGATTGTAATAATCGCATACTATTACCAATCGGGATTTTAACTATAGATGTTATTAATCCTGCAATTATACTTGCGGCAGCAGTTTGATTAATTAAATTATTATATACTGTAAAATAAATTGTATAGACAATACCGGCTGTAATCCCTGATGTAGCGCATCCAATATATAAACTATTATTTTTGTTTTGAATAATACTAGATCCAAAAATTTGTATTTGAGTTTTCTTACGTTCCAAAGAATATACAACTGACTGACTTATACATCTCGATAAACCTTCTTTTATAGCATATCCATTTTTATTATGTTTTTTAGAAGTGGAATAATTTTTGGGAAATAATCTGTATATCATTGCTTTATAGACATATTTCTTTCTTTATAATATCTCGTCATATGCAATTCTTCTTTCGTTAATGAGGCTAAATTACTTTCTTTTAAAATCCCATCACTATTTGAGTAATAAATGGTATCTAAAATATAACCTTTTAATGGTAATTGTTTATAAAGACAAATTATACAATGTACACATGGTTTTGAATTACCAAGTGATCCGCTTTTATTTGCGCGAATTACTAATAAATCCACACGCTTTAATTTTTTGTTTCTAGATAATTGTGGTAATTTTTTTATAGCATTTTCTTCTGCGTGTATTGAATAGAAATTCTTTGGATCACCTGTACCATTACCCTTATGGAGATTCTCGCCATAGCTTAATAGTGCGAAAGGGATGACTATGTGAAAAAAACATAGCCGCATGATTGAATCCAGTTGTCATCATATTTTTACAACAAATTGGGGAATTAACGTATCGCCTCCTATCGCACATAGTATATGCTAGACTCTCTATCTGGTGATTAATAGCCATTTCTTTTATTTTTATACAATTATTTCCTTAAACCGGTTTTGATATTACTTGATATGATTTAGTTTCGTCAATTGATATGCTATAAAATGAAGGAGTATGATATTTCTGTATTAGCATATCAACATATAAATTGTAATCAGACGCAATTTTTTTTATCAATTCTTCATTTTGTTTTTTCAAAACGTTCTGTATGATATCTTCCATAATATATTTAGATATATAATAGAACATATCATTTTTTAGGATGGACTTTATTATAACATAAACACCCTTTTATATTCGGAGAACATGAAGATGAAGATGAACATGAAGATGACGGTTTTTTTTCATTTGATTTTGATTTGGATTTTGGCGTTGGCATTTTACTGGGAAGACCTGCATCTTTTAATATTTTTCGTATTACATCTTTATTTAATCCAGCCTTTTCAAGCGTTTTATATGTTACATTAGATGATGCGATGTCTTTAATTTTTGTAGCAACAGTTTTTTTAAGATATAGAGGAATATATTTATTTCTATATTCCATTCCAACGGAATAAATATCTACTCCTTCAATATTATATTCTTTGATAAAATTTCTGAATATTTTTATTGCAAACGTTCTCGAATATTTACCAGACAAATCAAGTCGACTATATAGGTAAGGAAAATAATCACCTCCTAAAATATTTCTTTGAATATTTAATGGAGTAGGACCTTTTTTTAAATTTATAGTTAAATTTGAAGGCATCTATAATTATTATATTTTTTTTTCTGATAAATTTGCATGTTTTTATATTGTATCAATAGTACCTTGGTTGTATCAAGTTACTTTCCAGAAACTTGTATTGGTTTTATCTGTAGTTAATGTATAATCTTCTGTAGGAATTATTATAGGATATTCTGTTAAATCCGCAGATAATTGATCTATTTCAAAAGGATTATTTGCAACAACTGGGAATAATCCAATATTATCTTCTGATACAACACCAATTATACCAATACCTAGAACATTTAATATATTCTTATCATTATCATAAATCACTCGTGTACCTATGTGTTTTCCTTGATATTTAGATTGTCTATAAAGTATCATTTCTATATCAAAAGAATAAACACTGGAACTTGGATGCTTCTTACTTATACCATAACGTAATAAAACATCGTGAACTATTTGTATAGGTATTTTTACATTATCTGGTAATGTTAAAGCATCACTGGTATTTATGCGTGTTTTAAGTTCATTTACACAATTATTATACGCCATTAAAATATTTGATGGCGTATTTGGTGATATATCGTATATTTTCCAATCATCTGTATTTAAGGTACCATTTTCACTAATATTAAAAATAGTCTTTAATTTATCTAAATATTCGCGATTTCCATATTCATAATAGAATGCATTTTTATATCGATATTTTATTTCATTATCTAATGCAACTGTATCTTGAATTCTAGCACGACCGCTTGCATCATTATTACTATTAGTATATTGTATCGTTTCATTATAAGCAATAACAGTGAATTTTTCATAAGAATTTATTAATAAAAATGTAGCCACAAAACTAATTATAAAACCTAATGTAAAATAATACATACTTATTTAAAATTAAGAAATGATTTTGAGTTTTACACCTTTGCACATTTAAAACGCCCATTACTTTTTCTTTTCGAAGTGTTTATTCTTTTCTGTATGAACAACGCGCGTATATTGTTTCTTATTTCTGATAAATTTGACTTTTTGTGTGGCTCGCCATCTAATCTAAAGGAATATTATAAATTTTTCCCGCTTGTTTTCTGTCTATACCATCGCCTGGATATGCCATATCTGTTTTCTGAGTATCATAATAAAATGGCGTAAATGGTCCTGTATTTAAATTCTTTCTATAAGCTATTCTTTTTACACCAACTGGAAATTCACATACGCCATCTTCTAAACACCCGCCTCTTTTCTTATCATTATTATAATAAGGGCAATCCGTGTCTACTACGCACGGCTGATCCCATACAGTATATCTAATTTTAGGAATACCTATAACATCATATGGCGAATCACACAATGCTTTATTATTTATATTAGAATCTCCATAACATCTATATGATGGATCATAATACGAAGAATCATTTTCTAGACGAGTAATAAAATCTTCAATTATCTGAGGCGGATTCTCTGTATTGTAAAGACTAACAATATTTAAACGCATTGATGGTAAAAATGTATTTTCTTCACGAGACATTATAAGTGCGCTTGCACCCGGTGAACTCAAAAATATTTGCGATAGATTTGATATAGTCTCTTTTGTTGTATATGGATAAAAAAGTCGCACACGTTCCCAGTCAAGTGTTGCAAACCCCATAATTGATATAGATTGCGTTTGTATGCGGTGATAGAACGGATTATTTGGTATTACAAAAGTAATAATTACATCTACACCAGATGATAATGTATACGGTAAATCTATATAATTTTTTCGATATAACTGTTTTAATATTATTCTAGATGAATCCATACGATATCCGGCAATAATTGCTTTAATAAAATATAAATCAGAATGATCAAAATAACCAACTGTTTTATCTAATATATCAAGAATACAAGTCATTGCAAAAGCAGTATGCGGTGTTGCAATTCCAATAAAATATCCTTTTTCGCTTTTTCCAATAATTTTGAATTTTGAAAAATCATTGTCATAATCATATGGATCGCATATATAAAATGAATTGCCAGAATATAAAGTCGTTGGGAATTTTGCGGGATCTGATGAACATATATTTTTAAAATTGTTCCAAGAATCTGGTTTAATTTCGTTAATAAATATTTTACCTTTAATATTTTTATAAATCCAATTACTATTATTATCTTTAAAAGTTGCAAAGACCATAGTAGAAGAAGCCGTGAAATTTTCGGATTTTATCGCATTACGTGAATAATATATACTGCAACTAAATAATATAATAAAAAATATAAAAATTATAATATTACTCTTCATATAACTCTAATTCAAGTAAATATTTTCTATATTGGTTATAGTAAAATGCGAAAGCAACTCCATTTACCACGATGGATAGTCGCATTAGTTTTATATTTATTGGTAATATTACTATTATTTGCCATTAAACCAGCTATAATGTTTAACAGAAATGGAAGCCCTAAAGATTTTGGCGTAGGTTTAAAAACCGGCAAATCTATTATGGCACCCGCCGTATTCTTTCCAATTCTTGCAATATTATGTTTCTTTATATCGACACTTATTTATATTATAATATAAAGATTAATAATTATATTATAATAATCTCATGAGTGGTTTTATAGGTAATCAAAAAGGATATGGTGAATTAATTAAATGGTTACGTCGTGATAAAATACCAAAGGATAAACTTTCATATAAGTCTTTTTTGATAATTAATGGTCCATCTGGGATTGGAAAAACTATTGGGGTTGAAGAAGCTTTACGGGAAACTAATAAATATATGATAAAAATAGATTGTAATAATTGTATAAATAATAAAGAATTTAAAGATATTTTAATAAAAGCAATATCTTCTGATTTGTTATTACAATTCGAAGAAAATGATTCAAAGGAAAGAGTTGTTTTAATAGATGAATTAGATGCACTAGTTGCACTTGATAGAACATTTATTAATGCATTAACTAGTTTAATAGAGAGTAATATATTAGCGGATATTAAAATTATAATCACATATAACTTAAACGATTATAAATGTTTATCAAATTTCAATATAATACATTTACATAAACCGGAGGATGCGGATATTCTAATTTATATGCGAAATAAATATCCAGAAATCCCGTGTAAAGAATTACTAGATCTTATTGAAAATTGTAATGGTAATATTTCATCTATAATAATGAAAATAGAAGGATATAATGGAACGATTATTAATACAATTCCCGAAGTATGTAATTTATTTAATAAATTGCCAAAAGATAAAATAAGATTAATATTTCAACAAGATCCGTGGCTACATCCTTTGCGATTTCACGAGAATATAATAAATGAATTTAATATTCGGAAAGGATTGCAGAAAAAAAAAGAGCAATGTTATATAAAAATACTAAAAAGTTTATGCGAATGGGATAAAATGATGTATCATTATAAAAATACTATAAGTGATATTGCGCTACCAATAGAATATTCGGCTTCGCTTGTATTATTAGTATATGAATTTCCTATTAAAAAAAAAGATAGTGTTCATACTGATAATTTTACAAAATTATTTAATTATTTATCATTAAAAAAGAAAAATATGATATCATTGCACTCTGAAGATTTTCCTTGGGAAAATATAGGAAATATTCATAAATTACCTTTTGATGAAAAGAAAAAAAAAAAATCAAAAAAGTTTTCTATTTGATTTATAAGTAAAGTTAAATGGCCAATGAAGAAAAAATACCCGATGTAGTTTCTGATGCTTCTGAGAAAATTACAACAGTTTCGGATAAAGTAGCAGATATGAAAGCTTCTGCTTCAGAATCTATTGCAAAAGTATCCGATAGTGTTAAATCTGTTATAACTAATGTGAGAAGTTATTCAAATACAAATAGCGGCGGCATTATAGTAATGCTTGTAATCGGTGCAGCAATAGCATTAATAACTGCATATATTTTATATTGGTTAATTAATAGAACTATAAACAATCGTAATTATTATTTATTACCTGGTACAAGTATGCCAATTATTGCAACACAAGAAACTAAAATAGATGGATCGCAAATTCCAGGTTCATTAAATGGCAATCGTAGTACAATATGTTTTTGGATATATATTTATGATATTAATAAATATTCTGGTTCTATTAAACACGTATTGCATCGAGGTGCAGAAAATGATGATTATACTGTAGCAAGTCCATATATTTATTTAGATGCAAATACAAATAAATTACATGTAACATTTGCATCTAAATCATCTGATTCTAAATCTGTATGGGGTGGTCCATTAGCTGCTCAATTATTTGATCCCGTTAATTATACTCCTGTTCCTGCGCCTTCTACTGGTGCTACAACAACGCCATATAGAACATATTCAATTAGTCCAACTGGAAAATATGTAAATACCCATATTGGCAATCCAAGTATAAATACAAACGTGGGACATCCTGAAAATTATTTAGCTGATGCAAGTGAATTACCATCTGATGCCGCAAAATTAGCATATATTAATGCTATACGCGGTATTACAATAAATTATGTACCATTACAGCGATGGGTACATATTGGTATTGTTGTTAATGAAAATTTAAATGGTGGGTCTATTACTGCATATGTTGATGGACAACTAGATAACCAAATTACCAGTCAATCGCAAATATCAATTGCGGATTCAAGTATTCAAGCAACTACATCCAGTTTTGGAACAAATTCTATTTTCCAGGTAAAATCTATTACTACACAACAAGGCAATTCTATACAATTAACTCAGGCAACAACAACCGCGCCAGTTGGCGGTGCAAAAACCCTGAGCAGTACGTCAACAGCGCCCAGTTATGGTAATCCTGTTTTAATTAAACCGTCTTTTAGTATTGCAAATGCTGATTTGGATCGTAAAGGTGATATATATATTGGCGGTTCATTATCATCCGCTATGGGTCCTGGATTTTCTGGTTTAATATCAAAAATACAATTCTTTAATTATGATTTAAATATACAAGATGTATACAATAATTATCTAAAAGGTCCTATAGATAATCTAATGGCAAAATTAGGATTACCTCCATATGGTGTTCGTAGCCCAGTGTATCCATTAAGTTAAATTTCTTTTACATTTATAGAGTTTTTATAAATGTCTAACATATTACAAGTTATTGCTGCAATAAGTTTAGTATTGGTACTTTTAATAATTGCATTCTATGTTTATAATTATGATGAAATTAAGGCTCTTACACAAAGTAGTAAAGTAAAAAAACAAATTACAATATTTAGTGGTATATACGATTTAAAGAATGCACCAATATACGATATGGCTGCTTATAACACAAAAAATACAGGGTTCAGTACATCAGATCCGTCAGACCCAACATATCTAGATATTGAATATTCTGTAAATCAAAAATCCGGTGCAGAAATGACATATACATTCTGGTTGTATCTAGATTATAGCCAAGATGGTAATAATAATGTATTTGCCCAATCTACTGGGGTCACGACTTTCTCTAAATCAAGAACATACCCAATATATGCCGATCAGGGTTTAACAAAAAGAGGCTCTGGGGGTATAACTGCTTCTTTAAACAATTCATTATATTCTTCTTCGTCAACTAATGATTTCACAGGCGAAGGCGCATATACTCCTGCGAATGTCAGTAGTTCTGGAAATGCTGGTTATCAACCAGTTGTATTATTTGTAAGAGGCGAAACAGTTGCTCGTATATATAAAGGATTATGTTACGACGTTAGTGCTGAAAAAACCGACAGTAGTAATCCAACTTTAAATGGCAAACCAAAACAGGCAAAGGCAGATGTATTAGTTAAATGTCCACTTGTAAAACTAGAGAATAATGGTGATGTTTTATCCGTAGAATTTAATACTACGTATAGTCCTGACGCAATGATTGAAAATGCTAAAAATACCTGCAACAATAATGTTTCAAATTCCTGGACCGATGTAAATTCTTATAAAATTGCTATTAATGGATTAACTGGTAGTCAATATCAAAAGAATTTCTTCTTAGTTACTATTACATTACAGGATACTTATCCGAGTGATCCTATTTCAATTAGAAATAAAATTAGAGCACGTATATATATAAATAAGACACTTCAATTAGATACTTATATAAATTATAATAGCTTTAGTTTCAGTGAATGGAATTCCCAGAATTCCCTCAAGATGAATAATGGCAATTTATATGTTTCTCCACAGATCTACGATGCAAGATCATTAAATTCAGATAGTAATAAACAAAAGGCATTCGTTTATTCTAAAACTCCGACAAATGCTAATGAAATTATAATGGCAGATTTAACATATTATAATTATGCATTAAATGCAAATCAAATATCTTCAATATATTCTGCTGGATTTAATAAAAAGACAATTACTTCTTTATTATATGATAATTCAATCTCTACACAAGGTGGTATTAATTTAACACCCGGAACTGCTGCAACTGGTTTAAATCCCAGTACTACTCAGTTTGCAAGTAGTACTCAGTAATTTAATTTCATATATTCCTGTTTTTTTTGATGTATATAATTTAGTATATTCTGGATATTTGTCGAGTAAAAATTCACAAGATTTTTTAGATGATTCTATACGATTAAGATCATTTATGCATCTATCTTGCATACCACCTTTAGTTTTATAATATTTAGTTTTTATTGTAATATTATTTATTCGTAGGATCTTCTTATATTTCATAAAATACATAATGCTGCGTTGGACATCTTCTTTTTCTTCAATATCAATCAAAATTGAATGATCATTAATTGATCCCCATAGAACTCCTACACAAAACCGAAGATCAAAAGTATGTTCTGGCAAATCTTTCATAAAATATCCATTTGCAACAGGATATATACCAAATAATGCGGTATTATTATTTTTAATTATATCAAAAGCATCATTACATATTTCAATAAATTCGGATATTTTAGATATCAAATTATACCTAATAGATTTTTTGATATCGATAATATTTTCATCTATTGATAATTTTAAAATATCATCAATATCATCATCCATATGAAGAAGATAATCGCCTTCTGGAAAATATAGTGTAATATAATTTCGCATTTTATCTAGTCCTGGCTCAATATTAACTGATATTAAGTTTATTCTGTCAAAATTATTTTTAATAAATTCTGTTTTGTAGCTACATTTTTGAGATTCTAATACAAAAATATAAATATTTTCTTGTGGCACGGCTGCATTTGCTAAAACTTGTAGTGTTTTTTTGCAAATTATTGAATCTCTTGAGTAAGAAGGTATAATTATCTTAAAATTCATTACTTTAATTAAGGATAATTAATAATAAATATAAATAGAAGAATATGACCGGTGGATTGATGCAATTGCTTGCTGTCGGTGCGCAGGATCAATATTTAAGCATTAGTCCTCAAATGTCTTATTATAAACAAATATTTCGTCGTCATACAAATTTTTCGATGCAAGGAGTTAGAAATACTTTTAATAGTGTTCCAGTTTTAAATGGAACAAGTCGCATTACATCAACGTGTAAAATTGGTAGAGTAGGAGATCTATTATCTGATATATATCTTTCTTTTCAGTTGCCAGATATATATTGTAATATCAATGATAATGACGATTTACGTTTTCGATGGATTCCAAATGTGGCTAATTATATGATATATAGTTATTCTTTATCAATTGATACTCAATTAATTGATCAGCGATGGGGTGAATGGATGGATATATGGAATCAATTAAGTTTAACATATGATAAACAAGTTGGATATGAAAAATTAACAGGAAACATAGAAGAATTTATTGCGCCGAAATCACTTAAACCACTTGTTATATTATCTAATAATAGATTCGCATATTCTTATTATCCTGCTGCTACACAAACAAGACCGTCAATACCCAATAAAGTATTTTATGTTCCTCTTGATTTCTGGTTTTGTAAAAATCCGGCATTGGCATTACCATTAGTATCACTTCAATATCAAACTATTAATGTTTCAATCGAATTTAGAGCAATAGAAGATTTATACCAGATATATGATAAATATTCTGGTCAATATTATAGTCCGATTGGTTTTCGCAATTTGCCTTATTATGCCAGTAATCCAGATTATACATATTCTTATAATGCCATTGATGTATCTATTTCGAGATTTACTGCTTATGGCGGAGGTGGTCCATCAATTGTAAATTTAAATGCATATTTAGAATGTAATTATATATTTTTAGATACAGTTGAAAGAAATACAATAGCGGCAAGTAGTTCCGATTTTCTAATTGAGCGTATTTACAGAACTAATTTAGGCGGAATACAACAGAATGGGTCTGCAACAATAGATCTTCCAATTTCAAATTCAATTAAAGAATTAATATGGATACTTAGACGATCTAATGCGCATATATATAATGATTGGGGAAATTATACAGCGACTAGTCCAGAAAATACAAATTTCGCGACGCTTAATACTGCTAAAATATTATGGAATGGTGCTGAAAGATTTGAAGAGAAACCAGGTGCTTATTTTAATCTCTTACAGCCATATCAATATCACAGTTCAACACCCCGGGAAGGTATATATGTTTATAGCTTTGCATTATATCCAGAAAAATTACAACCATCTGGTACATTTAATGCATCTAAAATAACTACAATACAACTTTATATAACAACAAATAAAATATTGAACAACAATTCAAGTGATTATGAAATATCAATATATTCATTATATTATAATATTTTCAGAGTAATTGGTGGATCTGGATCTATGGTATTTGCTTCATAGTTTCTTTTATGATATTATTATATAGAAAATGAATTTAATAACTATAATAGTAATTTTTATATTAATATGGCTTATATATTCAATATTGAATTCATATAATAGTTTACAAATGGAATTAAGAGAAATACGTATGAAATGTATTGCAGGAGGCGGTAATATTGATCAATCACAATTTACACAAAATCCAATGACAAATATGAAGCAAAATTTAATAAATGGATTAAATAAATTTATATAAGGTTTAATTGAGTTAATATATTAAAATGCCGCCTAAGCGTAAGACAAAAAAAGAACTTGCTGCAGCAGCTTCGGGATCTCTGATTAATTCTATAAATAATGTTATAGCACAAGATGATAATAGTAGTAATCTGTCTGAAAATAATAATATAGAATCAAACAAAACACCAATAGTAATGCAACTTTCAATACCTTCGAAAAGAATAGAAGAAATAATTAAAGATGAAGAAAAAAAATTACCTTTAAATATAGATCCATTGCCGTATATTAAAGATAACGCATTTATATGTGAGAATCATAATTTAGATTCAAATAATCAAAATAAGATTCATACACATCATGAAATAATATGTTATTGGTGTTGTCATAATATTATGAATATAGAATACGGAATGCCGGTTCGATATGATGTATTTCACAAAAATTTTACTATGTTTGGTTCATTTTGTTCATTAGAGTGCGCATCTGCTTATAATTTTTCAATAAATATGGGATGTGATAGAGCTTGGGAAATTCATAGCTGGATACAATTATTAGCTAAAAATTATGGATTAGAGACACCAATACGTCCTGCGCCAAATAAATACTTATTAGATACATTTAATGGTCGTATGAGTATCGAAGAATTTAGGAGTTCACATAAAGGATATGTAAAAACATATGTTATGAATATACCACCATTTATACATATAAATTCTCAAATGGAAATATTAAATACATCTTTTTTAGAAAAGAATAAAATACATGAGAAAAAAATGATAAGTATTTAAGGAAAATGTTTGTTAATATATTGCACAAACTGAATGGCTGATATAGAAGTCCCTTCAAAATATATTGTTTCGACAATAACTTGTAATGCAACTATAAATACATCAGTCAATTTACAAATATTTTTTTCAAATGTAAATATTTCGAATGATGGATTTATATGGGTAGAGATAATGAATAAAAAAACAACAATTGATGGTGAAAATCAAAATGGTAGGCAAACGCGGGGTGTATATCCAAAGAAAAAGAAGATATCTGAAAAAAATAAGCAGAGTTTTGATAATCAAGTAACAATGTATTATCGTTTCAGAGATACATATTGTCCGAATATTAAATTATTTAAAAACGGTAATATTCAAATGACTGGTATTAAGAAAGAAGAAGACGGTCTTTCAATTGTTGATATTATTGCCAGCGAAGTAAAGCGTATATATGAAACAGGGTTTCCAATAGTTGATACTATTGCAGAAATTATACCAAATTCATTTGTAATTCGTATGATTAATAGTGATTTCGGAGTTCCATTTAAAATTAGACGTAAAAATCTCCATCATATATTGATATCATCTAATTATAATAATGCGTGTAGTTTTCAACCTCTTACATATCCAGGTGTTAAATTGCAATATTTCTGGAATAAAATGAATCCGCAAAAGAATGGCGTATGTGGATGCACGGGTGTATGTTATGGTAAAGGATCAGGTAATGGAAATGGTGATTGTAAGAAAGTAACTATATCTGTTTTTGATAGTGGTAAAATACTAATAACTGGTGCAAATGCATTTGATCAAATTGATAATGCATATGGCTATATATGCCAAGTTATTGCTGATAATAAATCAGAAGTGAAAAAACAAGAAGTACTTGTTATTTAGCAATACATTTTATATTTAATTCTTTATTGGGATGTATATGATATGGATATTTTACATAATTGTTTCCTGGGCGATTAAAACTTACAGGTTGTTTTGCGGCTATTGGAGGGGGATTTGCTGATAGTAAATTTTCTGCAAGAATATGAGGTTCTGGAATAACTGGATAATTTCCCCAATTACCTTGAGCAGGTTTTCCAGTATATAATCCTCCATTTACTGCACGTGGCGGACAAGGTACATTCGGCTTATAATCAAGAAAACTATATGCCATATATTATTTAAGGATTTTATTATCTAAGATTATTTAATATGAAGAGAACGAATAGTATTCGTGAACAAGATGAAACACTGGGTCCTGTAACAAATACTGGTGAAATAAGAAAAATTATAAAAGAAATTGTAGAATCTAAATTGCCAAATAAAGAACGTTTTATATTTTTTGAGAAAAAATATCCGGATATTGTAAAACAATTTGATTTACTTATAAGAATGGCATGTTCGCCCGATTTTGATTTGGATAGATTTAATTATATGATGGATATGCGTGATAAGGTTATTAATAGAACAGAGACGGAAGAATCGGCATCTGTTAAAGTAGGTCAAGATTTATTTGATCATTATGTTAAGCCTTATAACTTTACTTAAGGATTTGCCTATTCTTATATTATAAGCAATAACACTTAAATTATTTACATTATGGAGGTTGAAATAGTAGAGAAACCAAAGATTCCTTCTAATATTAATGAATTAATCGAACGTGTTAAGTCCGAATTAAATTCCGATAATTATTCAACTGGACTTGTATATTTTTTGAAAAAATATCGCTTTTGGCCTGCATTGCAAGTTAAAAAGTTTTATAATAACAAGAACCTTGTTTTGTTACATAATACTTATAAACGCGTCGATGTTCGACATTTTCAAACTCTATATGATCAATGTCGTAGTATTGTGCTTGATTTTTCTGCACCAGAAGGTGAGAATGTGGTTGTTACATATACAAATGCCATACCTGATCGTATATCCGATGAAGAATACAAGAACATTATGAAAAATTCTGATATAATTGAAAGTAGCTACGAGGGTACTGTTGTTACAATTTATAATTATAACGGTATTTGGTATTTTGGTACTACAAGTTGTTCTAGTATAGATGGCTCCAAATTCTTTCATCCAACAAAGACGCACGGCGTAATGTTTGATGAAGTTATTGCAAAAATCACAGGTCGTGATATTCCAGATTCAAAAGATAAATCTAATGAGCTTCGCCAGATGTTTGCAAATGCTATTCTTGATCCTTCAAATGCCTATGCATTTGTTCTTGTCCATCATGAAAATAAGCATATTATGGATTATACGAGTACTCTGGGTGAGAATTATATGAATTTAGTACATATAATTACACGTTCAAGAATAACATATGAAATTGTTGATTTGTCAAATCAGCCTTATGCTGGCAATGGTATCATTTATCCTACTCGATTTGCTACACCTGAAATTGCAATTAATTATCTGTATACTGCACCGAATGCGTATGGATTTATTGTTAAAGGTGAAAATAATAAATTTAGCAAAGTTTCTATTAGTTCTATAATAAAGAAAGAAGAGCATAATATTGGCAATCCAAATCCTTGGTATAATATGATTAATATCTATATGAAGCAGACATCTTCATATAAGATTAATGATTATATCAATGAATTTAATATAATGGATTCAATCGAATTACCGAAGAGTTCCCGTGGTGTAGATATGGATCCTACTTATATAATTCATACTTCATTTATGACAATGAGGGATTTTCTTCTTAAATTTTACAACGCAACAACTAGTTTTGATAAAGAGAATAAGAGATTTATTATTAATAAAGTGGCGGATGAGATATATGCGCCAATTATTCGCTTTCATCTTGTACAGCTACGTAATATTCAAGTAACGCGACATAAACATGCGGCAATTAATGAGAAAACTGTATATATGTATTTGTGCCATAGTCAAACTATTAAGAATTTGCGGCTACTTGTAAAATATTTTGCTACAAATTGGATTCAGGGACAAAATCTAAATGGAATACCTTATCGTGCAGCAGAGAGTCTTGTTGAATTAAATAAACTTCTTTCTTAATTATAAATTATGAGTATAAATATTGTAAAAATAAATGATAAGATTGTATTAAAAAAAAGAGAAATAGACAGAAAACAATTGAGTAGAAGTAGCACTGCTAATACTGAAATACAATCAATACGAGAAGATATTATAGTATTAGAAAAAATAATAAAATATATGAAAGAAAATAGTTTGGATTCAATTACTACAGAAAAATATAATGAGTTATTTCGATTATATAATGTACTAGTTATATCTCAGTCAATTACACGTCAGCCACCGCGGCCATCTCAGCCATCTCGTCTACCTCAGCCACCGCGGCCATCTCGTCTACCACAGCCATCTCGTCTACCTCAGCCACCGCGGCCATCTCGTCTACCACAGCCATCTCGTCTACCTCAGCCACCGCGGCCATCTCGTCTACCTCAGCCACCGCGGCCATCTCAGCCACCGCGGCCATCTCAGCCACCACAGCCGCCTCGTCATATATCGCCATCATATCAATCATTAACACAAATAGAATGGAATAATATATTAGATAAATTAAAATCTAAGGATGAAATTGGAAAGAGATCAGTTATGGCTCCTGCCGCTGGAGGTAAAAAACGCACTTAAAGTTTTTATTTTATTATAATTTATTATGTTTTTTCATGAATTATTATGTAATTCTGGATTTGGCGATCGTATATTAGATCTATGGACTATTGTAACAATAAAGAATATATTAAATAAAACAGAACCATTACTTATAAAATGGAAATCTGGCACAGAATATCCTGGATTTAATAGTTGCTATAGTACAGATTTATTCACTATAAAAAATTGCAAATGGGCTACAAGCAATGATTATTTCATAAGTATTCGAACTTTTATTGGGGAAAATTCACAAATATGGGGTAATTATATGAATCAAAAAATGGATTTTGGGATTATTCAGAAACAGATTTTTCCAATAAATACATTTTGGGGTACAACTAATATAGAAAGAATACAAGAAGCGTTGCCATTTTATGGAACAATTTCTAGTAATTCAAAAGTTGCAGAAGTATATTATAAAGTAGCAAATAGTATGTGTCCGAATGAAAAACTGAAAAATTTATTAGTATTTGCAAAAGATTTAGAATATGCTTCTGGAATACATATCAGACTTTCTGATAAATGTGTTGATATGCGAAAACTGGATCCATTTACAATGACTCGTGAAAACTTTAATAATATTAAGGAAAAATGTAAAGAATATATAGCTACAAATAAAGGGATATATTTTGTATGTAGCGAAGATAAAACAGAATTAGCAAAAATGCAAGAATTTATATTAGAAAATGGAAGTTATCTTATTACTCTAAATTATAATGATTTAAGAGAAGATGAAATAGCACTTCTCGATTTCTTTGCGTTATCCAGATGTCAGAAGATATTACAATGTACAAAATATTCTACATTTTCTATTGCTGCGTCTATTGTAAACCAAATTCCTTTAATTAATTTTCACGGTTATGATAATAATGCTTTGGCTATTTGGTCTAATACTGCAAAAATTATTTTATTATAGTTTCACCATCCGAATTTGTAAATCATAGTCTATTTGCCAGGTAAAGGCACTTCTTTATATGCAATAAATTGACAAGCTGGTAAATGTTTTAATTCTGTATTTATTGGTGCAGTTTTATCATTATATATCAACTCTCCTTTTTTAACAGGTGCATATTGGTGATTTATGCATTTTGTATTAAATCTAGTTATACCAAATAAATCAGACTCTAAATCAACAATATTACCATCAATGTGAGATGCTGCAGTTCCTCCAACTAAACCGAGTTCATTACGACATTTTTCAGGATGTTCATATCTAAAAGGAGATAATATATATCTAAGAGTTGTCATATTTTCATTTAATCTACGCGAATAAGTACAAGTATCTGCAGTTAAATGATTAAATGACATTATTATATTAATATAATCTTTTATTTTAATGCATACGTCTATGACAAGATTCGCGACTAAATGTTTGCGCCTCACATTCTTTTAAAAACTCTTGACGTCTTATAAAATCACGAGTATTATCACCCCCCCGTACCCATGGTTCTACAATATGTTTTGGATCCTGTATTCCTTTAATACAATCTAACATAGGAGTCATATGATATGTTTGTAGCTCTGTTAATTCTTTTTTGCAATAACCTTGTTTGCTCATATCATCCGATGATGATCCCGCTAATATATCAAGTTCAATATTTGGATCACCTACCCCATGTAATAAATTGGGACAACCGGTAAAAATACGTGTAAATAATTGGATACGACATTTATCGCGAGTTAATTGTGCAGGATCATTACGTAATTCGGAATAATTATCTACAACACATCCTTCTGCGACACCATATCCAATGCGACCTGTTAAATTTGTATGTTCATACGAAAATTCAGGAAAACGCGCGTGTCTCCCATCACAATCTACAGGTAAATATTGATATAGTTCATATTTTTCAATATGTTCATTTTGAATATCTTTGGCTTCTTTAGCGCATTCATCAGAGCATACCCTTCGAGAATCTAAAAATATTGATGGATTGGATGGGTCCATTTGCTATATCTTGATAATATATTTTTATTCATGAGAACTAGTTCTAACAATATATTGATTACGATAACATTGTTCTCCATTTCCATCTTTACAACTTGGCCCAGGTTTATAACACCATTCCGCAAATGAAGTTTGATCACCCGGTATTGTAGTAACTGGCATTGTATAAAATTGACGCTGTGATGCCATTTTATCATAAATATCGGATACATCTTTAAACATTCTGCGATCATAATTTTTCTTTATTATTTTCTGAATGCTGTTATTTCCAGTATCACAAGCTTGTGGATGATCTGGATTTAATACAATATCCGCAATTGATGAATTCATAAATGGATTATCGACTGTTGATCTACTACATACAGTATTATTTACAATATCAATTTGTTTATCTTCTAAAAATTTTTCAGTTTCAATTTTTTGTTTCATTTCATATTTATATAAAAATATAGATACAAATCCGGCTATGATGCCAAAAAACAAATATCTATAGTCATTTTTTATTAATGTAAGAAGAATACCCAAATATATAAAAAATCTAACAATCGCATTAATTTTCTCAGCAATAGTCATTTGTTGTAAAGGCAAAATTACATAATAGGTATCATATGTCATAAACATTCCAGGGTCCTCAAACCATATTTTTTCAAGCATCTGTTACTTCTACTTTCGCTGAAGATTTTTTACCTCTATTTTCAAGCTTTCTTCGTAGTTGTTTTGCTTTTACAACACGATCATATGCTTGATTTGCAGTAACATTTGCTTTAGATTTCTCACTTGCCATATTACCGGCCATTGATTGCATCATATTTTGCAATTGAGACATATCAAAATTACCATCTTCTCCTTGTGCAGAACCAGCTAAATCTTGCATTTTACTCATCATATCACCTAGATTACCAAACATATTTGCTTGACCACCAGATTGATTCTGAAGTTTAGAGGAAAAATTGATGGCTTCTTTTAACAATTTTTCTTGTGTTAATTCCCCTGTTGCTATCTTAGAAATCATCTTCTGGGAAACTGTTCCGAGTAATTTAGATAATCCACCATCCGGATTAGCTAAAGCTTTAAATATATCTTCACTATTACCTAATGAATTTTGTAATTCATCAATATCAATATCGGCCATAATCTCTTTAGCTAATGATCCAAGAGATGTATTCTCTAATTCTTTAAAAGAACTCTGGAAATCACCTACAATATCTTCCTGAGATATCTTAAATAATTGTAATAATGATTTAATATATTCGGATTCAATATCTATTTTTAGATCTTTAGTTTTTAGAAATTCTACAACTCTTGGAACTTCTTCATCGGATAATTCACCTTTTCCAAAAATTTGCAAAATTAAGAAATATCCATTTGAAAATGTTCTATTTCCTATAACTTTTTCGATATTCCGAACAGTAATATTTTTATATATAGATATATTTTGCACTTCTTCCAATTCCATATATTTGTTGAATTCCTCAACATTTTTACAATTTAATTCAAGTATATTGGTAAATTGCTCAGCATAATATTTAATATATTCATCCGAATATTTATCATAATTTAAATAATGATTCTTTAGTGCTTTAATTATATTTCTCGATGTTGCATCTGTATTCTTATTTTCTTTTGCTTTATCACGTAATTTTCTTAAAAATACAAAATAATATTGGTTAAATACATTAGTATTCATTTTTATTACTATTAATTTATTTCCTTATATGACCTTTTTCTTTTTTCTTTGAAATATATTTATTAGAGAATTCTATTAAACCTTCTTCGCTTCTTTCTCCCATATAATTATCAATAACTTTACCATGTGATATAATTTGTATTGTAGGAAATCCCATTACATCTCTTAAATTTTCTGGTAATAATGCTTTATTACTATATTCTACAGAACACGATGATATCTTTGAAACCTGTGTAAATTTCTTCCATACTGGTTTTAATGCAATGCAATGACCACAATTTTTCCAAAAATATAATATAATAAAAGGACTATCGGAATTTAATAATTTTTCCATTTTGTCTTTAGATTTAGCTGTAATTTCAAAAGTTTTCATACTATATATTTATTATTTAATAATTTTTATTTATTTTTCCGCAATATCTATTAGAATGGATAAAAGTTGCTTCGATCTAGCAGATGATTTATCTTGCCTTGCAATGATTGGTTTAGCTAAAGATGAATACACTAAGAATTTACAAAATATATCTTATAACTTAATTAATCCGGCGTGTCCGATGTTACAGAAATTAGCAGATCGTGACGTTGAATACGATTTACAAAAAAGACCAAATACGCATTTAAACGCAGCTTGTTTTAATTTACCGGCAAATTATTATTCTGGTCCTTGGGTTTCACAGTTTAATATAAATAAACCCCCTTTTGAAATTAAATTTGATAGATGGACTAGACCACGCTAATATGCTTATTTCTTATAGCTTTTTTTAGCTAATTTCATACATTCTCCTAGAGATAATGTAGGATGTTGTTTCTTTATTTTCATTAAATGAATCATCCAAGCTGATTTCTTTTTACCACCGTCTTGATTATTACTTGCAGGCATTTCTATAAATATAATTAGATATTAAAATTCTCGTATTAAGTTAAAAACTTAAACCTATATAATTATCAAGGAGTGGGAATATGTTACCCAGAACAAAAATATTAAATGCAAATGATACTAGTATAGGTATTACACAAGATATATCTACGAGGAGTCTTCAAACAGTTTCAGTAGGGGATTCTGCTGGAAAAATTAATACAGGTACAAATAATGCATTTATAGGTGTTCAAGCAGGCGCACAGAATACATCAGGGAGTTATGTAACTGCTATTGGTTATCAAGCGGCTGCGCAAAATGCAAATTCTTCATATTCCACTATGATTGGTGCTTATGCCGGTGCGCAAAATATTTCTGGTAATGAAATTGTTTTTGCAGGTTTTAGAGCAGGCGAATTAAATCGCTTCGGTGGTCAACATGTCGGTATAGGTGCATACGCACTACGCGAAAATGTAAGTGGAAATGCATCTGTTGCTATAGGATATCGCTCTGGAGAGAAAACCGCTGACGGAGGTTATAATACAATGATTGGTGCCTACAGTGGTCAAGATAATCGTAGTGGAAATTTTAATACAATGGGAGGATATAGCGCAGGTCGCTCTGGATTTCTCGGAAATAAAAATACGTATTTCGGTGCATATGCAGGATATAGTAATTCATTCGGTTCTGCAAATTCTTTATTTGGATATCAGAGTGGTGCGAATTTAATAAGTGGTGATTTAAATGTTGCGATAGGCGCATTTGCGTTGCAATATGCACATAACGCATATTCAAATGTTATTATCGGTCCATATGCCGCTAAAAATCAAAAAGCATCATCTATAAATAATGTTTTAATTGGTGCAAATGTCGCCACAAATGCAAATATCAATAATTCTGTAATTATTGGTTCATCTACTGCTCAAAATATGAGCGGAGAAGGTCTTGTTATTATTGGCAATAATAGCGCAAGAAATAAATACAGTGGAAATTATAATATTCTTATCGGTTATGGTGCGGATTTAGCTTCATCTTCAAATAATTATGGCATATCAATAGGAAATTTAAATACATTAACATATACAAATTCTGTAAGCATTGGTATCGGCATTACAAATCAAAATATCAAATCAGTACTTGTTGGAAATACATTAAGTTCTGATGCGGCTCAATCTGTAGTAATAGGCAACGATTTATCTATACAGTCTGTCATTTTCTTTAAAGATTTATTATATTATAATTATGCGAATATAGCAGCGTTAGATGGAAGTAACATTTTTAATATTACAAATATAGATTATACAAATACATTAATTTCTACTATACCAAAATCATTAGCTTATCAAAATGCAACCGCGCATATTATTACATCCAATGTAATTAATAGTATAACAAATCCGGAATTAAATAAAATAGGACCATTCGGCATAGGTATTCGTTTGCCATATGATTTGATACAAAATATTACTAATCACGGATTTTGCAATGCATATGCGCTTGGATCTCTTTTTACAATTCAAAATGCTAACGATATTAGTTCTAATATTAATATTAATAAATGTTTCTTTACAAATTCATTATATATTACTTGTAATTTACCAGATCCGACAAATTTACAATATTCTAATTATTATTATACACATGAACTTTATCCATATATTCATTTTATACCAGGAAAGGATTCGCTTGGATGTAATTTACCAATTATTCCAGTTATTGCAAATATTACACAAATAAATCCATCAAATATAACAGCCCCTATTTATATTGGCAAAACTGTGGCACCACCAATTTATAATTTTAACGGATATACTATACATACAGGAAAAAGTCTCTTAAAATCATCTTCACATATATTTCAATTTCAAACTTCTTCAATAGACTGGACATATACTGTAAATTCAAATATGGGAATAAATTTACCAAATTGTAATATATTATATTCTGTATCTAAATTGCCAAAATATGGTACTTTAAATAATACAATATACAATTCAAATACAATACTTAATATTCAATATACACCTTTTATCGAATATGCTAAAAATACAACAGATACTTTTGAAATTACACCTATATTTTCAATTACTGATAATGCAAATTCAAATTATGGGCTCCCTAGCAGTAATTGTATGACTTTCAATATAACATTTAATCCATCGCAAAGAGAAATATATCCAGCAAATAAAATTACAATCCAAGATAATACAATTAAAACCTTACTATTAAATGATATTCTATTAGACAGCATCCCAACATTTGATTTAAATACTAATATATTTTTAACATATTTAAGTTCAAATGTTACATTACTATCAAATCAAATACAATTTACATCAAATGATGTCGTTATAATGAATAATTGTAATATTTCACAATATCCCGATAGTTTGGCGCCAGGATTATACAATCGAACTGTAAGTTGTATTAATATTGCATATTCGTGTAATTTACAATTTTTTTATGATTATTTAAAACCGCCTTTAAATTCGATTATAAATGAATCCTCTAATTTATTAAACACAATGACAAATCTATCAGCAATTGATTACACATGTCTATCAAATATTAATATAGATGCACAAAATTTAATATATTTATCTCCGTTGGCAAATAATGATACATTTCGAACATATACTGATTTAAATAAACAATTATCATATTGGTCACAAAACTATCCATCGCCGTTTAGTCAAGATTTCTTAACATATTTGCAGAATTATCAATATACTAATCTATATACTGCATGGTCAAATTTAAATATATTGCAAAATTTATTTAATAATTATACATATCCATTATCACAAAATGTAGCCAGAAATCTTTTTACTGTTTTATTAAATACAGAATATGCATTTACAAACTTAAATTATACTAATAATGATATTAATTATATAAAAGCAATACCATATACAAATTTAATACATAATACATATTATACATTATATAATGAATATTACAATTGTCCTCGATTATTTATGAAATTATCTGATTTTACTCTTGGAAAAATACAATTAAAACAAAATTCTCAATATGGAATTATTGGATTACAAATTGAAACATCAAATATTTCTATACCAATAATATCATATCCTGCAACAAATATTTGGGAAAATATAGAAGAGACTATAACATATACAATAGCCACAAATTCTTTAAATTTATATCAAGGTTTAATCGATAATCTTACTATTGATAATTATTATATTCAAAAATCACCATCAAATGGTATATTAAATACATCTTCATCATTGATTACAAATAATTTATCAAATATAACATATTCTACAATAAATCCATGGATCCCACTATCTTCTTTTGATATAACTATTTCAAGTAATAATAAATATTTAACAAGACATTATAATTACATATATGATAATACAATAAGAACATTGCCAATTAAAATAGGTGTAATGCAACCAATTTCGGTTATTTCATCTCAATATAATCAATATACAGTAAACACAATTACTGTTCCTAAATCAAATATAGATACAACTATAATTACAAGTAATCAAGGAATATTAATTAAAACTACTATTTTTACACCTATACAATATGATCCATTAGTAGGATATAGATATACAACAAGCAATATTACAAATTCGAATATATATTATACTACTAGTGTTCCTTATGGAACTGCTTCAAATATAATATCATCATATTTCTATACATTCTACACATCATCTAATACATATACAAATAATATTATACAATACAATTCAATATCTAGTAACATTATAAGCAATTATAATATTAATTATCCGACGTTACAATCAAATACTATTAAGTTATCTAGTAATATAATAAATTCTGTGATATACTTTGCATATAATAATACTATATATCTTAGTGCATCAAATCAGAATCATTATAATAATTATGATATAAATACAGGTAATTATTTGTATCATTCGGATGATGCAATACAAGCAATTAATACAGATTATAATAAAACACAAATACAATTATTATATAATCAAAATCCGTTATCAATTACTGTTAGTAATGTTACAATACATAATAATTATAATAGATATGAATCGTATATAAAGTTAAATAATTTGTTTCTTTATTCACCAATAAAACTATTATTATCTATTTCTAGAATACCTGATTCATTATTATTTATTAATTCAACCTCAACCACGCAAACAGGATTAAGATACTGGAATAGCACAGATAATATTTATATAAAAGGTACTTCATATTCAGTATCGTGTAATATAGAATTATCTATAAATAATACATATCGATTAGATATAACAACAGTTCCTGTAAAAGAAATAAATATATTATCAAAACCACCAACATATGCTAGCATTGAAATTGATGCAAATACAATGCGCGCAAACAATTTTACAAATATATTTAAAAATGATTCTATGAGTTTTATACCAACTGACATCCATTTTATAAATATATACAATGGATCGATTATAAATAAAAATACTAATTCACTTATTATGTCAATATCTATGGATAATGCAACATTTTCGAATATGACATATTTGGCATCGGGCAGATACCAAACAGATACTTTGGAGTATTTTTATTCATCAAATACAATTTGCGGCTCTTCAAATTTCAAAAAAATAATAAATTTAATACAAACACCTTATACTAATATTCAACAATCTTTTAATATTGGATTAAGCACTTATAATAATACATTAAATCAAAATTTATTCTATTATTCAATACCTAATCAAAATAATATAGGCATTCGTTTTCAAGCGAATACTATACCATCAGGAATATCTTTTAATAATATATCAGAACAAAATAATATAATATCTGGTAATATCTTTAATATATATAATACTAGTAATATCCAATTTATTAGTAATAATGTAATAAATAACTTTACTATTGCATATGACGTAATTAATATGTCAGTAATGCCATATCAAACTATTCCAGGATATGCAAATAATTCAATATCATTTAAATCATATTTGCATTACGAATTTCCGTCTTCTACAAGTTTCAGTTTAATTATACAAAATTTTACTAATTGGAGAAATACTAAAATAGGATCATTTTGGAATAAAATTGATTCTTTAAATATAGACCCTCTAAAATTGGAATTTATATTAGATACATATCCTAATTATGGTTATATAAATAATTCAATATCATATTATGATATTATTAATAATAATATACGTTATATACCTTATAATAATTTAAATGATATATGTGGATTATCAAATGATGTTATTACATGTAGATTATTGTATAATTCAAACCAAGTATCTCCAAAATATACTATAAATATAAAAAATTATATATCTCGATTTACATCACGTATAATAAATGCGAGTTCATTTACTAATTATGCATTGCCCCCAGATACATCATATGGTATGAAAGTCGATCATTTAGTATGGCGTACACATTGTAATATACAATTTCAAAAAAACTCTATTTCTAGTAAAGATATTTTATGGACATTAGAATCAGATTTGGCTTTGAATTATAGTTGGAAATATATTGAAAATGTGGCTACATATAATTTAACATATACCCCAAATATATTAAACTCTTATACAATTTTACGATTGACTATTGATGAATCTGATTCGGTTAATCTCAGTCAACTTATAAACTATGTAATAAATAAAGATAATGATACATATTTTTATATTAATTCACAGCCATCGAATGGAATTATTCAAAATATAGATACTGGTAATACTATTCAACGATTTACTCAAAATGATTTATATAATATTGTATATCAGCATTTTGGGAAAAATCTGGGAACCAATCTTATTGGAGATTCTTTTTCTGTTTCAATATCATCAAGCCCGTATGATTTATCATTATCATCAATACAAGTACAAATTGATGTAGCAGGAATGCCAACTGTTGTAAATAATTATTCACAATATACATATATAAATAATAAAAGTCAGGCGTTATCATCTGTTATAAACATTCCTCCTGATAAATTATCTATTAATTCTGGATATATACATATTATTGATAATACATTATCAAATATAAAAATCGTAGACAATCAATACATTATAAACTATTTAGATGATATTAATTTTCAATTTACACAAAATTATATATTAACCCAAACAGCGCCATATCCATTGTATGGATTTGATTTTACATATAATAATTCTATGATACCAGGATATATAAATCGATTAAGTAAAATATCAATTTATAGCGATTTATATAAAAATCATTTTACAGGATATTTAAATCAAAACACAGATATAAACAATATTATAGCTTATGAAAAAGAAAATCAAAATATAACATATACATTCGCGAAAAATCTTTCTTATTTTTCAAGTAATATATTTTCTACACTTTTATCCTTTGAAACTATTGCATCATTAGCAAACAGTCAATCTATTTTTCTCGAAAATAATAAATTTAATATAAATTTTTATAGTGGTACAAAATCGCTACTTGAATTTACATTTACTAAAAATAATTGGTATTTAACAGCAGGCACTTATACAACCAGTAATTTATATAAACCTATAATTAATGAAACTTTTACTACTCTTTTAATAGTAAATTACGATAATTTTAATAATAATTGTTTATCATTATATTGGAATTATAATTTTAATGCAACAAATGCAAACTTATTAAATGGATATAATATTAATGTAGATTTATCTTTACTTGATAAGATTGAAATTAGTGTACCTATATGGGATCCATTAAATTATATATCATCATCTAATTTTGTGCGTAAAATAGATGGAGGTGATTTATATGCTTCATATTCATTACATAATTATAATATTTCACATATATTTAATAACTTAGAATTTTATATAGGAAATTTAGCAACATTAGATACTCATAGTGTTATATTAGGAAAATCTATTAATGTAAGAGGTACAAATAATGTTTGCATAGGTAATAACTTTTCGACATCTGGGGACGGATCTTTAATTATTGGTAATAATATTGGCGGAGGTGGCACGAATGAGATTAATAGTTCAATTATTGTTGGCAATAGTTCTTTTAATAATTCTGCTGTCTCAAAAATTATTTCAATAGGTAATTCAAATTTAAATAATCTGCGAGATAACACAGATAGTGTTTTCCAATTATCAGTAAATAAATTTTTATCTCAATATCCAATTATTATAGGAAATTTCATAGATAATAGTAAAATTGATTTTAATATAAATATAGGAAATGTATTTTTAAAAACTTCAGTAGAGCCAAATGATACAAATATAGTAAATAATCAAATCTATTTAGGTATTTCTGGTGAAAAAGTAGGTATTGGATATAATAGCAATGAAGGATTAACTCAGGCTTTATGTGTAAAAGGAGATATTATTGCAAATTCAATAACCGTAAATAATTTTAGTTTTCAAAATTTAACAGATACTATTTCTTGTATAAAAGTTGATCCTTTAACTTTTATTGATTTATATTATATTGTTTCATCAAGTGGTGTTTATACAAATAATATTTTAAATGTGCGTAAATCATTGAAAAATGACAATAATGTTGTTGGTATTTGTCTTAAACACACGCCCAAAACTATAATTGCAATATCTGGACATACAAAAGTATGGTGCGCAACTGCTGTAAATGTGGGTGATTTTTTGGCTTCAACAAATGAAGGTGTGGCATATGCAGTACATCCACAAACAATTATACAAAGTATAACAACAAATCCACAACAGAATATTGTAGTTAAAAAAGTTATAAATGGTGTTCCTATTTTTGTAGGTACACAATCTAAATCAAAAAATACAAATATAGAAGCAACAACAACAACTACTGATAATATAGAATTAATATCAAACTATACGTTTGCAAAATCAACAACTAATTGGGATCCTGATAATTATAAACTTACACCCTGGATAGAAACTATGTATACTGCACCTAATAATACACTTGTTGGATTGATCGGATGTATAATATGATATAAAGATCTTCTTAATTATCAGAGTATAATGACTATTGCGTCAATTATTTATGCCAATTATCAACCGGCTCAAATTAAAATAGATAGTCTTGGAATAGGGCTACTATCATATGCAACTAATGATGGGTTAAACTTATCATCTACACAATATTTAGTAGTCGGTGAAAAAGAAAATGGGCAATATAGTTTTATTGTAGATGAAAGAGGCTTTGCAGTAAATACTACATTGCCAATAAGAACAAATAATCAAAATCAATATGCAGGATATATAGATGGCAGTCTATATGTAACTGGCAATGTAATCGCAAATGGAGGAACTGTATTAGGAACAGGTGGGGCCGCAATTGGATATTCACCTTGGTTACAAAGTGATGCACCTGCAGATATATGGTTTGACGGTACAGTTACAATTGGTAATTATTTTGAATCGTCCGATAATTCATATGCAATGAATATTGTACAATCAGCGAATTTAACAATTGAACATTCACAGCTATCTATTCAAAATAAAGAATATGCACAAATGCGCTTAGGTATTCTAGGATCTGATATACATTCGCCAGCAGTTATAAATACACCCGCATGGACTAATTTAGAATTTCATATTGGCCGCGATCAAGACTATTTCCAAGCATTATATAGTAAATGTAATATAGAAACCGGATATGATCAAAATACTGGGAATACATATACATATTTAAAATTAGTTCCAGATCAAATACCGCATTATGAACGTTTCAATAATAGTATGGCACCTCATATTATTATAGATACAATGGGAAGAATTGGAATCCATACATCTTCTAATATTATATTGAATTATAATTCATTAGGTCCAGATCCGCGTGTTCCTCAAAATACAGTATATACTCCTGTAAGTGAAAATATGACTTTACATGTTGAAGGATCAACTTATGCAAAAAATTTATTAATATATGATAATCAAAGCAAAACACCAAAAAATATAGATGAATTATATGTAAGACGTCTCGGGGTTACTATACCCGCAAATCAAATAAATCCAGGACCATTTGCGAATGGGGATTATACATTTACATCAAACGTAACAATGACAAGTGGCGATTTATATTTAAATGGTAGCGAAAGTATAAACTATAATCTAAATGTAGATGGTATATCTACATTAAATCAAATTATAGCAAATGACGCTATTTTAGTAGAAGTCGCTAGTTTCTGTAATGATGTCTATATAAATCGCGATATAATTGTAAATAATTCAATACGAGTTAGAGGACAAATATTTACAGAAATGTTAAGTAATATTTATGTTGGCGCAGATGGTATACCAACTTCAAATTATGCTTGGCAAATGATTGACTTTGCGCCATCATCGCCATTACTACAGAATATTAATTTTACAGGAAATGGCTTTTGGACACCTGGGCGTGTAGGTATTGGTACTAATAATGGCTTTAATAATCAATTAAGTGTATTCAAATATAATACAGATATTTACGAACTAGAATTACATACAATGGACCCTACTTTAGGATATACTGCTGCTGCGTTTATGGGTCATCCTCGAGTTGCATCAAATGTAAATGGTGGAGTAGATGGTAGTTTAGTTATAGCAACACCATCATTGAGGGATCCTAATTATGATGGATCATATCCGATATCTGGTGTCGCGCAAAATATATATTTCTTTCCTGGTACTGATATGAGTACACTTAATTTACCAGTTATTCGCGCAGATAATCCTCCTACATTAGGAGTTTTTAATAAAGAAGTAAGTATAGGTACATATAATCCATTATCAGAATTAGATGTTCGCGGCACTATTACTTTTTCGGGGAATTTACAGTATTTAGACCAATCAGTAACTCCGAATGTAATTACACAAATTGGATTATGGAAATACAATACATTTCAAAACATTGATCCATACACTGGGTGCAACGTTACGTTTAATGGAATTCAATTCTTAAATTCTTTCTCTAAAAATGTAGCCATTAATATTACACCTGAAAAATTATATGCATTGGCGATTGGAAATGGTGGTATAAAGTCATACGATGGTTATTATACAGGCGATAATCGTAAAATAGTACCTTGGTTAGATAGTCAGGATTTTTTAACTACATTAAATAATGTTGCTCCGCCAAATCGTAAAAGATTTAGTCTATTTACATATGGAAATGTTGGTATGGGTATTCCAATACCACAATCTACTTTAGAGATCAAGAGTAATTATTCAGATAGTACAATGATTAGATTATTCAGAGGTGATAATTCTATTAGTCCAGATACTAATATAGATTTTGTAGGATCTGATTATTGGAGAATTAAATCAAATGATCTTAGAAAAACTCTTGAAATTGGATATGGATCAAATACATTTGCAGATGATACTCTTCCACGCGCATTATGGATGCGCGGTAATCAAGTTGTAATAGGAGATACATTACAAGCATTAGATATTAGTCCAAATACATTAGATCGGAATGCATTATTAACAGTTGGAGGTAATATGGTAGTAAAAGGTGATATTAATATTACAGGTAGTTTTAAAATAAATTCAGTTCTTTACAAAAATGAAACAATATCTCCAGGTATTCCTATACCTTTGGAAGAAAATGATGTATTTATTGCTGGAGGTAATATAATACTAACACCTTCTTCTGGGAGTTCTCTCATTATAGGTTCTCCTATAAATATAAATGTCAATGAGAATGCATCATTGCGCGTTTATCCAGATTATGGATTGCAAGGAAAACAAAATTCGTTAATTGCTGTTTTTCATACAATTACAGGCAATGGATTAATTAGTATAGTTGATGATACAAATACACAGAGATGTTTGCAATTTGGGTTAATAACGCCAACTGATACAAAATATGGAAATGGGGTTAATACAACATTTGGGTTTTATGATTATTATAAAAATCCATATTTAAGTTTCACTCCAAGTATTATATCAGCTACTGAAAATTATGTAGGAGTTAATACGAAAAACCCTACTGCTATGCTACATATTTATACACAAAATAGTGGATCAAATATGTTCAAATTAACTAAATATGTTACATCTGGCCAAGATACATCTGCGGCAAGTCCTGAAATGTATTTTGAAAAGTTATATGCCCAAACAATAAATTCAACTTTATCACCAACTTCTTGGACAATAAAAGGACCCAATGCTGCATTTGGGCAAAAGTTAGGATTTATTTATAGCGATAATAATACACCTTCTACTGAAATATTTTGTTTTACAAATAATGGATGTATAGGTATAGGCACTAGTCAACCAGAATTTGCATTAGATATTGCTAATATAGGATCAAGGGGATCTTTACGTTTATTAGATACTGGAAATAATGCAAGCCCGCAACTTATATTCCAAGCAAATAACTATGATTTCAGAATGGTTACATCGAATAATGAATTTATATTTGATATGCAAAATCAAAATGATGGGAATGGTGATATTACTATATTAAATATAAATAAATCAGGAAATATAGGTATTAAAACTTCAGCTAATCCTAAATATGAATTAAATGTTAATGGAGATATAAATACAACAGGTAAATTCTATATAAATGGAGCAAGTATAACTGGTGGCGGAGGTACTCAGCAACAGGGCGTATCTTTCCAAAGTGTAAATATATTCTTACAACCTATAACACAAAAACCTCAGTGCGGAGGTATTGTAGTAAATGGAAATATTGCAACTAAGAACCTATTTCATATATATAATGGTTATAATGCAAATATGTTAGTCTTAGATTCATCTGATCCATCGACAGAAACACAAGTACATTTTAGGAATTCTATGTATATAAATGATCAATATGGTGATCCTACAATATTAATTAATAATATTTATCGAATGGCAATGTCGAATATATATTTCCAATGGGAGTTTTGGGGTAACTCTACTACAAGCTCCGAGATTACATCTGATCATACAAATTATAAAACAGTTATGTTGTTTGGTCCTTCACAACGTACAGGCTTCACATATGAATTTGATACATTAATGAATGGCTCTTTATATTTAAATAGTAGTGTGCCTAATTTATTTTTAGGAAATCAAGGTAGTATATCTGCAAGTAATGGAAATATAATTATAAAACCAAATAATCGTCAATATTTAGGTATTGGAACAAATTCACCTAAATATTATACTCATATTTATAATAACAATACTGTATGTGGTCTTCATATTGATCAATATGCAAATGCAGATGCATTACATATTAATACAAATAATATTAATAGAGTTACCGTAAATTATGCAGGAAGTGTTGGTATAGGTACTACAGTGCCTCGTGCAATGTTAGATATAAATGGCGGTCAAATTTATACTAGCACCGGCAATACATCAATGCCTTCATATACATTTTCAAGTGACAATACTACTGGTATTTATTTATCAACAATAGGCACACTTGGAATATCTGCAGGAACACGTACTTGTGCGACATTTACAGAATCAAGTGTAAATATAAATACCAATTTAATTATAAATACAATTGCATCATATGGCCTTGGCATACCAACTATATCAATTATTCAGGCAAATACTTTAATTAATAATATATTGGAATTAGGGACAGATTTAAATAAAACTTTAATAGTAAATTCAGTAGGCAATATTGGTATTGGTTCTAAAATATCAAAATCATCAATAATATATCCATTGCAAGTTTCTGGAAATATTGGTATAGGCGGGGCGTTATTGCCTACTTCAAATATTTACTATGATATTGGTTCGCCATCTCAGAGATGGCGAGATATCTATTTATCAGGATCAACAATAGATCTTAACGGCACAAAATTATCTACAAATATATCAAATGGAAATCTACAAATTTCTGATAATAATGGATTACAAAGTTTAATAGCAAAACAAATACAATTAAGTAATATAAATTCGCCAAATATAGTAACTATACGAATTGGTGCAAATAATAATATTCAATTTACTAGTAGCAATGTGTTGCAAAATAATAGTACTATAATTGAACCTTTATCTTTGCAAAATAACATATTATCAATAAGCACATTAAATGTAACTAACACTTGCAATATGCCTGTTACAATATTAAATCAAAGTTCATCTGGAGATATTCTACAATTATTTAATTCAAATCAGCAAGTTATAACATTTAATCAATATGGTAATATTGGTATAGGTACAACTACACCAATATATCCTTTAACAATATTTGCAAGTAATATATCAAATGCAATATATATACAGCAAAACAACGTGAATGGAAATGTGGCTACATTTATAAATAATAATAATAACGGTTTATTTATAAATAATAAAGGATATATCGGTATAAATACATCATCACCGAGTGTACCAGTTCATACCATCGGAGAACAGTTATATGATGGATTCGCAAAATTTACAAGTAATGTGTATATAAGAGGATCTCTAGAAGTATATGGTGATGCTATAGCACATGGAAATCAAGTTGTTGATTCTGATATTAGGCTGAAAGATAATATAAAGAAAATAGATAATGCCTTAGCTAAATTAAAAACATTAAGTGGATATACATTTATTATGAAAAACAGTGGTAAAAAAGGAACTGGATTAATTGCACAGGAAGTACTTAAAGTCTTGCCTGAAGCCGTTAATACAGAAAATGAATATATGGGATTAGCATATGGTAATATGATGGGTTTAATAATTGAATCAATAAAAGAATTAAGTGAGGAAATTAATAGAATAAAGAATTCTTAATAAATATATAGTAATGGGTAATAGAACATCTAACATTCAGAATCAGTCAGATAATGTAGAACCAGTTAATGACGATAGCATACGTTTGATAAAAATTGATTGGGGTAATATATCTCCAGATAAAATAAGTATTGATAAACAAGGTAGTGGTAATGATATATTAGTTGTAACTTTAAATTTAAATGAGGCAATTGTTACAAATAAAGATTTTATTTATTATATGGATTCTGGTATTGTAATTAAACCAGAAAATACAAATTTCAATGCGATAGATGCAGCGCCGCTTTCTCCCGAATTATTGTCGGGAGAAAATACAAATACATTAGAAAAAGATTTTGATATGACACCGGAAGCGGATCTTAATTTGGGTAAGACACTAGGTATGGATCTTCCGAATTCGAATCCGAATCCGAATCCTAATACACAAAAACAAGCATTAGAACTAGAACAAATTGGAGGTGATATAATAGATAAAACTATAGAAATGGCAACATTATATGCAACAGAAGATAATGCAACAATTAGATTATGTTCGCCATTTTCTTCAGATATCGAAGAGATTACATTATATAAAAATAACTATGTATATATTCTAAAATCTTCACTTGTGGCATATACAAAAGGTTTAATTGCAGAAAATACAAAAGGTAGTTACGATAATATATATGAATTTAGAGAAAATGATGGTTTTAGTTTAATAAAAATAAAAAATACAGATTCAAATATTACACATAAATTATGGATTAGTGGTTTTGGTATAATTACAAAACATATACTACAAGATCAAAAAACTATGGAAATTGATATTGATAAATTATTAACATTTGGAAATGGTAAATATAGTGTAAGAAGAGAAAATAACAGAGTTATTATAATTTTTACTGGACCTATGGAATTTTACTCACATTCAAAGAGTGGTTTATCATATTATAGAACAAGTAAAGCCGCATTATTGGCAAATAAAAATATAAATAATAATAAGGAATATAATTTAGCTGAAATAGTAGTAAATACTCAAATAGGTGGCCAATTCAAAAATATAGAACATAAACCTTTTAAAAATAATAATACTGATAAACATTTACATGATTTATTAAGATTCGTAGGATAAGGATAATAAAGATTACACTAATATTATATATTATGGAATCTAAATCAATTAAAATACTAAATAATACAAAACGCTATGGATATTACGCCATAAAAGATATTCCAACTGATACAACAATATTGATTGAAAATGCTACAGTGCATTTATATAATAAAAAAAAATACCATAAAATGTTGCAAATTATTTATAAAGTATTATTCGAATCATCGAATAAAATAAAAGAGAAATTTATGAATCTATTGCCATATGAAGTTAAAAATACTAAATTTTTAAGTTATGATATATTATATAATGATATAATATGTCTCAAAGATGAAATAATGAAAAGTAAATTACTTTCTATTAATGCGAATGATTTATTATTATATTCAATGAAATATGTTTCAAATGCTTTTGGAACAGATGAGCCTTTATTATTATTTAAAGGTGCGATGTTTAATCATTCTTGTATTCCAAATATAGAATTTATTCAAAGAAGAAATAGTATGCATTTTATAACATTGCGGAATATAAAGTTAGGTGAAGAATTATTTATATATTATGGCAATACAAATTTATCAAAAAAAGAACACCAAAAGAAATTATTAAATCAATATGGTTTTAATTGTGACTGCGAGAAATGTAGATTATAGATTTAGTATTAACAGCAACAATCATATAAAAATCTATTAATTGTTTTTAATTGAAAATCTGCTACCTTATCTCTTTCTGTATTTTTAATATCAATAACTTCTCCGGAAATTAGAATCAGTCGCTCTTTAATTAAGTTCATTTTATAAATAATATTCATAAGAGTATCTTCAATTTCTTTACTATATGGTACAATATTTATATATTTAATTTCTCTATATTGTGCTTCCAATAAATTCAATTCATTTAAATAAATTTTTCCTTTATTGAGCAAATTCGAAAGTTGTTCGCTCATTTATAATTAAAAATCCAAAATATTTATCATTTTTTGAAAAACATATAAGAATATTTTATATATTTTTAATAAATAATGTATAACTGTTTAAATGATATCAGAAAATATTATTCTCTGAAATCTTGTTATGATATAAATTTGCTAGAAGAAAAAAAACCCATTATTATATGGTATTTAAAAAATGGAACAATAGTTAAAGCGAATAATAAAGAAAGTATATCAGATATAATACATAAAGAATTACTATTAGTTAATTTTTATTGGTCAACACAAATTACAGATACATTATGGGAAGTTCAATTTTCTAAATCACAAGATCCTGATGTTAAAGTAATAGTTACTGCAAATACTGGATTAGAAGCAGGTTTAATAGCCAAAGATATGATGAATAAAGATTATGATACTATCGAAATTATTGATTTAAATATTCTATAGGGTAATCTTTAGAGTAATGTATTCTTCTAATTCAAATTATTCTACTATTTTAGTAGATTCTGGAATTAACCAATTAAGATATATTGCACCCATACATCAATTTCAGAATTGGGGACCTAATCAAGATTTACATAAGCCTTTGAGTAATATTATTTCACAAGTAAATGCATATAATGTAATGACAATTACAAATACAAATATTGGTATTGGAACAATAAATCCTTTAGGAAAATTACATATTAGAAATACTAATTCATCGAATACAATTATTATAGATGGAAATAATTCATTGAGCGGAATTAATATTGTTGCGAATAATGCATTATCTAATAATGGTTTTTATTTAATAAATGATATGTCTTGCAATGCTATTATAAAGAATAATTTAGGGCCAATAATATTACAAACACCAGTTGGTATAAATGTAGGCACTAATTTAATTATTGATAGTAAGAATAATATAGGCATTGGTGGAACAACAACATCAAATTTGTTGAGTATATTAGGGGGCGGTGTATCAATTGGTTATAATATTCCAAATATCGCTCAAAACAATAGTATTATTGTGGCAGGAACTGTTAGTATTGGTACAACTGCATATAATAATGCGTTAAATATACAAGGTAATCAATCAATAACAAGTAATTTATATGTATTTGGAAATATTGGTTTGGGAACAAGTAATGTTACAAATAAAATTAATATTTGTGGTAATGTTGCAATAGGTGAATATGCATATTCAAATTATAGCGCACCTTATAATGGCATAATTATATCCGGTGCAGTTGGTATTGGTACCACTGTCAATTTAAATAATGCATTAAATATATCAGGTAATACATATGTAAGTGGTAATATTGGTATTGGAATATTAAATCCAGTAAATTCTTTTGATGTATATAGAAATGTAGCAATTGGTAATACACTAGCAACTATTGCCCCTGCAAATGGTTTATATGTATGTGGTAATGTAGCGATAGGATCAACAATTGTAAATGCAAATAATGCAGTGAATGCATTAAATATATTAGGGAATGTATCAATCGGCTATTCAGATGCTTCTTATTCACCATCGACATTTAGAGATCCAATATCGGGAATAACAGGGATGGTAGTAAAAGGAAGTGTCGGAATCGGTGGTTCTGTTAGTCCATATAATTCTTTAGAAGTAAATGGTGGTGTAGTTATTGGTTCATATTGCAGTACATCTTCATTAACTAGTGGAACAAGTTTGATTGTATCCGGAAATGTAGGAATTGGTATAAATTCACCTACATCGATGCTGCATGTTGTTGGTAATGCCAATATTGGATCAGGTGGTATTACTACTTTAAACAATATATTAATATCAGGTAGATCAATTATTAATTCAAATGTCATTATATCAAATGCGAATCCAAATAATGCTGCTTTGCAGATAAGTCAAGTATGTAATAATATTCCCATAGCCACATTTACAGATATATCAGGAGGAAATACTACACCGATTCTAAAGATCGGTAGTTGTAATATAACGGTAGGTGTGGGTTCAACTACATTACCTTATAGTTTAACAGTAAATGGATTAGTTACAAATTTATCACAAAATACGGCAAATACTATATCTGCGGGAAATTTATCAACAACTGGTATATTAGAAGTATCAAATGGAGTTGCTATTGGATCTACATATATAGGAAATTCATATGCATCCGCAAATAATTTGATAATATCAGGAAATATTGGTATAGCAACTACTAATCCAGGTTATAAATTACATGTTATAGGAAATACATATATTGGATATAATGGCACTACGATTATAGACAATTTAACAGTAAATAGTAATTTAACAGTTATCGGTACTACAACTATTCAAAATACATCAGTTACTGAGACACAATCATTTTCGATTTCAAATGCAACTCCCACGAATAACTTACCTGGATTATTAGTTAGACAAGCTACTGCTTCAAAATCAAGTGCATTTATTTGCACAGTTGCAGATTTTTATGATAGCTACAATTCAAATGCAAATATTCCAATTTTAAGTGTAGGTACGGGGGGATCTGTAAATATTGGTGGAACTAAAGTATTAAGTAAAAATTCAGGATATACGCTTAATGTTAATGGTACTGCGAATACATATAACATTACTACAAATACACTAAATGCATATTCGAATATAGCTATAGGAAATATAAATGTACCTGTAAATTCATTAGAAATATCAAATGGAACAATTGTTGTCGGTAGTTATACAGGTACAACAATAACAGGTACAAATACAAGTATAATTGCATCTGGTAATATTGGTATAGGAACAACATCACCTTCATCTATATTACACGTTGTAGGAAGCGCGAATATTGGAGTAGGAAACACAACAAGTATAAATAATTTAATAGTTACAGGTAGATCATTGACTTCCAATATATCTATAACTAATTGTAATGTTAATATTGCAGGTTTGCAAGTAAATCAATATATTAATACTATTGGACAACCTATCGCTACATTTACTGATATAACTGGTGGCAATACAATACCTACTTTGCAAATAAATAGTAGTAGCGTAGGAATTGGGGGAACAGGAACAAATACTAATTTAATAGTATCAGGTGCAATAACTTGTGGATCTATATCTGCGCCATCCGGTGTAACATTGCAAGTACAGGGTACAATTACAGCAAGTAATGTTACTACAACTCAATATGGCCCTATACTATCTAGCAATGTTTTCCAAACATTATTAAAATTAACAACAACAACTGCTGTGACAGCAAATCCACTTACGACTATATCGCAACCTGCTTATGTTTTTGGATCTGCTATAATAGGTGGAACCGTAAATACATCCAATTCAATTTATGCATATCCAATTATATCAGTAGATCAATATGGTAGAATAACTAACACATCAACCCAATCAATTACATCAAGTCAATGGTATGGTCCCGGTAGCGTAAATCCAGGTTTAATATCTTTTGGAGGCTGTGTCGGTATTGGCATAACTCAATCAACAAGTGTTGCAATACCTTCATTTTATTCAACGGCTCAAGGTACTTCATCAATATATTTAAATGTAGATGGCGATATATATGCTTCTGGTGATATTATAGCATTATCTGATAAAAAATATAAAACAGATTTAAAAATTATAGATAATTCAATTGAAAAAATAAAACAAATAAATGGATATACATATAGAAGAATTGATATCGATAATGGCCAGAGATATACTGGTGTAATAGCTCAAGAACTTGAAGAAGTCTTACCAGAAGCTGTTCAAACTAATAAAAATGGAGATAAATCTGTTGCATATGGAAATGTTATTGGATTATTAATAGAATGTATAAAAGAACAGCAAATTCGTATAGATAAATTGGAAACTCGCCTATTCTCTTTCATAAAATAAAATATATGCATACGTATTATTATTCATTATAATATCTATATCAATATTATGTATTGATATATCATCATAATATCTCCATTTATCTGTTAAAGTTGCCGCGGTATAATGGCCTCCGTGGTAATTTCCGAAATGGTTGCCAACACTTTTTAATTTGTAGCTATTATTATTAATGTTCAATTCTGGTAATATATTTACAGGATTCTCTAGCTTTACAGAATTATTATTAAATCTTTTTATTAAAATTACTAAAACCTTTGGTAGTTTATATATTTGATATTGTTTACGACATCCTTGCTTATTACATTTATCACATTTCCATTCAGATAATTCCTCGACTTTAAAAAAAGACAAAAGCATATCAGTTATTTCTATATTAGTTGATAAATCAAGTGTTAATATTGTAAAAATATCTGTATTAATTATATTTTCATTACAATTATTACATTTTGTAATGCATATATTAACACCTTGAATTGCATTTTGCCAATCACTATCTTTGTTGTTATTCATTTTTAATATGCTTGCATCTATATTTGATATTGATGCTTCATTTGTATTTATTTCTATATTAAATTCATCTGATATTTTTTCTCCTAAAAGTAACCATAATTCGCCAATATCACATTCTTCGCCAGGTGATAAAATATGATTAAATATAGTATATAATTTATGAACAAAACCTTTTGGTGATAATGAATGTCCCTGTGATAATTTAGTTATAATATCTATTAATTCAGTAGTTATAGAATTATTCTTACTAGAAGAATGCAGCAATATATTTCGCAAAGATGTACAGGCGTATATACATTGAATCAAAGTGTTTATTGCACATGTATTTCCTAAATTGAGTAATCCCCCACTTTGATTTGACATAATTATTATTAAATAATTATCTTTATATTATGTTCATATTGGAAACATAATCGACAATATATTGATGAAGTGGTTCCGCAAGAACTTTTCCTGTTTTTGTTCTTATAAAGTTATCTTTTAGCAAAAGAAGTTTCTCGTGGCAATGCTTAATAACATCATCGAGATTGCCATTCCTAGATGAAGTATATGTAATGCAGCGCGCGATGCCAATGGGTCCAAGTGCCTCTAGTTTATCTGCATCAGATACAATATTTCTGTAATGGTTATATGGCTCTGGAAGAAGTTTGCATTTTCCTTTTACTTCTCGGCTATATGAGATATTATTGATGATATCAATAACAATTTCCGCTTTCTTGTGAATTTTTGAAAATATGTATTCCTCCAGATCTTCTTTTGTTATTGATGATGTATATTTGTGATCACATACATCGTGAAGCATTGTCGCATAGATTATTATTTCTGTATCAAAATCTGGATATTCATTTTGCAGGATCATATAAGCATTCTCGGTTACTTTAATAGCATGGTTAACATCGTGTGATGAATCATAATGAATTGTGTGCTTATTGACAAAATCATAAAGGTCGTCTGGGATCGAAAGCTTCATTCTGTTTTGTTTTTATAAAACTGAAACAAATTCATTTTTTTTATATTTTTATTTAATATTATGACTATTTTACAACAATTAGGTATAAGCGCAAATCAAACAATAACTCAAGGAATCGAAACAATGCCAGAACCGGAAAATAAAATTGTTGTTTTTACAGATGGAGCATCTAAAGGTAATGGTTCTAAATATTCTCGATCCGGATGTTCTGCAATTTTTCCATTTCAAGAAGAATTAAATATTAGTTATACTTTGCCGATCGGATCAACTAATAATCGTGCTGAATATACTGCTGTATTATTAGCATTAGAACAATGTAATAAAATTGATATTAATAAGAAAAAAACTGTATATATTTATACGGATTCTCAATTAATAATTGATTCAATGACTAAATGGATAATTGGCTGGAAAAAAAATGGATGGATAAAAAGAGACAGAAAGAAAGTATTAAATCAAGATATTCTTAAAAAAATAGATGAACTTTCGCAATTGCGTAAAATTATATATAAACATGTAAAGGCTCATACGGGAAATAATGATTGGGAAAGTATATGGAATCAACGCGCGGATGACGCGGCTGCTTCGGCTGCTTCGGCTGCTTCGGCCGCATTAGGCACAAATGTATCTATTTTATAAAGCACCTGCCATTTGAAAACCTAAACCTAGACCAACGCCGGTGCGAGTGCTTGATCCGATAGAAGGGGCTAATAAATCAAGAATACTGAATATCGAAGCAGCAACTAAAGCGAGTAATGCAATTTCTGAGCCAGATAGAGATTTTGATGGTAGAATTGCTGCAACAACAGCAACAACTAAACCTTCTATTAAATATTTAATAAGGCGCGTAACCATCTCTTTGAAATCAAAAGAAGTATCCATTCTATATTATAAGAAAAGAAAAACTATTTAAGAACTTAAGTATCGATTAATAAAATGACCGACGTAGATTTAGTACATGTGAGCCAAATTGATTATTTAGATGAAGATAAACCAATTAGAGGACAAAATTATGTATGTCTATCATTCATATCTCCCGAAGACGTCTTAATAGATAAGAACATCTATTTTTTCAATAAATTTATAAGTACTTTATCGGATAATTTAAAACAATTAATTGAAGGAATGCGCAATAAATATCCCGATGATAGCGATTTATTTGATTTATTTTTAGATAATAATGCTCATTATCTAAATGTAAAAGAATTGCAAGACCAATATGAATTTTATAAAAGTACAAATTCAGAGGATTTAGAATACGAATTTCACAAGTTTCAAAATTATAAACCAACTGTTCGTGGAATTAAAGTTCGTGGAACATTTGACACTTTAAAAGAAGCGCAAAATCGCGCAGAAATTTTAAAGAAAATGGGTGATAAATTTGATATTTTTGTAGCGCAAGTTGGTTGTTGGTGTCCTTGGTCTCCGAATCCAAATTCATTGACTGATCAAGAATATGCTGAGACAAGTTTAAATACGTTAATGAAGAAATATAAAGAAAATATAGAGAATAAAGATATTGAGTATGCTGAACGTAAAAAAGAAAAAATGGAGAATATCAATAAAGAAAATGAAAAGAAGAAAGCGATGTTTGCGGAAACAGCTAGTACAGTAGCAGATACACTTGAAGCGACTACAATAAACAATTAAATATATATATTTAAAATAATGAAAGCAATCGCTATTTTTATATTATTCATAGGGATGTTTTTAGTTATTCAAGGTTATTATAGTCAAGTTGCTAATATTAAAAATACACCTACCATTGTATATAAATATATACCAAGAAGTATATATGATGAACAATTGTCAAGTGATCCGAGTTTAATGGTATCGCAACAATTTAAGAGTATGTTCGAAAACATAAACCCTTGGCCTCCATTGAGTGTATCAAACAACAATAGTCAAGGTATTCAAACAAATCAGCAAATTATATCCCAAACACCTGTTTTGACTTCATCGGAATCTTCTACGTCTATAATCCCTTCCCAACCTACAATTAGTAATGACACTAATGCAAATATAAATTCGACTACTACAGTAACGCAAAATTTTGAAATTTTAAATGCTTTTGATTATAATAGAACATAATGGCATTGCGAAATTGGACAATTGAATTATTAAATTATCAAGCAAATAGTGGGAAAACACCTATTGAAAAAGTAATAATCGCTTTTGATGCATTAAAGTTGGAAAAAAAAGAAAAGTTGGAATTGATCGCACAAATGGAAAATGCATATAATGAAAAACATAATATGTTACGAATAAATAATAAATCAAAATATGAAATTTTTGTTAATGAACAGAAAGATTTAATTGGTAAATGGAAAATTACAAAAAATAAAGCCACATTAAATAAAATTATTGCACTTGAGCGCGCGATTTTTCCGGTTGATGATTTATATACAATGTATTATTATCAATACATTTGATAGAAATGACTGATAAACATTTTTCATTAAATATTCCAGTGTTTATATTAGCATTTTGTACAGGTATATTGTATATATATCTTGCCAAACCATCATATAAAAAGATCATTAAATATCCAACTCCCGAGACGTGTGGTAAAATTATTTATAAAGATAAAAGTAATAATTGTTTTATGTATGAATATGAAAAAGTTGCTTGTACAAGTGATAAAATTCCACAACCAGTTAATTTATAAGTAACTAGTAAGAGATGATTATATCTGCAATTGCGGCCGCAGCAGCAAATAGCCATAAAAAAACATCATTCAATGTGATAATTGACAGATTATTATATACAAATCACGGACAAATATTAATATCCGCTATTTTTGGAATAGCACTCGGTTTTTTATTTCAAAAAACGTGTATTGGTGATAAGTGTATAATTATAGATTCGCCTAATCCGGATGAAATAAACAAGAATATATATGAACTAGATGGAGTTTGCTATAAATATAAAGCAAAGAGTGTACATTGTGGTGCGTCAATGTAACATATTTTCTTTTTCTACTTTGTTTTAGAAATGAGTAACAAAGTCGCAATGAGTACTCAAGTACAAGAATTACCGGACAAACCACCTATTAATACTAAAGTTGAAGAAGATCCGGTCATAACAGATGTAATAAATGAAATGGAAAAAGAATTTATTACATCGCCTAGACAATTCAGTATGCCACAATCGCAAGCACATATTGCAATACCAACATATACTACAATGCCTACTGCAATACCAATACATATGTCATATACACAAAACAATACATTATATGGATTAGATAAAAAACATATGCAAATTGCTATATTAGCATCTGGATTAGCATTTGCTATATTTTATCCTATAGAAACAGAGTTTTTATATGAAAAAGTGACGATACTTTCTAAATTTGCCCCATATGATAGATTAATACGCGCATTATTATTAGCTGTTTTATTATATATTTTATTATGGAAATTAACGTAGTTTTACAATAAATAATTTATTTGCATATTCGGGTATAATTACTTCCGCGCCATTATATATTTTATCACATCCTATATTTGTCTGACAATCGCGATTTAAATACTGCACAGGTAATAACCATTTATCGTATTTTGAAAAATATTCCCATCGACTATTATTTATTTTTCTACCATATAACGGCAATATTATTGCTTTTTCACCAAAATCTTCAGAAATTATTATACCTATTTCATTATAATAACTGGAATCTGGAGCAATCATATTTGGTTTTTCTGTATAGAAAGTTGAATACTGCTGATAACGATAAATTCTTTGAGAAATCTTTATTCCAATAACTAATATTAGAATTAAAATTAAAATATATTCTGTTCTATGTTCCATCTTCTTAATTATTTCAAAGATTTTGTTTTAGATTATTAGTAGATATGTCAATTAGAAATATGCCTGCCACATGGATACCGATAACTCATGATATAACAGAAAATTTCGTATCTGTTTCAGATAACATTATAATCGTTCAAAATGTATTTATTGTACTTGCTGCAATTATATTTACAACAATAATATCTGTATTATTCTATTGGACATATAATAGAAGCAAAAAATTATTTATTAGTTTATTATCATTTATTATATTTTTATATAGTTTAATGAATATTATTGGAATAGTTATAATAAGAACTAATGTATCGATTGTTTATTATAAAATTTATTTAGGAGCAGGAGTTGTATCTGGTTCTCTTGCAATTATTTTAATGATATTATTTGGGACTCTTGCATCCCGTGAATTATATTCACAATAAGAATCTAATCACTATCAATAAAATCATAAGTTATAACATTAGGCGCAAAATTATTATCGCTATCTTCATCACTGCTACTGTTATCTGATATTATCTTATAACCATTTTTTTTATAGAACTCTCTGCGTTTCTTAGACTGATTTGTATATAAACTAAAGTTATCACATATATCAATTACCAATGGTATATATTTTCTCTCATGAGGTTTCTGACGCTGTATACGTCCAATTGATTGTTCAATTGATGAAATAGGAGATGCAAGTATTAACGTATTTAATACAGGAATATCCATACCTTCGCTTGCCATAGGATATGTACCTAATAATATATCTTTTGATTCACTTTCTTTGAGAGCTTTTTCTTTCATTCCACCTACATAATATCCGACTGTTCCTATATTTTTTTCTTTTATTTCTGATTCAAATGTTTTTAATTGTCCTTTACGATCACTTAATATTAATACACGGCGCCCTGGTTCTGCATTTAATACTTTAATTAATATATTTATTATAATATCTGTGCGATCTTTATGAGAACATATCGCATTAATCATTGCTGCACAATTTTTTTTACCATTCCACATAACTAATTCTTTACCATATTCTTCACAAGGATCATCATTCGGTATATTTATAATCCGAACAATTAATTCATTTTCTGAACGCCCTTTTAATTGAAAAACCGGTTTACCCAAATACCATTCAAACACTTTACGCAATCCATCTTTTCTATCAAGAGTTGCAGATAATCCAAGCATTATCGGTCCATTAATTTTTGGTAATGTTCTGCTAAATACCTCCGCACTTGTATGATGACATTCGTCGGCTATAATTAATCCAAATTCACTAAAAATATTTGAATCATATTCTTTCATTGAAACACTTTGAATACTCGCGATAACAATGTCTTTATTTATATCAATCTCTTTGGCTTTAATTAATCCAATTGTTGCAGTAGGTATAAATTCTTTAATTCTGTCTCTCCATTGATTTATTAAAAACTCTTTATGACATATAACTAGAGTTTTCTTCTTAAAATGGCAAGAAATATAGAGACTTAAAATAGTTTTACCAAAACCGCAACCTACTGAAATTATTCCTCCACGTTTCATAGGATCATTCGCCGCTTCTATAAATGCATTTACCGGTGCCATTTGTTCTGTTCGTAAAGCACCTTTAAATAATAAATTCGGACAATCAATACCTTTATGCATTGTATCATATTTGGGTATTCCAAATAGTTCAAAACCTAGACATCGGGGAATATATAATTTTTTCGCATTTTCACGATATATTGGAAAACTTCGCGATTCATCACTATTTAACATTGGATTTGTTTTAGGAGATACTGTAAGAATGCATTTCAGGTAATTAATACAGTCATTATTACCATCTTTTAAAATAGCATATCCTTTATGTGAAAGAAATGTATTGGCTATAGTAAATTTCTTTAATTTACCCATTATTGAATAATAAAAGAGTTAAATATTATATCAATTTTTCTTTACTACTGATAGTAATGTTAGAGTTTATTGTACTCCGCTTAGTTGCTTTATTCTTAATAATACTTGTATCCTTAATTAATGTATCGTATTTAAAGTTTATTTCAACTATTGAATGGCAAATAATATTAGGCACGATTATTATTGCATTTATATTATTTGGCGATGCAATAACCGGATTGTTATTTGGTTTACTATTTCTTATAATATACTTACGATATTATATGATTAAACTAAATATTAATTTTTGGGAAACGAAATATAACAAATATCCTATGAAGAATCTTGTAACAGATTATATTACCGAACAAAATCTTAAAGATGCACAGAATAATATAGTAAATGAAAGAAATCATAAAAATGCATATATAGGAATACAAGGAGTCTATGGCGAAGATGTATATAGTGCACAAGGTATCGATAAGATAATGCCGGGAATAACTAAATCACAAGAAGTAAATCAATTTGTTATATAAGTATAATGGATATATATTTTGTAATTTTTATAATAATTATATTATTTTATCTAATACTAAGAAATCCTAAACCAGTACATAGGCAACATATTCATATACAACCACCTGATAATAATACTAAATTAAATCAAACGTATGATAGTCAAAGCAAAGAAATTGATAAATTTTTCAAAATGCCCACCCCTTGTATACCAATAGATTATCCTGTAAAAAAAATTGGTGATTGTCCTTATAGTAAAGCAGAGTCCATGGATTTACCAATAGCACAAATACCAATGTGCTTTGCCGATAAATTGGATAATAATATGTACTTAAGAATAAAAAATGATAATATAAGTAAGTAAATATTCAGTGAAGAATGCATACAGGCGTAATATCATTTTGTGATAGAATATGTTATAATATTAAATCATTCGAAACAAAAGAAAAGATTTTACAAGATTTGAAGCAGAAATTTCAGATAATTATACTCCAAAGACATTGGCATAAATTAGACGAAGAATCTGTAAAACATATACATCGTATTTCACATTTATCTTGTCTTCGCTCAAATGGTAATCCATATTATATGTATTTTACAAAATATGAAGATGTTCCCATTATTTATTTTATAGATAAGAAAGTGCAATCAGGTTATCAAGTACCACGTATTATTTTATCTAAAGGCAATTGGAAACCCGAGATATTTACAGATACATTAATAGAAGGAGAAATGGTTAAAGATTTCAATAATACATGGATTTTTCTTATTAATGATGTAATAGGGTTTAAAGGAGAATATTTAATTAATAAATCTCTTCCTCAACGAATTGAATATGCATTTGAAATATTATCAAGTTTGTATATACGGAATAATTGTATGGATGTATGTGAATATCAAGTGAAACAATATGCCTATGCAACCCAGGAAGGTACTACTGCTCTTATAGAATTATCTAAAAACTTAAATTATACTTCACGAGGTATATATTATTGTCCGTTTTCATATAAATATAAACCTAAACTTATTAATTTTGATGATACTCTAATTAAATCTGTTATTCGCAAAGTAAAAGATAATCCTGATTTTAAAGAAGTGCAATCTATTCAATCCCCTACAATATTATCGCGGGATATTATACCATCGCAAGTATTAGTAATTGATAATGAAAGTGAAAAAACATTATGGTTGAGAAAAACAGAAAATCCAGATGTATATGATATTTATTCAACAAATCACGGTATGGTAAATAATACAAAAATTGGTATTGCTTGTGTTCAAACATTTGCAACTAGTAAAATGTTGAGAAATGCTTTTAAAGATGCTACAGTTGCAATATATATACCTTATATTTGTAAATATAACGCAGATACATCTAAATGGGTTCCAGTGAAACGTTGCGACGAATCCAGTTAATTGTTCTAATTATATCATTTTGCATCTTTGATAAATCAATAGTATTATTATGATTGTATTTTATATAAATATATTGTATATCATCTTCTTTTTCCACATATATAAACATTCTGTTATTAATTCTATAAATAGTCGTTTCTCTTTCATTAAAATGAATTATTTCATCTGTACACGGAAATAAATGAGTTGGTAATAATTCTTTATTATAACTTATTATATAAAGATTATTTATATTTTTATCAGTGATAAATTTTTTTCTGACTACTTTTTGACCATCTGTTTCCATATCATATACATAAATCATATCTCTATTATGAAACATTTTTGTTTTCATTTTAGTAGGTTTTGTTACAAATGATGTATTAAATTTTATATTTTTCCATCCAATTATATTGCTATTATCTTTTGAAAAATATACTTTAAGGCAATTAATATCATCATTTACATAATCTGATAGTTTTATATTCATTTATATATTTTATATTATTTTTATGGTTAAATCATTTTTTATCTAAAAAATGATTTATAGATTATTCTATATGTTTATTAAAACAATGAGAGATCAAGTAACAAAAATATTTCTTCAAATAGATGGGTTTGATGAAATAAAAGCGAAAGATTTAGAAATAGGTGTATATAATAATACAATTGATTATGCTTCTCAAAATAAAATACCACTTTCGTGGTCATCTGAAATATTTCAAGAAACATATTTATCTAAAGCGCGTTCAATGTTAAGTAATATAAAAAAAAATCCAGGATTAATTACAAAAGAATATCTACCACACGAATTACCATATTTAAATCCGACTCTATTGAGTCCAGATAATTGGGCTGATATTATAGCATCTGAATTATTGAGAAATAAAGCCGCATATGAAGTTAGTAAAGTTGCTATGACTGATCAAATTAAATGTGGTAAATGTAAGAAAAATAAGGTTTCATATTATGAAATTCAGACGCGTTCTGCAGATGAACCAATGACAACGTATTTTACTTGTCTACTTTGCGCAAATAAATGGAAATGCTAACGCATCATATGTTTAACAGTTTCAAGATTTAATTTCGAAACCGGCCAATACTCTGCATTACCATTTGGCATAGGTCTTTTTATAATATACGGCAATTTTTGTTCATTTAATTCTTGAAGAGCAATTTTGCGTAATTCCATATTTGATTTAATTTTAAAATCATCTGGCATTTTTACAAAAGGAACTGCATTAAGAGATAAATGCATTGTTCTTAGCCCAATAATTTGATCAAACTCATATTTAGTCATAAATGGTAATGAAATATATTTGGTTACATCTGCATTTTTAATAGATTCTGAATCATCTGTAATTATAAAATTATCTTTACGTGAAGACATTTATTTTTTATAATAACTCTATTATTTATATCATTTTTTATTCTTCTCGCCAAGTAGTTCCGCAATAATCACAGCAATATAAATATTTCATATGTACTGGATGATATTTAATATATAGAGTTTGTGGGTTTTCTTTAGATTCTTTGCAATCTGCACTGGGACAAATAAGAATTTTATCTGTTTTTGTTGTAACACGTGGTAATGTAGGATCATATCTAAGATATTTATTTTGATACTGAAGATATAAAAGATCATCTTCAGAATATAAATTCTGTGAAACTTTAATAGCTTTGTTTTCAGTTGCGGCTTCTTTTTTAGAAAAAGTACAGTGCTTACAGTATTTTATGAGTGAATTATCTTCTTCTGCACGAAGATATAGCAAGTTATCGCATATCTCACAGAACTCCATTATATTTAATATTCTATTATATCTTTAATTCATTTTTTATTTAAGGTTAACGTGTTTTGTTTTATAAAAATGGCGCCTAGATTAAAAGTTTTTATAATTCATACATCTATTTTAACAAATCGCATGGAAAAATTAGATCCTATTATAAAATTCATTAAAGAATCTGGAAAATTAACTGGTTATACTGTTGAAATATCGATGATTATTTCGCCAGATCCAGGAGTTCTTTACCCGACTCTAGAAGAGTTACAAAAGAAGATTTCATATGATAAAAGCGGGAATGAATTATTTGATCAATGCATTCAAGTGTTAAGTCTGGAAATGATAAGTAATATTGAAAAACACAAAGATGCACTTTCTAAGATATCAAAATATAAAGATTCGGAAGAAGACTTATATCTAATTATCGAAGATGATATGATTATTTTACAAGACTGTTTAAAAAATTTTGAAGAGTTATTAAAATTAGATCATAAAAACTTGGATTGGGATTTGATTATATTAGGACTTTCCAAAAATATAGCTACAAATACACCGCAAAAGTTGGAAAATATAAAAGAATTAAGCGATACTGGCAAAGTCTTGCCATCTAAAGAGGCTTATTTTATTCGTAAAAATGTGGCTACAAAACTTTTAGCAGAATTTGAGAAATATAAATTTACTTATAGGATCCAATTATCTTATTTTATATACAATAATTCTGATATAAAAGTTTATTATCCTTCAAAGAGAACAACAGTTGATGGAAGTAAATTGGGTTTATTTACAAGTTCTATACATTCTAACAATATATTAACATTCAATAATGAATATATGCAAATGTATAATTATTTATCAATGTCAAAAGAAGACATACAAAAAAATATGTCAAATATAACAGCTTTATATAAAACAGTAAAAGGTCTTAATAGTTGTGATTTTACACATTTATATGGATTACTTAAAATTAAAGCGGATTTTCTTAAAGAAGGTGAAGAAATATTATTAGAAGCACTTGAGCAAATTCGCAAATCACAAGGATTACTCAATGGACGTTCTGATTTAGCTAATAATTTAGTAGAATTATATCGACATTTACAAACAGATGCAAACCCTATCAAAAAATCGAGATATGATATAAAAATTTGATTTTTTATAGTCTTTTAGAATAAAGCGAATATGATTATTCCCATCCGTTGTTTTACTTGCGGTAAAGTAGTTGCTGATAAATATGATTATTATATTGAAGAAGTAAATAAACTTGAAAAAGAGAAAAAGAGTGATATGAAATTCTTTGATTCTATTCATACTAAAGAAATACTTAATAGTATCGGATTGACACGTTATTGTTGTCGCAGACATATGATTGCGACTGTAGATATGATGGATACAATTTAATTTAGTCTCATATAGTAAATTAATGACCACATCTGTAAATCCAGATAATATATATAATTCAATTAAAGATTCATCAAAAATGCTTGAGATAAGTAATGATGGCTTGCAGCAGAAAGAATTAATTGATAAAATAAATATTTTTTTAGATAAATATAAAAACCGCAAACTCCCGGATGCAGATCCAAATACCCCGTGGATTAATTTATCATTAAATGAAATTTTTCGCAAGACTATTCAGACAGCAATTGATATTATAAATGATATTTCAGATGCTATTTCAAATAAAGAATTAATTTCGAACACAGAATTTCGCCGTAGCATATTTTTAGCATTTACTTTACAAGAACGCAGAATATATGTAGGAATTTGGTTAATAGTTTTTTCATTTGTTCTTTATTTCATTGACTCTTCAACTTAGTTTGATTGAACTTTTCATTTCCATTTGATAATTAAGGATGATAATAAGAGATCAAGTTGTGTTTTTTATAAGTTTAGGGTCAATACTATTTTATCAATTAAATTCATATAATAATGAAAGATTATTATCAATAATAATTATAGTTATTTTTGGATTTTCAGCGTATTATTATTTAGATAAGCAATATAAAAATTTGGATAAAGATAATAACATAATTGAAACAGTTATTAATAAAGAATCTGAAACTAGGAATGAAATAATAAATGAAAATTATTATATTCGAAAATTCCCGAAAGATAAGAAATTTCACTATATTTTTAAGAATCATATTATGATAGAAATTATTCATAATTTATCTATTGTTAGAATGTTTGATAAGGCAAAATATGCTGATTTGATTTTATATATGGATAATTTACAGAAAGTATATATATATATATTGGCAAATAGATATGAACCTTCTAGTTATATATCAACATTTATTGATTTATCCGATAAAATATTAGAATTATTATATGGACTAATATTTGTAATTCCAGAATCTTTTAAACATGTATATGGTATAAATACTGAGAATTTGATGAAAACGAATATAGAGAGATTTACGGCTTTACGCACAAAAATGATAGAGATTTTGAAAAATTTTGCTAAAGGCGAATATGGTATTAAATATTTACCGGAAGTAAATCCGCGACCCAGTAATAATTATAATAGTGTCGTTTTGTTTTAAATATAAAAATAATATCTTAATATTAGAATAATTAATGGATCAAACAAGATTAGGGCCTAGAACGGATACTCAACCGCTCCCGCCCCTGCCGCCGCCGCCGCTTCCGCCGGCCGCCGACCCCGCCGCTGCCGCCGCCGCAGCGCCTGGTTCCGCCCGGCGTGTAGAGATGCGCCCTAACCCACTTGCAGAAGATCCAGAAGAAGCAGCAGTAGATGCAGCAGGAGAAGCAGCAGCAGCAGCAGGAGAAGCAGAAGCAGCAGCAGCAGCAGCAGCAGAAGAAAAAGAAAAACAACACATTTCAAAGTTAATTGAAAAATTATGTAATTGTTTTAATATTAATAAATATAATGATCAAACACAAAATCCAAAATTCGTATATTATATTAATTTTCTAAATGAAATATTAAATGAATTAGATAGATTAATGAATTCTGAAAATTGTGAAGATTATTTTAAACTTTTTAAATTATTTAAATTACTTGTACATTTATTAAATAATGAATTATGTAACGATGATAATGATGATACTTATGATTTAAAAAACATTCTTACAGCAAAATTAATAGACGATAATAATTATCAGATTACATTCATTTATGTACTTGACAAAAAATATAAATATGATACGGATTATATTATTGAAAATACAACTGAAAATAAAAGAATAGTTAATTATATATTGCAACCTGAAAATTATGGAGTTGAGGCTGCCTTGAATGGTAGAGAAGGCACCGGAAGGGCGGCAGAAGGCCCCGGAATAGCGGGGTTGCGGGCGGCGCCGGCGGCGGAGGCGGTGGCGGCGGAGACGGCGGCGGCGGCGACTCCGGAGGCGGCGGGCGCGGCGACGGGCGCGGCGGAGCGGGAGGCGGCGGCACCTCCGGAGGCGGCGGGCGCGGCGACGGGCGCGGCGACGGGCGCGGAGGTGCCGCCGACGCCCCGCAGCACATCCGGCGGTGCTAATGTAGGCAGTCTTCAAGAAATATATAATACTAAAGGATTAGTTGCCGATGATCATTCCCCAAGTGGTGTAACTAATTCTGCAGACTTAAATTCAGCACTATATTCTCCTATATCATTTTCTGCAGGTTCAGCATTAAGTCAGAATTATGGACAAAACATTGCACAGCCTTCAAGTGATTATTTATCACCTGGTTCTACCGCGGTAGCAGGTGGTGCCGCTAAAAAAACTAAAAAGAAGAAAATTACTAAAAAATAAATATTTCCTATTTTTTCTTTCGATAGCATAGATGGCAATAAATCCAAGAACATTAATATCAAGTTCAAATGTGGATACTTTATTGCTAAAAAGTACTCTCGCAGAATCAAGATTAACTTTCGTAAATTCCGGATCAGCTACACAAAATTGGACGACTACACCAAATCCATATATATTTGGAAAAAATATATTAACACAGCCTATATTAACAAATGGAACACCTGTGTTTTCATTATCTTCTGCCGGATATAATTTTTCTCTTTTACAAAATGATTATGTTGTCGCGCAATTTCAAGCCAATCTAAATTCAAATACTACAAATTTCAATGTAGTAGGTTCTATAAATACCGGTACTTTTTCAATTTTAAATAATTCACAAAGCCGCAAAGAAATAATTTTATCTGATCTAAATAATCGAAGTCTTCATACATTTAGTGGCATTGGCCATACCTATAAAATTACAAATTATCAAGTAGAAGGAAGAGACAATGTTCACGCTTTTTTTGCTGGCGCTGGTTCAAATTATAGTAAGGAATGGATGAGACTTCAAGAAAATAATTTAGGTAATCCACAATTAGGTATAGGTACTAATATATTTACAAGTAATGTTGCATTGGAAATTGCCGGTAATGTAAATATTCAAGGTAGTATTACTGCATCAGGGGGTTATTATGGATTTAATACTTCTGGATATGTACAATTAAATTCAAATACAGGTAGAATAAATTCAAATGTTATGCCAAATAATCTAGTATTCTTAAACTCACAGAACATAATAGATAATTCATTATTAAATACCAATTTTAGTTTTCAATATCTTAAATCTCAGAAAAATGTAGGCATAGGTGTAAAAAATCCCGTTCAAAAATTTCAAGTGCAAGGATCATCAAGTTTCTCTGATAGAATTGGTATAGGTACTTTATATCCATCAAGTAGAATTCATGCTATAGAGAATTCAGCATCTATACCGACTGTCATATTTGAAAATAATTCAGGAGGTGATATATTACAATCATATTTATCTGGTTCTCCCGCAGTATCTATATCTGGTTCTCACCCAGGTATAGGGATTGGTACTGCAAATGTTCCAAATGGTATATCATTACAAGTAATGGGCAATGCAAATTTTACAGGAAATGTAACTTGTTGTAATATAAATATGCAATACGTATCTGGCCAAAGTATTAATATAACAGATCCAAATGTGGGAGCAATATTACGCCTTGAAACACTTACAAATTCAGTAAATTTAGGATCGCTTGCACTCAGAATATCTGTGCCTTTATTTTGTAATTTATCTATATACACAGACACAATTGCGCCTATTTCATCACATGTAACAATATCGTCAGATTTATATGTAAATGGTATGATATATGCCGAATCAATTGCAAGTACATCTGATGCTAGGCTTAAAAATAAAGTAGTTCCAATAATAAATGCTCTAGATAAAATAGATTGGATCAGAGGATATACTTTTAGATATAAATATTCAAATAATAAAGGCGGTGGTGTTTTAGCACAAGAATTATTACAGATTATGCCTGAAGCCGTAAAAACTTTACCAAATGGTTTTTATTCTGTGCAATATGATGCAATAATTGGGCTTTTAATAGAAGCAATTAGAGAATTAAAAAATAAAATACAATAATAGGCGACATATTAAATGTCTATGTTTTTTGCTGATACGACTGACCAAATTACATTAGGAGTACAGGCATCAAACCAGGCTGAGGTAACTCAATTTTCTTCAACAACAAATGAAGTTTTTATGCGACTTTATACAAATAATAATAAACCAACTGATAATTTATTAACTGGTGTCGTAATTGGTTCTAGTAATTATGATAAATCCGGAGGTCTTAATAATTTATATTTAGGTATGATTACTGATACATCCAATATACAAAAATCATTTCTGATACAAAAAGATCGCGTTGGTATTAGTACAAGTAGCCCAAATGCTTTATTTCAAGTCTATGGCAGCAATGTTTATTCTAATTGGACTAATTTAGCCCGTTTTGAGGTAGTTAAGCCAGGTGCAAGTGTATTACCCGCATTTGTAATTGATTCAAATGGAAATATCGGAATGGGCACAGAAGTTGTATCCGGTAATGCAGTTACAATTAAAGGCACACTACAGGTTGATTCTTTGCAAATTGGTCCTGCTGGATCAGGAGGATCTCCTTCGCTTATTACTTCACAGGGTTTACAACCTCCTACTGGAATTACTAATTTACAATTTAATAATGCATCTATGAGTAATATTAATAATATAATTATTGGGAATTCACTATATGCCAGTAATACTATATATGCAAATAATTATGCCCCATTTAATCCTGCAAATACAATTTATTATAGTGGTGCGAATCTAAGCAATATATCTGTAATATATCCATCTCAAATTCAATTTACAAATCTCGGAACCGCTGGATCTCCCGCACTTACATTTCAATCAAATGCAAATACAGGATTATTTGAACCTGCCACAAATAATATAGCAATAAGTACAGCGGGTAATGAAGCATTACGTGTTAATTCTGTTGGAAATGTAGGTATAGGTACACAGAATCCCCAATATGCTTTAGATGTCACTGGGACAATTAATACACCATATTTGATAGGAAGTAATATTATACAAACATTTACAAATATTGCAAATTTCACATTCGTTAATGGCGCTACTGCAAGCGTGAATCCAATTCCTGCGACTGGGCAAGTAACAATGAATATTAAAATGAACGGAAATTCAACTGGATATAGTTTTACTTTAACTTTTGTAAATACTGCAACTATGACAAGAACAACTACAGGTACTCTTACAATACAATCTGGCTCGACATACACTTATGTCGCTACATTTACAGCAGGTACATATAATACAAATATTTCAATCCAAACTCCTGGAACTGGCGCCGGTAGTTCTGCTATAACTAATAATATTGTTACATTTACAGTACCAGCAATAGATAATGTAGGAGCGCCAACTATGACAGTAAGTACAACATATCCCCCATCATATAGTACTAATCATTTAATATATATTAGTGGTATACCCTATTATAGTAATAATACTCAAATTACATTTTCAGGAAACCCGAATAGTTCTTTAAATTTCACAAATTTATATAATATTGTTGATCCAACAAGCGGAAATTTATCTAAACCGGTGTTTCAAATAAATGGTACAAATACATCTTATAGTGATGCATTTAATAATATATTTACTACTTCAACAAATACTAATTATTCTCCAATATATACTACATTAAATATTTTACAAACACCTCCTTATTCGAAAATAAATATAACCGGAATTGTGTATAATTTAAATTATAATATAAATGGCATTCCAAATTATGGTGCTGCCGTAACATTAGTATCAGGAATCGCTTATTTAAATCCGAGTGATATAACTACTATTAATGAAAATACAATGAATGTAGCATCATTTGCAAATATGTCAATTAATAGTGTAACTCGTCTTACTAATGCAGATAATACAAATGCTGCAAACCCTGCTCTTGCAAATATTGCCGCATTTACCAATCAACCAACTACTATGAATAACAATGATGCATTCTATACTCCATATAGTAATGGTGGACAACTTGGTAAAATATGTCTTTTATCCGGAATATCTTCAACACTAGGTCCTAATGCCCCAACACTACCAAGTTTTACAGGTACTCATAATTTCTTTACAATTAAAATCGATGCATCTGCTGTATTAAATTCATTCGTTCTTAATTTTAATAGTTCAGCGACAATAGGTATTTTAAATGTATATGTAAATTGGGAATCTATAACTCCTTGGACTTGGTATAACGCTAAAACTGTATATACAAATACGGGAGGGTGTGCTTCTGCGACTTATAGTAAGCCGCAAATAGGTGACCGATATCCTATTACCCTACCAAGTGGTTTAGCATTAACGCAAAAAACAGTTATTTATATAAATATACAACTAGATACAAATCAATCATCGTCAATTGATTTATCTACATTTTCCATAACAAATACATAAAATATTTTATTTTATATAAAATTATCATTCATTTTTATTTATTAGAAACAAATCTATCTGATTATTAGATAATGACAACAACCATTACTCTGCAACAACTTGCTGAGGTAGATTATGTATATAAGAAATTAGTTAAAGACAAGATTAAAACAGACGGGATTTCTACAAATACTATAATTTCTCCCGATAATGAAATATACACTGCGGCAAATATTGTATCTTCTACTGAAATATGGTCAGATAGTGCAAAATTAACGCCAGGACCCGGACAACCTGGTGTACCCGCAAATGCAATAACAGTTATTGCATTAGATATTCATAATAGAACAGGTATTGACGTTGTTTCTAGTTTAATCGGAACTTCGTGGAATACAAATTATATAAATTGGGTACCTCCAAATTTTAATAGTTTATATACGCCAATTATTTCATACGGTTTAAATACTCAAAATATTACAGGTACAGTTGATCCATCTTTATATCCTTACGCATTTGATTATGCGACAGGCATTTTAACATTTATTAATAATGTACCAAACTATCTAACTATAAAAACGAATGGTTCATATAATTCGATAATAGTAAGTGGGTATTTATATACTGGATATATCGGTCTAAATAAGTTAAATGGTGATTTTAGTGCCTCAAATATTACAGGATATAAAACCTTATTTATTAATAATTTAAATACTGTAAATGGTACTAATTTTAATTTTAATTATAATAGTTTGAGCAATATTAATAATGTAATATCTTCAAATATCCAAGTTTCTAAACTAAAATCATACGCTGGTAATTCGGGCATAATAGATGTAACTTATAGTACTCTATCGAATATTAACGCATTATCAAAGGTTAATACACTCGATATTACTAACATAACTACAACTCGCACAGATTCTACAGTAAATATGGGAACTAAAAATTATACAGGTGCCAACACTTATGGTGCAAATACTGTAAATGTTGATACATTAAATTCTCAGGGGTCTTCTACTATTAGTCTAGCAGGTGCCGGTACAGTATTAACAAATTTAACAAATGTCGGTAATGTTGGAATGGGATCCGAAAGTACATTATATGTAAATAAAATTAATTCTGTAAATAATGCGCCTGCTATACATTTTAATAATCGTGATTTAACTGATATACGCAATATTGATATTACAGGTACTTTAAATGTTAATGGCGAATTTACAGTTATTAATACTTTAACTCAAAGTACAGAACAATTCAGTATACAAAATGATGGAACAGGTCCGGCCCTAACTGTAAATCAAACAAATTTATTAGCGAATGCAAACGTTGCACAATTTATGGTAAATTCTAATATTGTTCTATTTATTAATGGATATGGACAAACTGCAATAGGCTCTTTTGGAGGTACAATTCCTACTATTGCCTCTAATGCACAATTATATATAGAATCTTCATCTGGATATGGAAGCAATGAAGACGCAGTTTTTATTAAACAAGATAATTCGTTATATAATATGTTAAAAATGATAAGTTCTGATAATACATCTTGTAATGTAGTATTTTCTGGAAGTGGCAAATTAGGTATAGGTACTACTGCATCTGCACGTATTCATGTATATCATAATGATTCTGTAAATACAGAATTATTAAGATTATCATCTAGTTTATCGAATATTAATTCATTAGTTGTAGGGGCAGATGGAAGAGTTGGTATGGGCACAAATCCATCCAATACTACTACTACTACTTTAACTGTAAAAGGTGTAATTCAAGCCGATAATATTATACTTGGCGGAGGAGCTTCGGGGTCGACAAATTTGATTACAGCATATGGTATGATTGCTCCATCTGGGGCAAATAATACTTTATTATTTGGTGATGGAACAACTAATATGAGTATGGATGATATTAATATAATATATCCAAATACTGTTTCTGTAAATACAGATGGTTCTGCTGCTTCTCCCGCGTATACATTTAGAGATAATACAAATACTGGTATTTTCTCACCAGCCACAAATCAAATTGCAGTTTCTACATCGAGTACTACACAAATGTTAATTGATAGTTCTGGAAATATAGGTATTGGTACTTCAACATCTTTAAACAATAAATTAAATGTAAATGGAAGTGTTGGTATAGGTACAGATGTAACGGCTACGACAAATGGTCTTATAGTTTCCGGAAATATAGGTATTGGAATATCTACAAGTTCAACCAGATTAGATGTATCTGGTAATATAGGTATTGGTACTACATATGCAGGTATTCGGAACGCTCCTACAGATGGTGCAATTATTGCCGGAAGTGTAGGTATAGGAACATATGGCACTGGAATAAAGAATAAATTAAGTGTTGCTGGAAATGTCGGTATAGGTACAACTTATTCTGGTTATGTAGATGCTCCAACTGATGGTCTTGTTGTGAAAGGTAATGTCGGCATAGGTACATATGGCGCTTCTCTTAAAAATGCGCTTAATGTGGCCGGTTCTGTATCAATTGGCGACTATGTTACTAACAATATTGCTGCACCTAATCCAAATTCTATTATTGTATCAGGTACATTCGGTCTTGGTACAAGCAACTCGACAAATAAAGCAGACATTGCAGGTAATGTGTCTATTGGCAGTACTTATGCCGGTAAAGTCTCATCGCCTGCAAGTGGTATGACCGTCCAGGGTAATGTTGGTATAGGTACTTATGGCGCTTCTCTTGCCAATGCCCTCAATGTGGCCGGATCAGTATCTGTCGGTAGCTATGCCACTAGCAATTATGTTGCTCCTAATCCAAATTCTATGATTGTATCAGGTACCTTCGGTCTTGGTACAAGCAACTCGACAAATAAAGCAGACATTGCAGGTAATGTATCTATTGGCGCTACTTATGCCGGTCAAGTCTTATCTCCAGTAAGCGGTATGACTGTCCAGGGTAATGTAGGTATTGGTACATATGGTTCTTCTCTATCTAATGCTCTTAATGTATCCGGTTCTGTATCAATTGGTGATTATGTTACTAACAATATCGCTGCGCCTAATCCAAATTCTATTATTGTATCAGGTACATTCGGTCTTGGTACAAGCAACTCGACAAATAAAGCAGACATTGCAGGTAATGTGTCTATTGGCGCCACTTATGCCGGTAAAGTCTCATCGCCTGCAAGTGGTATGACCGTCCAGGGTAATGTTGGTATAGGTACTTATGGCGCTTCTCTTGCCAATGCACTTAATGTTGCCGGATCGGTATCTGTAGGTAGTTATGCCACTAGCAATTACGTTGCTCCTAATCCAAATTCTATGATTGTATCAGGTACCTTCGGTCTTGGCACAAGCAACTCAACAAATAAAGCAGATATTGCAGGTAATGTATCTATTGGTGCTACTTATGCCGGTCAAGTCTTATCTCCAGCAAGTGGTATGACCGTTCAGGGTAATGTAGGTATTGGTACATATGGTTCTTCTCTATCTAATGCTCTTAACGTATCTGGTTCTGTATCAATTGGTGATTATGTTACTAACAATATCGCTGCGCCTAATCCAAATTCTATGATTGTATCGGGTACATTTGGTCTTGGTACAAGCAACTCGACAAATAAAGCAGACATTGCAGGTAATGTGTCTATTGGTGCCACTTATGCCGGCAAAGTCTCATCGCCGGCAAGCGGTATGACTGTCCAGGGTAATGTTGGTATCGGTACATATGGTCCTTCTCTTGCCAATGCACTTAATGTGGCCGGATCAGTATCTGTAGGTAGTTATGCCAATAGCAATTACGTTGCTCCTAATCCAAATTCTATGATTGTATCAGGTACCTTCGGTCTTGGCACAAGCAACTCAACAAATAAAGCAGACATTGCAGGTAATGTATCTATTGGTGCTACTTATGCTGGTCAAGTCTTATCTCCAGCAAGTGGTATGACCGTTCAGGGTAATGTAGGTATTGGTACATATGGTTCTTCTCTATCTAATGCTCTTAATGTATCTGGTTCTGTATCAATTGGCGACTATGTTACTAATAATATTGCTGCGCCTAATCCAAATTCTATGATTGTATCAGGTACATTTGGTCTTGGTACAAGCAATTCAACTAATAAAGCAGACATTGCAGGTAATGTGTCTATTGGCGCCACTTATGCTGGTAAAGTCTCATCGCCGGCAAGTGGTATGACCGTCCAGGGTAATGTTGGTATCGGTACATATGGTCCTTCTCTTGCCAATGCACTTAATGTGGCCGGTTCTGTATCAATTGGTGACTATGTTACTAACAATATTGCTGCCCCTAATCCAAATTCTATGATTGTATCAGGTACCTTCGGTCTTGGTACAAGTAATTCAACAAATAAAGCAGATATTGCAGGT